ATTAATACTAAAAATGATACGAGCAGCAAATTCTGAAGATTTTGTTGATTTTAAAGAAAACTTTGATGAAGTAATGATCGATAAAATGGATGATTACTTTGAAGATCGATCAGAGAAGATGTTTCAAGAAACTAGAGGGAAAACTTTATTAGAAAGATTACTTTCAGATCCGCAAGTTGATTTACAAATTGTATTGAAAGAAATTATTAAAAGAATCCCAGATGATCTCAAAAAATTAAAAACAATTAAAGATTCAGCTAAAGCTCTATTAAAAAAAGAATATTTAACAAGAGATGATATAATAACAAATATACTCGATCCATTAATGTTATCTCGTAGTACAGCTAATACAATGGCAATTGATATTAATAATATTTTAAAGAATTTAAAAAGATCACAGAAACAACAAGGAATATAAAATAATGAATAATTTATTTCCTCTCTTCGAAATGGCTTGTGATATTGAACAAGACATTATTACCGAAGAAAAATCTGGTATTAAAAATATCTATTTAAAAGGGATATATTCACAAGGGGATATTAAAAATAATAATAATCGATCTTATCCAACTTCTGTTTTAGAAAGAGAAATTAAAAAGCTTCAACCTAAAATTTCTTCTGGAATTGGATACGGAGAATTCGGACATCCAAAAACTATTGAAGAAATAAAAGAAATTAATCCTTCAAATGTTTCTCATAGGATCGTTGAAATTAAAAAAAATAAAAACGAATTTCTGGGTAAATCGGTTTTAATTCCCGAAGGTCTCGGAAAAATGGCTATTCAAATGGTTGAAACAGGAGGAAAGTTAGCTATTTCTTCAAGAGGATTAGGATCAGTAAATCGTAAAACTGGAATTGTTGAAAGTAATTATAGAATGATTACGTACGATCTCTGTTTTGATCCTGGTATGCCAAAAGCACAACAAACTGCAATTATGGAATCGAAAGATTTCTTTTTAGGAGAAAGATATTTTACAGAAGAAGAATGGAAAGTAATAGAAAAAAATAGATCACGAATACTAGAAACAGCGTTTTTTAGAACTGATTTACTTTCTGGATTATTAAAAATTCGTGATTCGATTTAAAATATTTAAATTTATAAATAATATAAAGAAGTAATTGTAATATTAAAATATCATTTTAAAATTAAAGGGAATCAAATATAATGGACAAAATCAAAATATTATTGGAAGAGCTTTCCAAAGATAAACCAGAAATTTTTGATAAAGATTTTTCTGATAAACTTTTTAAAGTAATTGAAGAAGTAGTCGAAGCTAAAGTAGAAGAAAAATATTCCAAAAAACTCGACGAAGAACTTTCCGAAGCAAAAACAAAGCTTGAGAAAGATTTGAGAACTCAAATTTCTGAAGAAACTAAAATTCAGATGAAAGAAGATCTTGATAAATTAGTTAATACCCTTGATATTTTCTGTGAAGAAGCTTTTAAGGAATTTTCAGAGGAACATTCTGAAAAAATTGATGAATCAATTAAATCTAATGTTTCTTTAGATGTCGTTGAAAAACTTCGTGATGTTCTCGAAGAACATGGAATTAAATCTAATGAAACTCAGGTTAACGAAGAAGAATGGCAAGAAAAAGTTGATGCTTTAAACAGAACTATTGCTAATCTTACTCAAGAACTTTCTGAATCAAATCGTTCTAATGTCGCAAAAGAAGCCGTTGAAATCGTTGAAAGGCTTACTGATGATTTAACTCTTGAACAAAAATCGAGAGTAACAAGACTTATTGAAGATTATGAAATCGATGATCTTGAACTATTTGAAAAGAAAGTTAAAAGTTTAATTAATCTTCTTGGATTATCTGAACAAGACGATGAAGATGAAGATGAAGAAGATGAAGATGAAGATAAAAACGGAAAGAAGAAAAAAGACAGAGAAAAGGTAAAAGAAGACTTTCTTAGAAATTCCGAAGAAAAAGAAGATAATAAGAACGTTTTAACTGAAAAAATTCCAGCTTTTACTGGAGTTACTAGCGGTCCTAATCTAATGTCTAGAGTTAAACTTAATTTAGCCAAAAAACTGTATGAAGAAAAATAATAATGATCATCATCTAAAAAAATTAAAATTATAAATAGTAATGTACTATGAAATATTGAACTTACAAATAAGGATTATAAAAAATGCAAAAAGATAAAAATTTGAAAGATGTAATCATAGATTCTTATATTGAAAGTCTTTCCGAAGATAAATTATTTTCTAATGAACGAATAAAGGAAACTACTCGTATTATTCTTGAGAATCAATTTAATGATTTCGTCGAAACTACAAAAATTAGTCCGAATAGAATCGCTGCACAATTAGTAGACAAAGAAGTTCTTGAATCTGCTGGTTTAACTGAAGTAGCTTCTTCGTATAGTTCTCAAGGAACTGAAGCGGCAGCCGGAGATATTGCACGATTCGGAGAAATTTATATGCCTATTGCAGCTAAAGTTATTCCGAGTCTCGTTATTAATAATATGGTCGGTGTACAACCGATGACTCAACCGAACGGCTTTGTATATGCAATGAGAGCTTTCTATGGAACAGGACCTTACGATTCAACTTCAGATCGTCAGGGAGCAAAATATCCGGGTTCGTCTGCTGCTATTGGCGATACTCAAATTATTAAAGTTGCTTCAGCTACAGGAATTTCAAAAGGTTCTTATCTTATTGATTCGGGAGATGCAGTAGAAGCTCTTGTACTTCATATTGAAGATACGCTGATTGTAGTAAAGCATCTTAAAGCTTCAGTATTCGCCGTTTCTGACTCAATTGAAATTCAATCGGCTGCCGATCAAACTTATTCCGGTGAAGATACAACCATTTCAGCAGTTTATACAAATGAAATAGCACAATCTCAAGGATTGTTTAAATATTATTCTGGATATTCTGGAACTTCTGCTTATACAACCGATCAAGGTATGTATGCAACTGATGTTGGTCAAGTAAATATCAAAATTGAAAGATCTACAGTAGAAGCTAAGACTCGTCAGCTCTTCGCTGAATATCCAATTGAAGCAGAACAAGATTTAAGAGCGATTCATAAACGTGATCTTCGGGCTGAACTTTCTGAACTTACTGCTGGAACAATTGTAAATGAAATAGCAAAAGAATTTATTGACGAAATTGATGCAGGTGCTGATTCCGGTGGATCAACTACCGTTTCTTATGCTTCAGACCTCGATGGAAGATGGGAATCTGAAAAATTCCGTTCACTTTTTACTCGTCTTGTAAAGCTTTCTAATGATATTGCTATTGATACTCGTCTTGGACCGGGTAATTTTATTATTGCTTCTTCTGGAGTAACAACTGCTCTTTCTCAGTTAGATGGATTTAGTGCACATCCTCTTCCAAATCAAGCTACTTTTAATAATATTTCTAAAATAGGAGCTGATTGGTATGTGGGTAATATCGCAGGTATGTTCGATGTATATCGTGATATTTGGGCAACAACTGAATATGCAGTAGTTGGACGTAAAGGACCTAATGAATGGGACGCTGGAGTATTTTTCTTGCCTTATGTTCCTCTTCAGTTCTTTGCAGGAGTTACTCAAGAGAATTTACAGCCTAAGATGAAATTCATGAGCCGTTATGGAAAAATTGGACACATCTTGAGAACCAACAACGACGTTGCTGACTCTCGTTATTATAGAAAACTCACAGTTTCTGATATGTGGCCGGTTGCATAAAATAAAGATTGAAATTGAACAAATTAATAATCCCAGGAAACTTCTGGGATTATTTTTGTTTTAAATTATATATATTAAGGTAAAGATAAACTTCATGACAAAATAAGGAAAGAAAATTGTTTATAAGAGAATTTAAAGGGCTTCTTAAAGAAAAATATAATAAAGATATATCCAATTTTAATAATAAATCTTTAATAAATATTATTCGGCATCAAGGAATTTCAAACCTTTTATTTAAAGAAATAGAGGTTAATAATATAGGGGAAGGTTTATATTGTATTTTAAACGAGATTAAAGAAAAACCTAAATGTTTTTGTGGAAAAGAACTAAAATATATTAATTTTTCAAAAGGATATAGAGAATTTTGTTCTTTAAAATGTAAAACAAAAGGTGTTAGAAATAGAACTGTTCAAACCTGTCTTAAAAAATATGGAACAACTACTCCATTATCAAATAAAAAGATACGACAAAAAAGCATTAATACCTGGATGAAAAAATATGGGGTTAATAATCCTTCTAAATCAAAAGAAATTATTCAAAAACTTCAAAAAAAATCAAAAAATACTTTAAAAAAAGAATTTTATAATTCATTATTCGACGAGAGATTAAATAAAAAAATTAAACCATTATTTAAATTTGAAGAATATGAAGACGTAAAAAAAGAATATTTCTGGGAATGTTTACAATGTAATAATAAATTTTATAGTAATATCATATCAGGAAAAATACCAAGATGTCCAAAATGTTTTCCGAGAGATTCATCTTTTTTAGAAAAAGAAATTATAAACTTTATTATTTCTATAATTGGAACCGAAAAAATTAAAATTAATGATCGATCTTTTATATATCCTTATGAATTAGATACAGTAATTCCTTCTAAGAAGATAGCTATAGAATTCAATGGATTATATAGTCATTCCGAATTAAGCGGAAAAGATAGAAACTATCATTTGAATAAAACCGAAAAGTGTAAGGAAAAAGGCTATCAATTGATACAAATCTTTGAAGACGAATGGCTAGACAAACAAGAAATAGTTAAAAGTATTTTAAAAGCTAAATTAGATTTATTTGACAGAAGAATTTATGCAAGAAAATGTATAATTAAAGAAGTAAGTAATAAAAAATCCCGGGATTTTCTTGAAAAAAATCATATCCAAGGACCAATTAATTCTTCCATAAACTATGGACTTTATTATGAAGAAGAATTAATATCTTTAGTTTGTTTTTCTAAATCCAGATTCTCTAAAAATTATGATTATGAATTATTAAGATTTTGTACTTCTTTAAATATTCAAGTAATAGGAGGATTTTCTAAACTCTTAAAATATTTTCAAAAAGTTAAACCAGAAGCAAACTTGATTTCATATTGTGATATTAGATACTCAAACGGCCAAGGATATTTAAATTCTGGATGGAAACTTTTATATCAATCAAAACCAAATTATTGGTATTTTAATCAAAATCGAATTTTAGAATCAAGAATGAAATATCAAAAACACAAAATACCAAATGTAAATTTAAGCTTGACCGAATGGGAAAATATGCAGTTAAATGGATATGATAGAATATGGGATTGTGGGAACTTGGTTTTTTGTTTTTATAAATAATTAAAAGAAGTTTTATTCAGTTGAGGGGTAAGGTTTTTCTTCTCCTTTACTTACCCCTTCTTCTGATATTAAATAAAAAGGAAATATTATGGAATTTATATTTACAAGATTAAGACCAAATATAAAATCATCAATGACTTTTTCTGATTATAGACCTCATAGATATATAACTTTTATTCCTGGTGAATGGAAGAAAGTACATCCTTCCGTTTTTCAGAATAATAAAAAATATTTAGAATTAAAAAGAAAAACTGAATCTATATTAAAAACCGAAGAAAGAGAAGATTCTGAAGCATCCGAAGAATTAATCGAAATTCTTACCGATAAAGCTCCAGATGCTCTCGAAGTAGAAATTGAAGAAATGGACGGAGAAGTTGAACCGGAAAAAGCTTGGACAATTGAGGATATGCCTCCCGGATTATCTTATTATAAACAACGCAAATGGAAGAAAGAAAAAGGACTTTTATAATGTCTAAAGCAAATCCAACAAATTTATCTGAATTAAAAGATTATATAAAAGCTAAACTCGGTTATCCTATAGTTTCAATTGAAATTGATGACGATCAGTTAAATATTGTTATAGCTGATACTTTAGAAAAATTTTATGAATATAATTATGATGGATCTGAAGAAAAATTTATTGAAATAACAATTGAAGCAACTTCTGTTTCGAATGGAGAATATGTTTTTGATGGAAGTACAGACCCGGATAATATTATTGCTATTAAAAAGGTTTGGGGATATGATACAATTGTCGAAGCATCATTAAGAGGAACTACTGAATCCTTTTATCAAATTATGAAAAATAAAGAATATAAATTTGATTATAATCCCTATAATAATACTCTTCGAATATTCGATCAATTAGATACAGATAGAAAATTTTTAATTGCATATTTAGTTCCTATAAATGCAGAATCTAATCCTTCTGTATATAATGATAAAACAGTTAAACAATATGCAACAGCACTAGCTAAAGTACAATGGGGAACAAATTTAGGAAAATACGGATCAGTAATTCTTCCTGGAGATATGGAATTAAAGGGAGATGATATATTAACTGAAGGTAAAGAAGAGCTTGAAAGAGCAGAAGAATCAATGGATAGTCATTCGTTCCCTGCTTTACCTATAATAGCTTAAAAAAATTATAAGGAAAAAATATGAAATATAGAGAAATTTTAGAAGTTAAAAAAGAGAAAAAAGATGTCCAGTATTTTTTCGATGAATTAGGAGATCTGGATGATACCCGGGCGCTAGGATTTTATGGGATTTTAAAAGATAATACATACTATCTTTTGAGTTCTGATAGTGAAAATCCATCTATTTTTCAGAAAGCTACCCCAAAAGATCAAAAAAGATTAAAAATGCATTTTAAAAAGAAATTAATGCGTTTTGTCGATAAGAAAGAATTTCAAACTGCATTAGCGGGGGAATTTCATGGAAAAACTATAAAGATTGAAGATAAAACCCGTGGTTGGTCAGAAGGAGAATAAATATTATTCTTTACCAATAATGATATAAGGAATAAAAGTAATGACTAAACCTGCAAACGCTTCGAAATGGTTTTCTTTCAATACTGATCATTTAGTTGATTATCAGAAAGCTTGTTTCGGAGAAGCAGTAAATCTTTTTGGCTGGAATTGTAAATATCTTCCAATAGAATTTGTAGAAGGGGATATTAATTGGGTATTCGGAGAAATTCCAAAGATCAAATATACTCAAGCTTTTGACTTAAGAATTCATATTGTTGGATATAAAGAATTATATGAAGCAATCGGTGATTACACTAAATTCGGTATGTTATTAATGCCAGAAGGTTTAAAAGCTACCGTAGGAAAAGATGATTATAGAAGTATCGTAATTGATGGATCTGGAAATTTTATAAATCCACATCCGGGAGATCTGATTATGTTTAGAATTCATAAAGATGACATAATCTTAGAAGTTACTGATGTTGGATTAATGTTTGATTCATATTACGATTTAGATCTTAAATTATATAACTATGATGCTCTTACTACTATTAGTACTGATACTCCAGCAGATAATATTGATATTCCAGAAGATTTTCCATCTGATAATAATAATGAAAAGATAGAAGAGCAAAATGAACAATATCAGGATCACACAAAACGACATCAAACCTGGGGAGCTTATTAATGGGAAGATTTAAAGAATTATTAGAAGCAAAAGTTCCAAATGCTAAAACAATTGCTCAAAAAATTGTAAAAGAATTGAAAGGACCAGGATTTGGAATGACCGAAGCAGGAGGAAACGGACGAGCAATAGTAAAAGGATCAAATTTTCAAGTTTGGAATTCATATTATTATGATCGAAATAAGCAGCTAGCTAATCTTTATGACGGATGGAATCCTAAAGGAAAAAATCCTTATTATGCAAATTACTTTGGTGAAAAATATAATGTAGATTTTAAAATAGTAAAAGACGGAGAAAAAGATGAAGTAAAAAGAGATCTTTCTTGGGTATGGATAGAAATTAAAGTGATTCCAAAAGGAGAATAATGGCATATTATCATTTTAAAATTTTGGAAAAAATCACCAGCGGAATATTAGATCTTTTTAATGAAATATATATTAAAAAATGGAAATGGATCGGAGGGAGTTCTCAGTGGGAACTTCAAGATCATTTAGTTCCTATTGAAATAGCTACAAAAGGTAGAATTATTCGAGAATATGAAAATATTAAATCTGGAACCATTCGAACCGGGGGAGCAGTAAAAAGACAAGCTAATATTCCTAGAATGGCTTTAATGCTTATAGATTTGAATTCAAAAGTTGAATTTAAAAATAGTTCTTTAAATCTAGTTAAAGGAGCTACAGCAAATGAATTAGGAATTTTGAAATATGTTCAAGCTCCCTTATGGTTACAAGGATCTTATGAATTATCAATTATCACTAGAACTCTGGATGAAATGAGTCAGATCATAGAACAGATATTACCTAGATTCAATCCTCATTTTCCTATAAATGTTCGTATAATTCCAGAAATTGATTTAACAGTTTCTCTACCAATTACAGTTGAAGCAGCCGTTCCCTTTGAAATTGAAGAAGACTTAGATAAAGAATCAATTAGATTTATCCAAGCAACTTTACAAGTTTTGGCTCCAATGCCAATATTTTCTCCATTAACAGAGGGGAAAATTATAAAAAAGATAATATCAAGTTTTGGTACACTAAATGCAGATGGAACTTACGCTTTACAAGAAATATTTAATGATTTTGCTTTCGATGGAGGGGCTGGAGCAGTTGAAACCTATACTTCAGAAGCAACTTTTGAATGGGATACAGATATTGATGCTTCTGGAGCAATAGCTGAAGCAATATTATCAGAAACAACATTTACAATAAACGCATAAAAGAGGACAAAAAATGAAATTTTCAGAAATAATAAACGAAGAAACTCCTAAAAATATTGAAAATACTCAACTGTTAGCTGATATTGCAAAAAATGTTGGTGACTTGAAAGCAATATTAAAGGACGTAGATGATCCAATGGAGTATTTTAAAAATATGAAATTAAAAGAAGGCAAAGTGTTTCTTAAGAAATTAAGAGCTCTTGTTGACCATTTAATGAAAATATAAAGGGAATAAATTATGGCTCAAGCAGAAAGTTGGACATTAGAAGGATGGAAGAAAATTCTAGATCAGTTCTTTAAAATTTCAGGAACAGATTCAGAAGATCTAGAACTTATCTTTTTTTCCAATAATTTTACTCCAACAGTAAATACACAAAACTCAGACTTAACTGTAATAAATGATAATGGATTAGAAAATCAAGATCTTGTCAGAGCAACCTGGCAATCAGCTGATGATGATGGAAATGATATTGTTTATAGTGATTATGATACAAATCCTATAGTTCTTAATATTACAGGTACTCAAAATTGTTATGGATGGGCAATTAGAGGGAAAACAAGTAATGTAATTTATTATGCTAAAAATCATGGATTAAAATCATTAGAAAATAGTGACACCGTCACAATGAATAATTTTAATATGAGAATTAAAATCGTCCCATCATAAACAAAAAAGGAATTAAAAAATGAGTAAATTTATTAAAGAATTTTTAGAAGATTATATAACAGTAACTACAGAAAAACGCCTTGCAAACGCTCGAGCTGGATTTGATCAAGAAATAAATGAACCAGAACTCTTCGAAGAAATGATTAAAGCTAAGGGGCAATTAGAAAAAGCAATGGAAAGACTTTTTGAGGTTGATATTACTCTAACCGAAGGAAAAGGGCTTCTTGGTCGTTATTCAATGAGTTTTACTGGGACTGTTAACCTAAAAGGATTACCAAAATTATTTTCCGGTATTATGAAAAAAGCCAAAATCAGTCTTAGTACTAGTACTGGAAATCCATTTTCGAAAACTCCAGATATTATTTATCTAGATGTAGAAGATAATCAAGGAAGACAAATAATTGGCGCTAAACCCGTCGGATATACAAGATATAATCTAAAAACTAAGAAATGGCTTATGAAGAAAGAAAGATTTTAATTAATATGAACCGATTCAGAAAAATATATCTTAGAGAAAAAAGATCTCATCCTGATATAAATAAAAAAATATCTGGATATGAAGCTTTATTGCCGTATAAAAATGATCCAGATATTTATATTTCTTATACTTCTCTCAAAAAAATCGGTATAAATCCGAGTTCAAAATATAATACCCCGATTGGAATTTATACTTATCCATTAAAAGAAATATTTCCTATGATAGCAAAAGCTGCAGATTCAGGAAACGTTCCTTTTGGTGGAAATAATCCTTATATTTGGATTTTAAGATCTAAAAATAAAAAAATTTTTGTAAAAGATGTATATAAATATTCTTCAAAAGATTATAATAGAGACATAAAAAAGATAAAAAAATTATATAGTAATCTTAAATTTGTAAAGTACAATAACATAGATTCATTAATAAAGTATAGTATAGAAGAAGTTGATTTTAAATCTCCTTTTAGAATATTCTGGAATATTACAAGAAATCTAAGTTCAGCTATTAATCCAGGAAATGCAAATAAAACTTGGAACTCTGTTCTTAGAAAATTAGGATATACTGGATTCGCTGATAAATCGGGATGGGGTTTTATTCATGAAGCTGAACGAATTCAAGCTGTATTTCTATCAAAAGATGCTTTTACTATCGAAGAAATGATTAATAATATTCCTTAAAAATACTAATATAATTTACCATCCAATAAACGGAATTATAAAATAAAATTATGAAAAAATTTTCAACAATACTAAATGAAAAACTAGTAAAATGGACTAATATTTCTGAAAAAGAATATTTTAAGATTTATAATAAATATGAAAAATTATTAACAGTTTTCAGTTCATTTACAAACAAAACTCCAGGGGGAAGTTCGAGTCCGGGAAATTCAATGACTGAATGGGGATTTAGTAATGAAGATGATCCTTTGTTAAAATGGGTATCTACTCCTTCTCCAAAGAATCCAGAAGAACTACTTTATTCTTTTTATGTAAATAAAAAACAATTAAAGAAGATAAAATGAAAATAGATAAAATAAATCAAAAGCTTGGGATAAAACAAACAGAAGAAGCTACAGATTTAACTGAAATTGAAAAGGAAGATGAATTAATTCCTTACACAGAAAATCCAGAGTTAATAAAAGATATTGATCAATATAAGGAAGAAAGAGCTCAAAATATTGAAGTCTTAAAAGAAGCTAGAGATCAAATAGCAAGAGTTATAACTGATTTAGGAGCAAAATTCTCTTTTCCTATTACAGAGGACGGAAAAATAATAAAGATAGGAAATAAAGACCTCGAAGCTTTTGCAAAAGTTGTAAAATCTTTAGCAACTATTACTGATACTTTAGATAAAATTTCAGATCCGCAAAAGGTTGAAGGATATATTGACCCCCCTCAGAAAGAAGAAAAAGGTCCAGAAAATGTAACAAATATTCAAAATAATTTTATGCTAAATCCAAATCAATTATTAGATATGATAGATTCTTCTATAAAAAAGGCTAATAACGGTGATAATTAATGCCAAGAAAAATAGAAAAAGCTCCCGAAATAGAATACACGAACGTTCCATATAGTTTTCTAGGTTTCTCTGGAATAAAACCTCCAGGAACAAATATTGATTATACTCCAGAAATGATAAAAGAATTCGTAAAATGTTCTCAAGATCCTCTTTATTTTATTACAAATTATTACTATATAGTAGAATTAGATAAAGGATTAACAAAGATAAATTTATGGGATTTTCAATATGATTTCATCGATCATTTACATAATAATAGATTTTCAATTATATTAGCATCTCGTCAAGTTGGAAAATCTATTATCTCGGTTGGATATATTTTATGGTATATTTTATTTCATCCTTATAAATATGTTGCAGTCCTTTCTAAAAAGGCAAAAGATGCTTCGGATATAATGAAAAAATTAAAACGTTCTTATGAAAGCATTCCTCAATGGTTACAGCAAAATGTAGCTGGATGGGCTCAAACTTCTATTACATTAGAAAACGGATCAGAAGTTACCTCTCAAGCTACAACAGAAACAGCAGGAAGATCTGCAAGTGCTAATATATTATTTTTAGACGAATTTGCTTTTGTTCCTCAAAACATAGCAACCGATTTTTATAAATCAGCTTATCCTATTATTTCAAATTCAAAAGAATCAAAAGTCATTATTTGTTCTACCCCAAACGGCCATAATCATTTTTTTATGATGCTTGATAAAGCTAGGAAGGGAGAAAACGCTTATAAAGATTTTGTAATCCATTGGACTCAGGTTCCTGGAAGGGACGAAGAATGGAAAAAAGAAACAATTGCTAATTTAGCAATCAATCCGCATATTGACGATGCTAATTCTACTTTTGCACAAGAATATGATCTCAGTTTTGAAAATTCTGATAAAAAAATACTAATCGGCCCAGGTATACAAAGAAGAATTGCTAATCATATTTCTAATAATGTTAAAGAAATACAATCCTCTATTGCAGAGTTAAAGGAAATGGATCATTTAACAATTTTTGAAGACCCAGATCCAGGATTTGGTTATTATATTTCTGCTGATGTTGCAGAAGGAATCGGAAAAAATTATAGTGTTGCTCATGTACTTAAACTTCTCCCGGAAGGATATAAGCAAGTTGCAATATATAGAAATAATTCTATAATTCCTGTAGCATTTTCTTATGTAATTGAAACAATAAGTAAAGCATATAATAATGCTTCAATTTTAATAGAAAACAGAAATCCTGGAAATTCAACTTTAGATCATTTATTTTATATGATCGAATCTCAAAATGTAATACATTCTTCTTTCAAGAAAAAAGACGAATTGGGAATTAAAACTACTAAAAAAAATAGAGACAAAGGTATTACAAAATTAAAAGAATATCTTGAATATGAAATTTTAGAAATCAATGATTTTATTACTTTTGGAGAAATAACAAATTTTGTAAGAAATAAATTTGGTAAATTTAAAGCTGAATCTGGATGCGATGATACTGTTATGGCATTAGTATTATTTTGTTATTGGACAACAAGAGAGGAATTTGAAGGATTTGGATCTGACGAAATTTTAAGAAAGACTAGACAAAAAATCGAAAAAGATAATCCATATTTATTAGATTTAAATAAGATAAATAAGTTAGAATCAGAAAAAGGAGGAATTACTGTAGTAAATAATTTGGATTATGTAACTTATCTTAATCTTAAAAGAAAAAAATAATTTCTAATAAAAATGAAATTTATAAATATAGATATAAAAAGGTAAATAATCTTTTAAAGAAGAAAAGATTTAAATCAAAAATAAATTAAGGAAAATATAAATGGCGATACGTCCTAATTATCCTGCAGTAAAATTTGAGGAAAGAGATTTTACATTAAGTATTACTCCTACTGTATCATCTATTGGAGCCATGGTTGGAAGATTTCAAAGAGGACCAATTGGGAAAGCTACTCTTATTTCTAATAAAGCTGAATTAATTGAAATTTTTGGTTTACCAACTACAGCTCTTGATAATTTAGCAGATTGGTATACAGTTAAGAACTTTTTAAATTATACAAGTGGAATATTAGTTCTAAGAGTAGCAGATTCAACTGCAATGAATGCCGGAAAAACTTTTAACGACGGTTCTGCTAGTGCTATTGACGCTTTTGCTCAAATTCCCGATGGATATGACATGAGTGGAGTTTCAGATATTACTAATTCTGGAATTAATATTGTAGCAAAATATCCGGGAACCTATGGAAATAATATTTCCGTTTCTCTTGTTTTCGAAGATGATTTAAGAATGGGTCTTACTGATTCTGGATCAGCTCCCGAATGGGATGGAAAATATTATGATAAAAGAGTTCAATTTACAATAGATTCAGCTTCTGGAGCAGCTGTTGGAGAATATGTAATTACAGAATATTATAACGATACTACAAAACAAAAATCTTATACTGTTGGATTAGTTTTAGCAGTAGATGAAGCTGGATCAACAAAAACTATAGACATTGCTTTTAATGGAGATGATCCTCCCACCCCGGGAAGTTCAGATACATATAAATTAAATAATGGACAAAGTTGGGATGATTCAGGGGCAGTTACTATTAGTAATTCAGGTTCAGTTACAGTATTAAATTTCAATACTATAATGAATTATTTTAACGAAGAACTCGACACAGATCAATATGCAATTGTTGTATTTGAAGATGATAAAGACGGAAATGCTCAATTTAAAGAAAAACATATAGTTTCTCTTACATCAACAGATAAAGATTTCAATGGCAGATCAATATATATTGAAGATTGGTTAGAACAAAATTCTGCTTATATTTCAGCTGTCTATAATGATGATTCTAATACAGCCAATGGATCAGTTGGAACAGCAACTAAATTAGCTGGAGGCCTCGATGGTTCTGCATTAACAGCCGGAGATATTATTCTTGCAATGGATCCTGTTTATAGAGATAAGCAATTAGAATTTGGATATTTAATAGACGGAGCTTGGGCTGGTAATGTAACAGTAATGAATAATATAATTTCAATCGTTGAACAAAGATTAGATAATTTTGCTATACTATCATGCGGAACGGGAGTTTCTGTTTCTTCTGACGCTGATTTTAAATCAGATGTTCAAACGATGAGGGAATCATTAAGTGATTCTTCTTATTATCATTTTACAGGAAAATTTAAAATTCAATTTGATCCTTATACAGGAAAGAATTTCAATTGCCCTATTTCTGGAGATATAGCAGGAATATTTGCTCGAACAGATATTTTAGGTGAAATATGGCTTCCCCCTGCTGGATATAATTATGGAGAAATCCAAAATATAGTAAAATTACCAATAAATGAATCAAAAACAACTCAGGGAATATTCTATAAAAAACAAATTAATCTTGTTATTCAAGATAAAAAGTTTGGCGGATATTTCCTTATGTCACAAAAAACAGGAACAGGACGTCCAACTGCATTTTCTGATGTAAATATAAGAAAACTATTTACATATACAGAAAACAATATATTAAATTTTTTAAAAACATATTTATGGGAATTTAATGATACGATAACAAGAGAAATTATATCTTCGAGAATAAATAATTTTCTTGCTACTATTCAAGCAAAAGAAGGAATCGTTGAATATTCTGTAATTTGTGACGAAACAAATAATACTGATGATATAATCGCATCAAATATTTTGATAGTAGATATTCTTATTAAACCTTCAAAAGCTATTCATAATATTCATATAAGATTTACTGCAACTAATAAAGATGCGACAGCTTTAGAATTGAATGCATAACAAAAAGGAATTAATATAAATGGCAACAATACCTCCTTACCCAGGTGTAAGTTATGAAGAACAAGATTCCCCTGCTGTTATTGATCAAATTGTAGGTTCTATTCCAGCATTTGTTGGGAGATTTGAAAAAGGACCAATTAATAAACCAACGTTGATTAAAGATGAAATTGAATTTAGAAAAATTTTCGGGGATCCTGTTATAAGTGGAAATATTAATACTCTTAAAAGTTGGTTTTCTGTAGCTAATTTCTTTGCATACTCTGCAAATGCTTATATAACAAGAATCGAGACATCGAGTGCAAGAAATGCATGTAAATCTTTTTCTTCAACTGCTTCTGATAATACAGATATATCCGTAAAAGACGGAACAGATTATGATACTGTAGCAAATGCTAATTCTGGAGAATTAACAATATTTGCAAAAAATCCAGGATCATGGGGAAATGGTGCATCGGGTGGAATCTCTGTCGCTTTTTATGTAGCAGGAACAAATGATACAATAGAAAACGCCGGAGGTGAAAATTCAAATTGGCACCCATACGTATGGGGTGAAGATCCAACAGATACAGACTTTCAAATTTTTTCAGAGTTTCCAATAGATGGTGAAATTGCAATTATAGTTTATTGGAATGACAATATAGTAGAAAATTTCATTTGTCATTTAACTCCCGATACATTAAATAGTTCAGGACAAAATTATTATATCGGAGAATATCTTAAAGAAAGATCTAGATATATTTCTGCTTATATAAACGGAAATCTCGGAACTTTGACGTCAAAAACAAAAACGAATCTTGCTTCAGGAACTCTTGAAAACGCTGCTATTAATGAATCTAATAACGCTAGTCTTATAACAGCTGGATTCGACCTTTATGCAAACAGAGATGAATTTTCTATCGGATTTCTAGTAGACGGAGAATATAATTTTAAAGCTGTTCATGAGAAAATAGCTTCTTTAGCATATTCTAGAGGGGACTGCTTTGCTATTGGAGGAGCAGATACATCAACGATACAGAATAAAACAGCAGCTATAGCAACAAGCGACCTCATCCTTTATAAACAGAATTTGTCTATTACTGGAGCAGCTCAGACCTATTTTGGATTTTATGGACAAATTAAAAAGATGTATAATAAATTTACAGACAAATATCTTTGGATATCCTGTAGTTCTGATGTTGCTGGATTAATGGCTAAAACGGATTCAGAAGCTTGGCCGTGGTTTGCAACAGCTGGAGCTGACAGAGGAATTCTTCTTAATGTAACAGCTCTCGGATTTTATCCTACTGATGCTCAAATAAGTCAACTTTATATAAAGAATATTAATACAATTATATTCGATCCTGGATTTGGAAATTTAATTAATGGAAACAGAACTTTAAAACCAACTTCCTCTGCTTTTAGAGATATTAATATTCGTAGATTGTTTACATATTTAGAAACAAATATTGTTGATCAAGGAAAATATTATCTTTTTCAATTAAATAATGAAACAACAAGATCTAAATTTAGAACTTCTGTTGAAAACTTTTTAGGAACAGTTCAAGCAAATAGAGGAATTATTACTTATCGAGTTATTTGTGATGAAAATAATAATACACCAACAGATATTGATAATAATTTATTAAATCTTGATATAGTCGTTCAACCGAGCAGAGCTATTGGAAATATAGTAGTTAGATTTACAGCAGTTGCACAAGATGTTAATTTCTCAGAATTAATTTAAACATTTATAAATATATAAAAAAACAAGGAAACAAAATGGCTGAATATAAAAGTATCATTGAAAAAATGGCAACTTTTGAAAACTTTACAGCATCAAATCGGTTTGAAGCAATAATTGAATTCCCTACTATAGTTGGAATTAATCCGAAAGAAGCTGAAAAAGTAAAACTATTACTTAAAGCTGCAACAATTCCAACAGAAACCATTGAAGAAATTCCAATTAAATATATGGGACATACCTTCAAAGTTGCAGGGGATCGAGTATATGAAGATTGGACTTCTACGATTTATAGTACAGAAGATTGGTCTATAAGAAACAATATTGAGAAATGGATGAAAATCATTAATGATATTGAATCAGGACTTAAATCCCCTCACTCTTCTTATCTCGGTGACATAAAAATAAAACAATTAGGTATTAATACTCTCGAACCAATTGCTGTTTATAATTTAGTAGGAGCGTGGCCTTCGGTAGTAGGAGAAATTACTCTTGATTGGGAATCTGAAAACGAAGTTCAAACTTTTGACGTTACCTGGAAATATCAATACGTAACAAGATTATAATTAAATTCTTTTAAAAGAATCGTTGCGATTACGATTCTTTTTTATTTCTAATTTTAATAATATAGTAACATAACATCAAATAAAATAAGAGCATTATGAAAGATTATTTACAAAAAATTATCGATGGAATTTTTTCTGGAAAAATAACTAAATCTAATATTAATTCATTTATGGGTTTTTTAGGAAGACATAAAATAAAACATCAAATAAATGAATTAATAAAGGATCCAATAAAATTATCAGAAAAAGCTTTTAGAATTTTGAATGATATTAATCATAATCCTGTTTGTAGATGTGGCAACGTTTTAAAATATATTAACTTCTATACTGGATATTCAAAAATTTGTGGAAAATGTTCTCGTTCAATAAAATATAATAAAGAAAAAGCTAAAATCAAAAGAAAAAAAACTCTTAAAATAAAATATGGAGTTACTAATATATCTAAATTAGAATCAATAAAAGAAAAGAAAAAAATTACTAAAAAGAAAAGATATAATGATCAAAATTATAATAACATAAAAAAGATAAAATCAACATGTCAAGAAAGATATGGAGTTTCTAATCCTAATAAATTAAAATCTATAAGAGATAAAATAGATCAAACAAATATAAAAAAATATGGGGCAAAAGCATATATTTGTTCTGAAAAATTTATAGAAAAAAGAAGAGAAAAAATTCGACTGAATAGTTTTAATAATATCATCAGATCAAATAGATTTAAAGAATTTGGAATAGAACCATTAATAAACTTTAATGAATTCAGTAAATTTGGATTAAATGAAATTTATAAATGGAAATGTTTACAATGTGACAATATATTTAAAAGTAATTATCACACTCATCTACCAAAATGTCCAAAATGTAAAAGAAAAAGAAGCACCTCAGAATATAATATATTAGAATGGACAAAAACTCTTGGATTTAAAATAATTTCAAATGATAGATCATTAATATATCCACAAGAACTGGATATTATTATTCCAGAGAAAAAAATAGCTATTGAATTTAACGGTCTATATTGGCATTCAGAGTTAAATGGGAAAGATAGAAAGTATCATTTGAATAAAACTGAATTATGTCGAAAAAAAGGATACCAATTAATTCACATATTCGAAGATGAATGGCTAGACAAACAAGAAATAGTTAAAAGTATTTTAAAAGCTAAATTAGGTTTATTTGATAAGAGGATATATGCTAGATCATGTAAAATTTCGTCGGTTGATTCTATAACATCAAAAGAATTTCTTGAAAAAAATCATATCCAAGGACCAATTAATTCTTCTGTTAATTACGGCCTATATTATTCTGAAGAATTAGTTTCTATTATATGCCTATCAACTCCAAGATATAATAAAAATCATAAATGGGAATTACTTAGGTTTTGTAGTAAATTAAACACCCAAATTGTCGGTGGAATGAGTAAGCTGATCAAATATTTTGAAAATAATCATAATGGATCAATAATTTCTTATTGTGACCTTAGATATTCTAATGCTAAAGGGTATATGAATTCTGGATGGAATTTAATCAACAAAACATCACCTAATTATTGGTATATAAAAAATAATAAAAGATATTCACGAATGAAATTTCAAAAGCATAAGATAAAAAATGTAAATCCTTCTTTAACTGAATGGCAAAATATGCAACTAAAAGGATATGATAGAATATGGGATTGTGGAAATTTTGTTTTTATAAATAATAATGTATCAGGTATTAAAGCCGTCAGGTAAAAACCGGTATAAGAGGGTTTAAATCCGACGGCTTATTTTTGTGCAAAAAAACTAAAAAAGTTGTTGACAAATACAAAATAATATAGTATATTATATAGAAGATAATAAGGGAGAGAAGAAAATGAAAGATAATATTAAACAAGAAGAAATCAAGACTACTTATCTGATTCATGAATCTAAGCTTCCCCGTATACGCGATCGAATAAAGAAGCTTAATAATAAAGCTCGTAAATTAAACTGCCCCGAAATGAAAATCATTATTGATCCTGAACCTACATATATCAAAGAAAAACCTACCTCTATAAACAACGAACCCGCGAGTACAGTTCCTAAAAAACTTCGATTTTTTAATGTTAAAGTCGAAGGCGCAACTCCAATTATAGATGGTTGGGAATTCGTTGGAATTATTCTCGATGACGGGTTAACCACTACCATCCATAAACATCCTGAAGCCAGTATTACCCCTGACCTAGTAAAATTTTATACTAAACGCGAAAAAACTTGTGATCACTGCAATCATAATCGCTATAGAAAAGATACTTATCTTGTAAAAAAGGTTGATTCTGGAGAAATGAAACAAGTTGGATCTGGTTGCATTAGAGATTTTCTCGGTCACATCCCGCTAAAAAGATTTCTTGAATTCTATGAATTAATGGGTGAATACGAAGAAGAACCTATTCGTGAAGAACGCGGAATAAAACCGGAATACTTCGAATCAACAAAATGGATTATGGCTAACGTTGCTCATTTTACTCGTAAATATGGGTGGGTTTCGAAAGAAAAAGCTGCAGAAAAAAATAAACTTTCAACCTCTGACCGAGTTTATAATAATCTTTGGGAAAGAAATCCCGAATATTATGAAAAACCTGATAAAGAAATGGAAGAAATAGGAATAAAAGCTCTTCAGTACGTACTCAATGAAATTCTTCCTCGTATGCGTATATATAAATCAACTTTTGATGAATATCTCGATTCATTAGATAATTTAATTCCTTCAGCTCTTAATGACGGAGTAATAAACGTTCGGAATATCGGTTATTTTATTCCTTTAGTTATGATGATGGATAATGATATTCGTCGAATCGAAAATAAAAAGCTAGAAAAGGAAACTTCTGAATACGTTGGTCAACCGGGAGAACGAAAAGAACGCGAATTAACCTTTTATGACTCGTTTGGATTTGATTCCAGTTGGGGTTATACTAACGTATATCGCTTCAAAGATGCAAATAAAAATCTCTGGATTTGGATGACTGGTAATCACAAAGATTTCGAAAAAGATAAAATTTATAAGATCGTAGGAACAATCAAACGCCATCAGGAATACAAAGGCGTAAAACAAAACTTACTTACAAGATGTAAGATAAAGAAATAATTTATAAGTTTTTCACTCCAGCTTAGAGGATTGATACTGATTGGTCAATCCTCTTTTTTTGTTTTTAATATTAGGAATATAAATAATTAAAAACTATAATTTAAACAGGGAAAAACTATGTCTTCTAATGACTTTCAAGGATATAATTATACAAATCTGGATTATGATACTCTTTATGACACAATTGTAGATTTCTTTAAAAATGACGAATCTAGTCCTTTTAGAACAGAAAACGGATTCGATTTCGAAGGTTCAAATATCCGCGAACTTATGAGAATTCTTACATACGTAACTCATCTTAGTGTATTTCATTGTTCGATTGCTTTAAATGAAATGTATTTTTCAACTGCTAGACTAAGAAAGAATTTAATTAAACAAGTAAAAGCATACGGATATGTACCAAAAAGAAAAAGATCATCTAGAAAATATTTAACCATTTATAATAATTCAGATACAATTGTTTCTATACCTTCTTTTGAAGAATTTAAAGCCGAAACTTCTACCAAAGGAACAAAGAAATTTTATACATTAGATTCTTATGATATTCCTCCAAAAAGTTCAACTACAATTTTAACATATCAAAGTAATAATGGGCCTCAAGTTCAAAATTTTACTCTTGAATTCGATAAAGGAAAAGTAGTTCCTATTGAAATAGAATTAGATAATCTTTCAGATGATTACTTCAAAGTAGAAACAAAAGAAGGAGGAGTAATCATTCCCTGGACTGAATATCAAAATTTAGATTCTCTTCAAAATCAACAAACTGTTTTAGAACAAAGTCTTCTTTCTGAAAATAAAATATTTTTCTTAGATGAATCAGAAAAAGGATATACCTTATCATTTTCAGAAACAGGTATAGGAGATATTCCAGCCCCCGATGATGAACAAATAATTACTGTTAGATATATGACAACAGATGGAACAGAATCAAATGGAATTTCTACTGATGAATTTGATTTTTCAGATCCATCAAAATATTTTGATGTAAATGGACAAAGTAAATTAAGAATTCTTTCTAATACAGAAATCACCGATGCTGCTTCAATTGATTCAATGAAGCTCTCTTCACAAGGAGCTAATAAAGAATCTATTAGTGAGATTCGTGAAAATGTAATAGCTCAATATAATTCTCAAAATAGAGCAATTACAGATTATGATTATACAAAACTTGCTAAAACTAGTCCTCTTATTGGAGCAACAGGAGATGTAAAAGCTTATGGTGGGGAAAAACATTCAGGAGGAATAAGACTTGGAAAAGTATTTGTCCTTGGAAAACCAGGAATAGAAGGAAAATACTATTTAACTGCAAGCGAAAAAGAAGAATTTCTAAATTATATTTCTAAATATAAAATTACTGGAATCGACCCTGTTATCCAACATCCTCATTATATAAATGTAATTGCGAAATACAATTATATTTTTAAACATTTTGTAAATGGTCAAGAAGAGATTTCAGCAGAATTAAATAATTTGATTCTTGATTTCTTTAAATCTTCCTTTGGAAAAGTTATTTACATCCCAGAACTTATTGAACTCTTAAATAAAAATGAAAATATTGAATCAGCTTTTATAAAAACAGATTTCAAAATTATTTTCGATAAATTAGAACAAGTAATTGGCACATTTAAGAAAATTCCAATGGAATATGGGAAAGCAAGTGGATTCCTAAATAGTGACGGAAGTTTCTGGACTGGAAATGTATTTGGTGAAGCTGGAGATTATACTTCAGAACCTTCAGGTGGATATAATTATGGAACTGTTGAATTTATTAATACTTCAGAAGATTATATTATTGTAAAAATTGCAAACGGGACAATCGATAATACAACCTTTGAAGAATTTGAAAAAGGAGACTCTTATTTAACAACAAGAAAAAGTATTGTAGATCTTATTTATCAAGAGCTCCCAAATGAAAGAGAAGTATATGTAACAGATACTCAAGGTTTCGAAAGAGGAAGAAATGTATCGTCTTTTGATGGAAATAATTTAATACAAGGGAGGACTGAATTCGTACGAAGAACCTCTCAAGGAATAAAATATGTTTGGCTAACTCTTGACTCCCTTGTATATCAAAAACTTATTTTATCTCCTGGAGATAATTCTATTACAGGAACAAATACTTTTTTAAAAGTAGGGGATTGGATTAGAACCCCTGGAACGACTGGCCAAATTACAAAGATGGATATCCAGTCTTTTAAGATTTTTGTTGAATATAGAGGAAACAAATTTGTTGAAGATGATCCTATAGCTTGGATTCAATCTTCTGTAATTTCTTGGACTGATGCTGCAAATTATATAGCTTTAAGAAATGTTGGAAAAATTAAGACCGTAGAAACCGAATCTTATTTAATCAAAACTTCTAAAGTTTCTGGAGGAGCTGGAGGGGATCAAAACTTCTTTATAAACAAAAATATTGAACCTCAAAACGAATGGCAATTCAATGATATTAATACAAGTTATGATTATTCAGATTTTGCTAATGATATTGCCTTTATAAATGGAGTAAATGGATATACAGAAATAGATGTAGTTTATGAAACAAATACTGGTTCTCCGGGAGCTTTAGAAGTAGCAGATATTGTAGAATTTGAAATAGATAATCCTATAAGTGATTCGAATAAAATTAAAGCTTATGTAATGGCAGTGGACGCAACAACAATAACCTTTAGATATAATCATCTCGATTCGGTTAATTATTTAACCCCTTATGTTTTAGAAGTAGATGATAAATTCTCAGAAGATACCTATGATTCAGGGAATTGTTGGAAAATAACTGCTATTTCAGATATAAGAAAAATGAATCAAATTAGAGTAACAGATTCAGTATACGGAATTCAAATCGGAGACGATGTTTGTGCTAAAAATGATAAGACTTCTATTCCTGACGGAAAATCTCAATATATGACAGCAGAAGTAATCGATATTTCTGGATTAAATATTAGATTAGATTCTTCTGCAATTATGACAGACTGGAGAGATTATGATGTTCCTTCTAATAAAGGGGTAAAACAAATTCATAAAGGAACTTATTGGGAAGATATTAATGTTACAACTGTAACTTACCAATCAAAAAGATATAGTAATATAGCTATTGAGGGGCTAAGATTAAACAATGTAATTAATCTTAACGAAGGGGATATTCTTAAAACTGAAAATGGTTCTGGAAAAATTAAAACCGGTGGAATTTCTACAAGTAATAAAGAAGTAGTTTTAACTTTAGATAATCCTATTAATGTTGAAAATAGAATTGATCATCAAGATGATTTTACTCTTTGTGATAACGATGGAACAAATATTAATTTTGAATTTACCAAAGATGAAGGAAGTACAAGCTCGAGTGGAACAAATGAAATATCTATCTCATCTAATGATAGCGCTCAAGTAGTTGCTTTGGCAATAAAAGATGCAATAAATCTAGCAATGAATGGAAGTAATCCTGCATTTACAGCTGCAATAAACGGATCGTATGATTATCAAGTAGATGTAACTAGAATAACTGTTGGAAATTCAAATTTATCTAATGATTCAAATATCACTGATAATGGAAGTGGATATCCAGATCAATTTGATGTTCCGAATTGGACAGATAACGGAGCAAGTTCATCTGCAACATTAACTATTACTGCTTGTGCTGCTGATGATATTATGGAACCTGGACGATTCATAACTTCTTCTGCGGGAGGATCAGGTATAGTTATTCTCGGAGGTTCAACTGATACAGAAATAACAGTTAGATATGATGGAACAGATTTTGCTTCTACTGAAACAGTAGTATTAGGAAATTATTATTTTGGAACTGGATATTCAACTATTACCGCAACGGAATTTTTAGGAATTGAAGTATTTCTAGAAGATATAGTAGGTACCTTTGCAAAAGGAACAAAAAATATTCATAAAGTTTCTGCAGCAACGGATGATTATTCTCCTGTATATAAATTAAGTGAATATGAAAACGTTTCAGATTTCGAAACTAATTATATAATCGAAGAAACAGGAAACGAAGAAAATTTACCTTTATTTATAAATAAACTTAATTTCGAAGCGGCAGGAAATCTAGACGCTAATCCTCAAATTGATACTATAGCAAATCTTGGATATAAAGTAGTATTTAATACAACTCAAAATTTAGATTCAGATAATATTAGTTTGAAAGTAACTTACGAAGATAATTCTTCAACAGAAACAGAATATACTTTTATAACTGATCAAAATGAAAATCTCGAACAAAAATTAATATTAAGTAATCATCTCTATAGAGCATACGATGAACCGGGAAAGGTTCAAATCGGAGATGTAGTTGCTCAATTAAAGGCCGATGGAACTAGTACTCAAACCGGAATAGTTTCAAAAGTTGAAATAGATCCAGATACAAATATAATGTCTGTATACGTTAGATTTGCAAAGGGAACATTTAGAACTCAAGACCCTAATACTGTTTCTTTTCTGAAAGTATTACCTCAAGACGGTTCTGTTTATTCTGATGCAGCTTATGATTTTATAACAAAATTAGCTGTTCCAGACGCATCTGATTTTGCAGTTGGAAGTACAAATAATATTTCAGCTAAAAATGGAGCAACTGGTTCAGTATTTTATATTGATTCTAGTCCTACCGGATCAAGTACAGATCGAGATTATATATACGTAACTTATACGGGAACTCATTTTACAATAGACACAACTAATAATAACAACCGAATTGATAATCAAGGATCGTACGCATCAGCTTCTTATGATACAACAATTGAAGAAATATACGGAGATACTTCTGCAGATGGAGGAAATGAAAAATATTGGAATGCCAGGGCAGAGATAAGAAAGATTGAATATACCTCTTCTCCAACTGATTTGAATTATTATATAGCTGAATATGAAAGAGTTAATTTATATCTCCAAAGAGGGGACGCTTCAAGTTATTCTGTAGGAGATACAATTTCTCAAGGGGTTGGTTCTGATCCAGATATGACAGGAACAGTTATTTATGTAAAAAAATATGATATTGATTCTAGTCAAGAAGAATTATTTGATTATGTAACAGTAAGATATGATTTAAATACTTCAAGTATGTGGACAACAGGATCTTTAGATACAGGAGGAACAGTAATTCACGTTGGAATTGAAAGACCAGAATATATTGCTCGAGTAAATCTTGTATCAGGAGACGTTGAAATAAGAAGAACTAAATTTACTGAAAATACTCGAAGAGCATATATTGCTTCAATAGGTTCTGATTATATAGAAATTAATACTACAGATGGATCAGATCCAATTACTTCTTTTAAAACTCCAGGAAGTATAGAAGAACCATTATATATTTGGAATAATTCAGCTTATCAATGGGAAAAATGGGAATATTCAACATTAAACACGGGTCAAAACAGATTTGAAAATAGTATAACAACAATTCCTTCGGGCGTAACTGCTGGAATGGAAGTATTTCAAGATACAGATCATTATATAAATAGAATTGAATTTGATTTTAAAAATAAAATTGATAGATTAAAACTCGGAAATAGATCATTGTTTTATAGTAATTTAGATTTAATAAAGGAACTTAATTAATGCCTATTAATAATCTAAATGAGCCCCCGGTAGAAGGAATCGATCCTGTATTTAATCAAAACTCGAAGATCCCTGTTGCTGGAGAAGAAATTATTTCTTCTTATACTTTAGTAACTACTCCATCTGAAAATCAAAAATTTACTATTCCGAATTCGATTCCATTTAGTGTAAATGTTTTAAACGTTGAAAAATGGCTAAATAGATGGGTTCGTTATATAAATTGGTATATTTTAGATTCGAATGATGATATTATATATAGCGCTCGTTCCGAAGATTATATGATTCTGAATACAAATATATCAGGAAACAGAAATCCTGGAACTGGCTCTTTACCAAATGCTACTTTTTTAATTGATACATTACTTCTTCCGGATGGAACAACACTAACAAGTGATTCAACTTATAGATTACATTTATCAGCAACAACTTTTAAATTTTCTTCGGATGAATTTCCTCCAGAAAACGAAAGTATTACTGGAATTCCTTTACCTCAAGAAAGAACTGCTAATAGATCAGATCCGATTGAAGATATAACAATAGTATTCCCTTGGAATTATCAAAATATTCCTTTTAGTATTAATAATCCATCTCCTCCTTCTTCGGTCACTGATCCGCCAGAGATTCAATCTGTTACAATACAAGACATTCAAACTGATTCTATTACAGTAAGAGTTACATGTAATATCAAAGGTTTATTAGATTATGAAATAAACGAAACCGGTACTTTTGAAGGAGATATTGTAAACGAAGGCATAGATATAGACAAAAGAATCCCTCAAACTGTTCATGATGTAATATTTGATAATTTAGATCCGAATACCCTTTATTATTTTAGATTTCAATTAGTTAGTGAAGAAGGAGATGAATACGGAGCATGGTCAACTACATATAACGAAACAACTTTAGCTCCAACTGTTGTTGTTCAATCAAGAGGGACTATTTCTAAAAAAGGTGTTCACCGAGGAACTATTTCTTGGACTACAGATAAAATTGCTTCTGGATATATTGAATATCAAAAAGCTTCTACATATCTTCAATCAGGATGGACTGGAGCAGAAATAGCTCAAGATACAAATAGATCTATCTCTAAATCAATAACCTTAACTGGATTATTAGCAGGCACCTATTATTATATTCGTCAAAAATCAAAAGGATTCGATGGATCTCCATGGTCTAGTTGGTATACAACTGGTTTCTGGACTTATGACACAGATATTGATATTATAACAAAACCAGATATAAATGGAAGTAGTATTGATTTTTCAAGTGGATATTCTTTTGAAGTTCAAGGGGTTAGAGAACTTCATCTTCCTTCTAATGTTATAAAAATTAATTGGAAAATTAAATTTGATTCTAGAACATCAGAAGAAAACGGAGAAAGACCTCCAGCAGACGAAATTAAAAATCTTGATCCGATAATTATAAAAAGTACAATAGTTCCTCAAGAAGGGGATGACCCAAATTCAAAAGATAAAAACGGAGAAGAAGAAGATATTTTTGTCTCTCCTAAATTTGACGATTCTTGGATTGAAACGGAATCAGATATAGAAGGTAGTTATTTCCTTGAAGTTGAAGGAATACTAGCTAATGGATCAAGTAGATCTCTTGGAATTAGAAGTTTTATTCCTAAAGTTTCTTTAGGTCCTCCTCCAAATGTAGCATTTACAACTCCAACTATATCAGAAGTATTATCGATTACTCCAACGTTTGTTCTTTCTAATTGGAATACAGTAACAAATCTTGATCGAGTAAGATTTAGAATAGAACTTAATGGAGAATATGTTTATGATTATACAGATACAGATGTAGCAGATGGAAGTTTTGATTTTGATACTATTACAAATAAACCCTTATTAAAAGGAAAAACATATACAGTTTGGGCAAAATACGGTAATAAAAACAACGATGGTACTTTTAATGCTTGGAGTCAAACTTGGAGGGGAGTTGCTTTTAAAACCCCAGGGGTTACTCCAGAAAAACCGTCGTTATTAGAACCAACTATCTCAGATCGTCCAGATCCAAGAAAAGAAATAAAATTGAAATTTTCACCGTATACTGGATCTGATGGGTTATCTTATGCCGAAATTAGAATAAGTAAAGTTCCTGATTCTGAAACTCCTACTTTTGATGATCTTACTTATTATTATTCATCTGATAATATTCATTATTTAAATTCCGATGGAAATGAAATAGTAAGAGTTCCAGAAGGAGTTGATGTTGAACCTCGAGAAGGAGAAAAATTAGCAATAGAAGAAGCAACTACATATTATATAATATGTACTTATTATGGAAACAACGGGAAATCTATAACGTCTGATGAATTTTATTTTACAACTGATACTGTTTTTACTCCACCCCCTCCACCAACGGATTTAAGTCCAAGTATTCAAGTTGAAGTATTAGATGAAAATCATAACATTTTAATTACCCCTGTTGATTTTCCAGATTTATCTCCTTATATAGGAACAGATCCAGAAATATTTCCATTAGAAGGGGAAACTTATAAAGATTATGTATATGCAGTAGAATATAGAATCACTCCGGGTACAGCAAATAATCCAGATGGAGTTAAACAATATTTAACCCCTAATAGCAATTATATATTTGAACATAAAGATCCTCTTTTAATTTCAGGTACTTTGATTGGATTATCTTCTTCTACAACTTATAAAGTTTGGGTAAGATATTTCAGAACTAATCCAAATCTTGCAGAAGAAGGAGAAGAAAGTGCCGTATCGGATTGGATGTTTGAATCATTTACAACCCTGGCTGTAACTTGGAATTCCCAGCCGATTAATATAATTCCAATTAATAATGCTGCTGATCTTAATGGAAATAGCGTAAATTTACAAGTTTCAGTACCTAGATTGCCTTTTAGGGAGCTCGAAAAAATAACTAATATGGAATGGAGAATTAATACTGATGCGGATTTTCAAGGAACAGAAATAGCTGATATTTCAATCTTAGGAACTCAAAAAGGTAGTATTTATTCTCTAACAGTAGATCCTAGTAATTGGACTACAAATTTCTCCCCTGACACAGAATATTATTGGCAAGTAAGATCTTATTATTCTGGATCATGGAGTAATTGGAGTAATGTTACAAGCTTTAGAACTTCAAATACAGCAAATCCTGGAAAACCAAGTATAATCGATTCAGATAGTTGGATTAATGGATCTACGAATAAAGCAGAAATTTGGGTCCAAACTAGTGACTTCATTGAACCCCCTTGTAAACCCGGAGATTCTCATACTAAAACTATATATCGAATTCGTGTTTATCCGGGTGGACCAGATTTAGTAAAAGAAGAAGGAACTTCGGGTCAAGATCTTATAGAATTAACTCTCGGAACAAACGGAGAATTAATAGGAAATAAATCTTATTACGTAAGTGTTGAACACGTTGGAAGTCTTTCTGGAACAATGTCTGATTGGGTTATAATTAAAACTCCAGGAGGAGCTCCTATAACTCCAAGAATTATAAAACCAGCAAGGGGTTCTATAAGACAAGAATTCAAAATTAATTCTCTTATTTTAGGTGGTACAAAGTATATTGGAACAACAGAAGATATGACTGAATCAGATTGGCAAATTGCATCTGATTCATCTTTTACAAATATTATATGGGAAAAATTAGGATATACTGAAGCTGATCCATATAAACCTCAAATTACAGTTGATCAAGAACTTGACCCAGGTACCGTATATTATGTAAGAGTAAAATATAGAAACGACGTAGCTGAATCTGATTGGTCGTCGACCGTAAGAGATTCTTATTTTACAACAAAAGGAAATAAACCGGATACTCCTTCTATAACAGATCCTTCTGAAAATTCTACAGAAAAGGGATGGCTACCCGGAAATGGAGATAATACATTACAAGTTGTTGGGAGTCTTTATTCCGGAGAGGGAAGTTTATATGGATATCACGTACAAATTTCTACAAACTCTTCTTTTACCGGTATAGTATATGACTCAATGTCTATTGGAATAAATCCTACAGAACCATTAACATTTGGATTACGTGAAACTGATTATGAGCTTTTTCCTTATTATAAAACAATTTGGAGCAATAATTTATTAGAAACAAATTATGAGCTTGATCAAGATACTTGGTATTACATAAGATTAAAATATTACAATGATGAAGAATGCTGGTCGGATTGGTCTTTAAGTTCTCATAAATTTAAAACTGGATACGGAGTTCCAAAACAACCAACTATTACTTCTCCGTCAAACGGACAGAGATCTGTTTCTTTAACCCCAACTTTTACAAGTTCAACTTATAACGGAGCAGCAGCAAGTAGTCATACTGCTTCAAGCTGGTATTTATATAAAATGCCTAATATGCAATTAGTATGGTCTTCTGTGGGAGATTCTTCTAATAAAACTTCTATTACCCCAGGAACTCATGGAACATGGGAAGTAGGATCTGATGAAGAAAGTTTAGGAAAATTATATCAAGCTAGATCATATATTCTTCGTGTTAAATATTCAAACGAAAAAGGATATTCAGATCTTTCTCCTAAAACGGCTTTTGTAGCAATTCCTCAAAAACCTCTAAGACCGAATATCTTACCTTCAGATAACCAATCTTTTCATACGAGTATTTGGATGTCTGAAGATAATCATAATATTAATACTGCTTCGTTCAATTCTTCCCCGTGGCCAAGCGGTTCAGGTTCAGATATTTATGGAGATCATTTAAAATCTCAATGGGAAATATATGCAGGGGGTGCTACTGATTTAACAGATCCAGGTGAAGATGAAAATCCTATCTCTAGAATATCTTCTGATCATGATGTTAATGCTTTTTTAAAAACTTGGAATGTTGGAGCAGCGGGATTACTTACTTATCATAAAAAATATCGTATAAGGGTTCGTTATTATAATGATTGGGGATGGTCAAGCTGGTCTAAATTATTTGAATTCAGAACATTACCGGATGTTCCAAATAAGCCTTCTATATTAGCTCCAACTAATTTATTAACTCAAACAATTGAATCATCTGATGATATTATTAGAGAAGACTGGGAAGATCCATTAACATTAATGTCAACACCTTTTGATCCAAAAGAAACTGGTACAGAAGAATCTGAACCTAACGGAGAAGAAGAGGTATATGGAACTCCTCCTGGGCCTCCTAGAAATCATATTAAAACTCAATGGCAAATTTCTTCTGATGAAGATTTTACAAAAATAACTTATGACGTTGTACAAAATACAAATCCTGGAAATCCTTCGATTGGAATTACTTACGATCAATTTCCGGTAAAATCGATTGTTGTACCAGGATCATCGGGAAACAGAAGAATATGGGTAGAAGACGAAATAGATGAAAACGAAGAAAAGGCTAAAGAAGAATTACCAGAAAATGAAAATATTTTAGAAGATGGAGATAAAACAAGAGGACATTATGAAACTATAGATCTTCCTGCTAAAAATCCTTATCTTCCAAGTAATAAGGTTTTAAGACTTAGAGTAAGACATAAAAATATAGCTGGATGGTCTGATTGGTCAGATACTTCTTATTTTGTTACTATGATTGATTATCCAGAAACCCCTTTTATCTTACGTCCGACTCCAAATGGCGGAAATAAAATGAAAAGGGAAAACGAAGTATATAAAATGTCTATTTATGAAGGAGAAATTCCAATATTTTCTGATGATATTATAGAAAATATAGAGGATCTTGGAGTATTAATTCATAAAGAAGAAGATGATTTATCTCCAAAAGAAGATAGACCTTTTAAGAGAAGAAAAAAAACTCATATTGAATCTGATTGGGAGATCTGGTCGTTACTTGTAAATCCAACTCTTCCAGAAGCAGAATGGAATTGGGAATTAGTATGGAGAATAGCTAAAACTAAATCAATAGTTTTAGATTCTGGTAGTACTTACACTAATGTTTTAGATTCAGACCTCGAAAAAGAGGTCCAAATAAATAATGAAATCGTTGGTCAATTATTAGGATACAATAATACAACAAATACTTGGGATGTTTGGATCTATCAAGGGAAAACAATTTCTGTATCTGATAATTTATCTGTTGTAGACGGAATCGGAGAAGGAACAGTATCTTCAATTTCTGGGGTAGTTTATAATATTAGAAGAACTGGAATAGAAGACAATCTTACCAGAGTAATTATTAATGAAACTTATGGAAATTTCAAAGGACAGTTAGCTGATTCTACAAAATTAGATTATCTTAAAAAATATCGTTTTAGAGTAAGACAACAAAACGACAAAGGATGGTCGCTTTGGTCAAATTCTATAACCCCTGATCAGGGAACTAATTTTTATGAATTAACAACTACGTTTGCTCCCCCAATTAGACCAGTTCCCTTAAGTCCTGGAATAAGCAATAGAGATGAACAAAGTCAACTCCCTGATGTTGATGAAAATAATATATCCTTACCAGAATGGTATAAAGATTTATATGGAAATACTATAAAGGTTAGAAGAATTAATCCTAATCCAATATTAATTGGATCCAAATATCAAGGTGATGGAGAATCTAAATTATTATTTGCTCATTTTCAAATAGCATCTGATAATTTATTTGAGAATCTTGCTTGGGAAGGACAAAGGGTATATGGCAAAGATAAAAATCTTTATCAAATAGCAGTTAATACTGCTAATGGAACATTTTTTACTTCTACTCTTGATGATCAAGAACGATTGAATTATGAAGGAATATATTATTGGAGGGTTCGCCATTATAATGAAGCTGGATGGTCTGATTGGTCAGAAAGCGCTAAATTTCAAGTTTCAAAATACAGAAAAGAAATAAAATTTACTGCCAATATAAGTAAAGAACTTACTCATTTGATAGATAGATTTGTTCATCCAAGAATACAGAATAAAAGCGAAACTTTTACAGCTTTTATTAATACTTGGCTTAAATTTTTGGATCAATATTCTCATCAATTTATTTTCAATATTTCTGATTTCCATAATTTAGGTAAATTTTCTAGAATGACAGAAAATTATTTTGATTGGGATGAATCTATAAAGGATGCTAATTTTAGAAATTATATGTCTGAAGAAGCTCTCGAAAAATTCAAAACTATATTCGATGGAGAAATCAATCCTGAAATTCTTAGATATTTTCGAGAACTTAATTCTAGAAAAGGTTCAGGATTTTCAATTCAATTACTTCTTAAACTTTTAGGATTTGATGTTATAGTTGAACCTATATCTCAATTAACATATAAAATAACTTCTACTGAAGGCAAATTTAGCTCAAAAGAAAATATTGAAAAGGTAAATCAAGTAATAGATCTTTTTCATCCTTCGGGAATGAGAAGAATAATGTTTAATGATTTACTATTACCTATTTTTAAATTGAGACATAAATTCTATGAAGCTCATCTTACTTATTTTCATTATCAATTAAATGCTGGGTGGGATTATGTAATAATTGAAGTTGATGATATTATTTCTCCTGACTCGAATTTTCTTGAAATAGGAGATACAGTAACAGCTCAAAACGGAGCAACAGGTACAGTAATTAATGTTGATTCTCAAAGAAGACCAATTATACAATATGCAGCTGGAAGTAAATTATTTTCTGCTTTTAAAGAAACTACCTTAACTCTTGGCGGAGCATTTACTGGAGCTTCAAGAGGAGATTATGTAGTGCAAGAAACATCTGGAGCAATCGGTCAAATTATATATGGAGAAAGTACAACAAGCCTCAAAGTAAGATATGTTGGAACAGATTTCAACGGATCAGATAATATCAGTTTGAGCAAGATTTATAATGAGAATGTTGAATATAAAACAGTTTCAGATTCTTCGATTTCTGTAAATGCTAAAATCGATCAAGGTTCTTCTTATTCTTCTGGGCATGCAGAAATAATTGCCATAAGAGGAGGGGGAACGGTTGGAGCAATCGGATTCAAGAATCAAACTGCACCTGGAGCATCAGAATATCAATTTTCTGTAGTACCAAAATTCTTCTGGAATAAGAAAACTTATGAATTATATGATCTTCATAAAGATATTAATGAAGGATGGCATGGATTTAGTACTCCTGAAGATCTTGCTCATGTTCCAATTGAAGATTTTGAAAATCTTTGGCCAGAAGATAAAAAAATGATGGTAACTCTTGTTTTAGATGATGATATTTCCGGATTATCTGAAGGAGAAACAGTAGTTCATGCTAATATACAATCCTTAGATGATCCAAACGATTTTGATTTTGAAAAAACCGGATATGTAAATAAAATTTATACAGAAAACGGCGAGTCTTTAATAGATGTATATTATCCAAATAATAATTCTTATAATTATCATGATTGGACTGTCGCTTATGAAGATGAAGAAACATCTACTAAGATTCCTAATATTCATGAAGGAACAACGTTTGATGCAGAAGATCCAAATATTCAGTCTATTTTAGAAGTAAGATTTCCTCATGAAAGGATAGATAAAAAGGTTTCTTTTCACATTCAAAGACCAAGTTACAACTTACAAGAGTAAATTTTATATTATAAATCTATAAATATTAATACAAAAAGAGAGTTTAAAACTAAAAAAAAACATAAGGATTTAAAATATGGCTTCAAATTCATTGAATACTGTACAGCTGAACAATGCTCTTGCTAAAAGATTTTATGAAGATTATAAGAGTGTAGATGGAGTAGGGCAAACAACTCTTATTTATATGGGATTTTTTCAAAACGTTCAAGCTGTTACTGATCTTAATAATTGGAACACCTGGGCAAATTCAAGTAATCCAGCTGGAGTAGTACCATCTATAACAGATGCTGAATATAAAACATATTTTAACACAAATTCTGATTCATGGAGAAATAAACTTCTTTATATTGCAGGATGTACTGGAATAAAAATGGTTGAAAAAGATGCTGCTGGATCTATTATTTACGGCGGTCAAAAATGGGAAGAAATATCCTCTTTTGATGAAAATGAAAATACTGTTGGAGATGAGCCAAGATACATTTGGTTTGAATGTGATCTTAAATTTTTTGATGATCAACTTGCTGTAAATGCAAATATTGGGTCAGGGGAAGAAAGTATTATTACGGGACTAGTTCTTTATAAATGCAAAGTTGATTCAGGAGGGGCACCTGTAGCGGCTTCTTTTACTGGATGGACGGATGTTAATTATGATTCAGGAGGTACTGATTTTAAATATAAGACCATCGATTCTGTACAAGAATCTGATGTTGCTTATGACCCAGTTGATATATCTGATGCTAATCTAGTGCCAATTTATCAAAATACTTTTTCTGCTTTAGAAAGAAGTGATATATTGAATACTCGTTTTTCTATTATAATAGAGTTCTAATAGTTTAAATACAGATAAAGGAAAATGTCTATAATTGCCCAACAAAGACCGAAGACATATTATTTAGGTAAAAATTATTCTTCAGAAATTCGTTCAAATAAAATTTCTGAAACAATGAAAAATAAATAGGAAAAAATAAATGGGAACTTATTCAATTCAAATAACCGATTCGTTTAGTGATTGGGTTACAGCTTATAATAATTTAACAGATCAAGTAGATACTATTAGTTCAGATCTTAGCTGGAGACCTGCTGTTAGATGTCAAGATAGTGTAAATACGTCTAAACCAACAAATAATCCTACAATAGACGGAGTTACAATTGCACTTAGTGATAGAGTATTATTTACTAATTTATCTGGAGGGGAATCAGGGGATAATAATAAAGTTTGGTTAGCAACAAGTAGTTTATCTTCTATTGTTTGGACTTTAGAAACCGACGGACAAGCTGGAAATGGTGATCCAACTGACGGCGATACTATAGCAATAATCGAAGGAACTGTTTATGGAGATCACACTTTCAAATATACTGGTTCAGAGTGGGTAGATATTGGTACCTTACTTCCCGGAGCAACTACTTCAAGTCCTGGTGTTGTACAATTATACGATGGTACAGATTCTACTTCCGTAACTAAAGCTCCGACTGCTAATATTTTAAAATCCGTAAACGATTCTCTTACTTCCCATACAGAAGCAAGTTCAGGGGTACACGGACTCACAGGAACAGTTGTAGGTACATCTGATTCTCAGACATTAACAAATAAAACTTTAACTACCCCTACTATCGGAGATTTTACAAATGCGGGACATACCCACGCAGATACAGCAAATGGCGGAGAAATAGATCATGTAAATTTGTTAAATAAAGGATCTAATACTCATTCTGATATTGATACTCATATATCAGGATCAAGTGTACATGGAGTAGCAGGAGTAGTAGTAGGAACTACTAGCTCTCAGACATTAACAAATAAAACTTTAACTACCCCTACTATCGGAGATTTTACAAATGCGGGACATGATCATTCTAATGCTGCTGGGGGAGGAACAATATCTTATAATGACTTAGATAATGTTCCAAGTACTTTTACCCCTTCTTCTCATGGAAATTCAGCACATACAAGTACATTTATTACTTCTAGTAGTGTAACTTTCGAAACTTTAGATGGAAATAATGATGTCGGTACAGGTTCAAGTCAAGTTGCACAAGGAAATCATTCGCATAGTCAATTACATAATAGATCTCATTTAATGACTTCAACTTCAGATCATTCAGCAACTAATTGGAGGATGTTTTATTCTGATGGATCGGGAGAGATTCAAGAATTATCATTTGGAACTAACGGTTATCGTTTAACTTCTAACGGCCCTAGTGCTGCTCCTACTTGGGAATCTGTTGCAGGTGGACATACTCAATTACATGCAATGACTTCAACTTCAGATCATTCAGCAAATAATTGGAAATTATTTTATTCTGATGGATCCGGGGACGTCCAAGAATTATCACTTGGAGCTAATAATACCTTTTTAAAAGGGGAAGGAACTACTACTTCTCCAAGTTTTGGAGCTATAACTGCAGCTGAATTACCTTCTCATGCACATACCTCATCTTCAACAGGAGGAGATTTTGCATGGGCTGATATAACTGGATTCGGTACAGAACCAGGAGCAGTCAGTAGTTCTACATCTGGACAAGCAGGAACTGCTACTACAGTATCTCGTTCAGACCATAATCATGATTTAGGAACACATGCTCATACTGGAGCTACTAATGGAGGACAATTAGTTGCTACTACAGCAATAACTGCTGGTAATTGGAAAATTTTATATACAAATGATAGTGGAGCTATAAATGAACTTGCGTTAGGGGCTAATAATACCGTTTTAAAAGGTGAAGGAACTTCTGTCGCGCCAAGCTTCGGACAAATAGATTTTTCAGAAATTTCAGGCAGTGTTCCCTCTCATTATCATTCGGGGGGTGATATTACTTCTGGAAATCTTGGATATACTTATATGCCTACCGGTACAGGGACTTGGAATTTAGGATCCGGACAAACAACTATTCAATCAACAACTTCTGCTCCTGTATTAATACATAGAAATGATACTTCTGCTGATTCTGTTGTCGGAGGATTAATTATTAGAAAATCAAGATCCAATGGGGTTCATACAGCTGGAGCCGGAGTAGCTTTAAGCTTTTCTTTAGAATCAGGATCTGAAGGTTTTTATAGATCAGCAGGAAAAATTAGTGCTGTATCTACAAATATATCAAGCACAAGTGTAACTTCTAAACTTGTATTTTCGGTTAATGATACTGCTACAGAAATAGATGTAGTTGAATTTACTAGAGTTGGAGATATTAATCTTCTAAAAAATCCTGCTACAATCCATTTTGAAGGAGAGGGAATAATTAATAATGGATCTTCAAGTAATCTAACTTTAGATCCCGGTGGAGGAAGGGTTACTCTTGCCGTTGGAGTAGACCTCTATATAAGTAATGCCGGATCTTTAATGTTTGAAGGAATAAATTATCTAAAAAAAGGATCGGGAAACGAAATCGAAGTTTATACTAATAGTGCATTAGCAGCAACAATAACAGGAACAGGAATTGATCTACCCTCTAGTGACGATCATATTAAATCATCCGGAGGAAACTTAAAACTTATAGCGAACACCCAAACTTTAACTATTAATTCAACAGGATCTATAGGATTACCAGTACTTTCAAGTGCTCCGGGTACCCCTTCAGAAGGGGACATGTATTATGATTCAACAGACGAAACAGTTTATGTAAGAGGATCTTCTTCTTGGATTAATTTAGGGGGTGAACCAGCATAAGCATAATCTTAAAAGGTAAATTTAATAAATATATAAAAAACAATAAAGGATAATTTTAAATGAATACAAGAAGATTTTATATAACGGTTGATAGACAAAATGGATTTGAACAGTATGCAGATATTAATAATCCAAGAACTACAGCTGTAAAATTCAGAAAAGATCAAATATATTATCTAGCAAAAGAATATGTAAATAGGTTACAGGGATATCCTCTTGAAGTTTTTGGATCCGAAAATTTTAATTTATTTAATGATAGTATAAGTATTACAGCATTACATGAATATCCCCCTCTTACACCTCCTGCGAATCAAACATGGCATATAATTTCTAATAAAGACGAAGAAGTATATAACAATACAGTAGAGATTACTTTAGATGCAAATACTCAAAACATTGAAATAGGGGACTGGGTTACAGCTGAAAACGGAGCAACTGGAAAAGTAAAAGCCGTTTCAATTTTAAATTTTACAATTGCTTATAATAGCATTGATTTTTCAGAATCAGCTGGATCAAATAAATTAACTAAAGGAAGAGTATATGATTCAGGAACTTATGATACAATTACAGATGAAGACGGAACCCCCCCTGTTAAAACTAGATTTTCAGAATTTGCTGCTGAATTAGCATATTATGATGGAAACGATACAGATAATCCTTGGAGATATTTTCATCCGTTTAGAGGATTTAAAATTGACTGGAATTCAAATACTTATATTTGGGGACATGATCTTTCTGATGACTTTAGATGGAGAAAAGAAGTATAAAAATGTGTAATATTACGGATAAACTTTCAGATTTAGAGCAACAATTTGATTTTGCTTCGTTGATTAATCTAATTACGATTGAATTTATAAACACTACTAACATAAGAGATATAAACGACAAAATCAATTTTGCTTTGGAATTAATAGGAAATCATACTGAAGTTGACCATACTTATATTTTTAAAGTTGAAGACGAAAACGAATATATTCAAAATTTAGATTTATATGAATGGAGAGCTCGAGGTATCGAATCTTTTACAAAAAAATTACAATATATTTCTAAAGAAGAATGGAAAACCCTCTGGGGGAAAAGAGTTATAAGAAATCCAATATCTATAGATGACATAGACGAAGAACTTTCAAAAAGAAAAAAAAATAAAGCAATATGTTCTCTTTTTAAAAAACAAGGAATAAAATCGTTGCTTATAATTCCTTTGTTTATTAATAATAAATTTTTTGGTTTTTTTAGATTAGATTCTTATAGAAAAAAAAGAATTTGGACAAAAAAAGAAATATCTAGATTATCTGTTATTGCTAAAATATTTACTGAAGCATTAACTAAAAGGATGAAAATAAAAATAACTGAACAAAAATATAAAAAAGCGAAAGAATTCAATGATTCTATTATCAAAGCGTTTCCTGACGATATGTTTATTTTAGATAAACACAAAAAGATACTTTGGTCAAACAAAAAAACTCTTTTAGAAAATGATAAAAATAATTTTTTTGAAGGAAGATTTGAATTAATAAGAGCAAATTATAATCTAACAACAACAGAAAATAAACAGATTTGTCCTATAACCTTTGTTTTAAAAACAAAAAAAACCTTAGAACTTGAAATAAAAGCAAAAGATAAACATTTCTGGTATGCTATAACCCCTTGTAATATGAACGAAGAGGTTAAAACCGTATTAGTTATAAGGAGAGACTTTACTAATAGAAAAGAATTTTTGGAATTAGAAAAAATGATTTCTCTAATAGAAGAAATAACTAGCACACGAAACAAACTCAATATAACTTTAAGAGAGATAAATTAATGAAAAACATTACTACTATTCCAGAAGAAGCCCCTCAAAAATATAAAGAACTTATTGAATCTCTTCTTAAAAGTTATAGTGATAACACCGGGGTACTTCAATTCATTTTAGAAATGAATAATACTATTAAAGAAATTCTTATCGGAAAACAAGAAAATCTTGATAAGGGAGAACCTGTTGGAGGAATGAAAGCAGATATTTTAACAATTAAAAAAGCTGTTAAACTTTCCCCTGCAGCAGAAGAAGATAGAATATATACGTATGAAGATCTAGTAAAAGAAGTAAACAAAAATTTAAAAGATTTAATTACAGAAAAAATTTCTGAAATTCTCAAAGAATTAAAAAGAAAAACCCCCTGGAAGGACAAAATGACTTTATTAAAAGATATAATAATATCTATAGGAATTATTATATCTATAATATTTAATTGGATTAAATAATGAATTTTTTTAAAAACTTAAAAAATCTTGCTATTACCTCATTGATAATTATAATAACAATAACAATTTGGCAATGGAATAATTCAAATAATAAAAAAGATGAACAATTATTCGAAGCTAACTTAAAAACATCCCAGATCTTAGCAGAAAACGATACTTTAAAATTAAATAACAATAAATTATTCGAACAGCTTATTTTCATTGAAAATGATAAAAATCGTTTAGACGAAGATTTAGGTAAACTAAAGGGGAAAATTGAAGGGCAAATTCGACAAATTACTAAATTAAAATTTGAAGTATTAAAAGCTAATGGTACAATTAGTGGATTAATAATATCAAGAGATTCTCTCAGAGAATTTTATGATCGTCAAGGTAACTTATTAACAATGTTTAGAGAAACTTTTGATATTTCTGATTCAACAGAATTTTATAATTTAATACAAAAACTAACTATTACTGGAACTAATAATGAAATAGATCATATAGATAATGAATATAGTCTTAAAATGAAGCCTTTTGATTTAGTCTTAGTTACTTCAAAAATTGATAAATATATATATAAAATAACTGCATCAGCTCATGATTTTTATAAATTAAGAGACGCAAGTACGATAATTACAATTGAGAATCCTTATGAACCAACTTCTTTCTGGAAAAGATGGAATATCGGATTAGGAATTGGAATTTCAGGATTTAATCAAAACGCGTATGGAATCGGGGGCCTTAAATATCAAAAACATTATTTCGGTATAACATACGACGGAAAAAACAAAGGAATACAATATATGTATTTTTTGAAAAAGGAATAACAAAAAAATGAAATCATTTAAAGAAACATTAAGTATTTTAGAAAATACTGATAATTCTGATATTCTTTGGGAATGGACATCAAAAGCTAAAGATGTTTGGCTAAAAAAGAACAAGGATGCTTCATTTACAACAACTAAGGTAAGGGATACTTTTCTAATTTCTTGTGGGCCTCTTGAATATTATTATGATGGTATATGGAAAGGAAAACACGGAGCTTTTAAATTAGCAGCAATCGATGCTACTAAACCGAAAGATCTGCCAAAGGATTTTAATACCTTCTTTTCAATGCTTCAAAAAAAATATAATGATATACGAAGAGAAATGGAAAAGGGAACAGATTTAGCATTTAATAAAATCTCTAAATATATAAAGAAAATGGAAAATAATGAAGATTTAAGAATAATTAAAGAAAAGGGACCGAGGGAATATCCTCAGGTAGTAGTATTTCTAAATAATAAATCAATATATGCAACAAATGGAACAAATTATATACAAACATTAGGAAGAGGCATTCCTAGTTTTAAAGAATTTTCTGATATTATAAAGATAAAAAGATTTAAAAGTGAATTCGGAAGAGTATAGAAAGAAAATTTATGGAAAAATTTACCTCTAATTTTTTTGGAAATCCCTTAAGCTCAGTTTTTCATGAATTAAATCTTTATGATTATAGCAAAATTGATGAAAAAAAGCCACCTCTATTTTATACCCCAGATGACCCCGAATATGAAATTTCTTATGCTTTTCATAAAGAAAATAATCCGGATTATATAAGTGAAAATTTTGATCTTAAAGAATTTTCGGTTTCAGCAGATTTTCCAGAATTAGCTAAAAAACAAAAGTTTACTCCAGAACAAGAAGCTACAATAAGAAAATTAGTTATCGAATTAATTCAACCTATTAGAACTTTTTTTAATGAATGGGTATCAGTCCTTTCTGGACTAAGGCAAGATGACTTAAATACAGCAGTAAAAGGTTCAAAAACATCAGATCATAGACTTGGGGCAGCTGCCGATATTACTTCTCTTAAAATACAATATGACCCAGAATCAACTGCTTGGGATTTATGGAAAAATCTAGGATTGAAAGACAATATGCATTTAAAGCAATTAATATTTTACAAAAAGAAAAGATTTTTACATGTTTCAATTAATAATCCTAATAGTAGAACCAGACATGAATTAATAGATTGGGATGGAAATAGAAAGGTAGTTGCAACATAAAATGCCAGCAACAATAATTGTTCCAAATATAAATAGTATTTTCGAAATAGCTTTCGAAAAATATCCAGAATTAGCCAATCAAATTATTGAAGTAGCTATGCCGGGAATTAGCATAGATCCTACCGATTTTAGAGTAAAAGAATTTAGAATCCGACAATTACCAACTCAAAATGAACCAACGAAAGAAGAAATGACAATTACCTTTAATGCTGATGAAAATTTTGATAACTATTATACCATTTATACATGGATACGCTCAGGTACGCGTGGGGGTATGGGAATACATGCAAGAGATCTAGATTCGGATATTATTCTTACATTAACAGATTTAAATAAACGTCCTATAATGAAGCTTGTTTATAAACATTGTTTCCCAACTAATCTTTCTGAAATGCCTTTAAATACTCAAGACGAAGGAAACACCCCGTTAAACTTTACAGCAACCTTTGTAGTAAATGATATTTTAATAACTAGATTAGACCCCAGTTTAAAATAAAAATAATTGTTGACAAAGTATAATTAAATTTGGTATATTATTATATGATGCAAATCAAGTGCTATCTAAAAGATATGTTCAACCTTAAGCTTTCGATAATTGAAATTGATAGGATTGAAATTCAAAGAAATCTTTCTTCTTATATGAGTGTATATGCGCCAGCATACCGATTCGATTGGAGATTTAAAAAGAAACTTTGGGATGGTAAACTCTATTTTTATAAAATATCTACTCAAACTCTTCCTCGAGGACTACTTTATGAACTAAAAAAATTTTGTAAAATCTTTAATTATTCTCTTTGGATCGATGAAGGAATTGAAATAAATAATTTTTCAGGACTATCTAAAAGAGAAGTTGAAGATTTCATTTTAAATCTTGTTAATAATATGAATATTCCTAAGGAATATTATCCGAGATCATATCAATTAAAATATTTTACTAAATTTATACAAAAAAATGTATTATTATTAGAATCCCCTACCGCATCTGGAAAATCCTTAATTATTTATATGTGTTTATTGTATACCTTGAATTTACTTCCTAAGGAAAAACAAATACTTATTATTGTTCCAACTATACAATTAGTAGAACAAATGTTTCATGATTTTAAAGATTATGGTTTTCCATCTTATAAATATTGTTCAAGAATATATTCAGAAAGAAAAAAAGAATCATTAGAAAAACTTCGAACTAAAAAAAGAGTAATAATTTCTACTTGGCAATCTTTGAAAAGTCTTCCCCCATCAGAATTTCAAAATATAGGATTTGTAGTTGGAGACGAAGCTCATGAATTTAAAGCTCATCATGCTAAAAAAATAGTTGAATCTTGTAAGAACGTTGATTTCAAACTTGGAACTACTGGGACTCTTCATACTAGAGATAAAGCATCAAAAATGACAATCGAAGGAATATTCGATAAAGCAATAAAATATATAGATATTAATCAATTGATTCGCAAAAAACATATATCTGATTTTAAAATACAAATTTTAAATTTAATATATCCAGATAATATCTGTAAAATGGCAAAGACCTTTAATTTTCAAGCTGAAATGGATTTTATTGCACTTCAACCATATAAAAAAATAGTAATTAATAAAATTTGTGAGAAGATTGTATCAAAAGGGGAGAACGTTCTTATTCTTTTTAAAACTAGGTCTTACGGAAAACAATTAATAGAAGAACAACTCAAAAAATTTAAGCCCTTATATGTAGACGGTACAATAAAAATGAAAGATCGAAAAAAGGTAGTTTTTGATTGTGAAAACAAAAAAGGAATAATAGCAGTTTGTTCTTTTGGTACTTTCAAAAGAGGAATCAATATAAAAAATCTTCATCATATAATATTCTCACAATCAATTAAGACTGAAATTGGATTATTACAATCTATCGGAAGAGCATTAAGAATCCATGAATCTAAAGGTTTTGCTACGATTTGGGATTTAGTAGATAATTTAGCAATTAAAAAACATATAAATTTTTCATTAAGACATTTTAATGAGCGTAAAGAAATATACGAAACCCAGGGATTTAAAAATATAAAATTCAAGGATATAATATGTCAAAAATTGGAAAAAAGCGAATCAATATCGAAGCAATGAAAAAAGAATTAAGCTTCCTTTCTATAAATTTAGAGGGGTCTTTAATAAGAAAATTATGTAAACATTTAGAAGATTTACAACCAAAAAAGATAATTGAAATTGGTACATTACAGGGGGTGATAACTATATTTCTAGCTAAAATTGCTGATAGAGTAGAAACCTTTGATAATATTGAAAATCCAATTTGTTTTAAACTTTGGGGTCATTTTAGAGTAAAAGATAAAATTTCTTATAATATTGTAAAAAGTAATAAAGAAAAAGCTGATGCAATAGATAGATTCGAATCTTCAGATTATCAACTAGTTTGTATAAATCAAGTTCCTACGCCAGGATCGCCGAGATTCTTTGATTATGATATTACTAGCAGATTCAAAAATCATTTTCTTACTCCAGCAGGACTAGAGTACTCCAATCCTTATTTTTTTTGAAATAAAAGTTGACAAATAAGAATTAATTTTGTATATTATAATTAGATAATAAAATCTATAATGGGAGGAAAAATTATGAAACCCAGCGATTTGAAAAAAAAGCTAGTAAAAGATCTCAATGAATCTCATGTAATGTTACTCAAAGGTTTTTATGACTATGATCTTGCTGATTTGCCAAATCTTTTGGAAGCTAAAGAAATAACTATTAAAATAAAAAAAGCAGCAGATAAGATGCTCAAAACATTATCTAAAGAGATAAGTAAACTTCAATAAAAAAGACTTATTTAATAATAAATGGTTGTTCAGAAAATATGATACTACCTCGAAGGGATTTAAGGAATATAAAAAAGGAAATAAATAACTAACAGATCAAAAAAGATTTCTCTTCAATTTTATACATTTAAAATAATGAAAAATGCATTAATAGTAGATTTTTCAAATCTTGCTGCTCGCGCATTTTGGGCTGTGAACTTAAAAACCTCTGATGGAAGGCATTCTGGCTTAGTATACGGCATGCTACGTATGTTATTCAATAAAATACAAGGCCTTAACATTACATCTGTATATATTTGTATGGACAGAAAGCCATATTGGAGAAATCTTGTATTTCCAGAATATAAAAAAGGACGCAGAAAATCACAAGATCTAATGGGGGATTATTACGATGATTATATCGAGCAATTAGAAGATATGAATCGTCTTTTACCTGCCTTAGGATTCTATTGTCTTGCTTATAAAGGAATGGAAGCTGATGATATTGCTGCAGCTTTTGTTTTTAAATTTAAAGATCAATATGATAATTTATATACTTATTCCGGCGATCATGATTGGTTTCAATTAGTTGGAGGAAAGGTTAAACATATCCAACCGAAAATAAAATCTGATGATATTATTATATCAGAAAATAACTTTTCTGAAATAGTTGGAGTAAAAGATACAAATACCTTTCTTGATATTCTTTGTTTTGCGGGAGATCACGGTGATGCTATACCTTCAATATTTGCAACCAGAAATGGAACAGAAGAAGAAGGATATTATTGGGAAGAACCAGCAAGAGTAATTTCAGAATCTAAAATAAAAAAGATTCTTGCCTCCCCTTATAATGAAACTAAAAACCTTCTTGAAGGAAAAATTAATCCTGTTAAAGGAATTGGTCCTAAAACTGAAATCTTATTTTCTAAAATTTCTGATATTCAAAGAGAAAGATTTAAAATAAATAAAAAACTTATAAATCTTCAAAATGGAAAAGAAAAGTTAGAAGCCCTCAGAGAACTTAAAAATGAATTTGAAATTCCAAAACATAATGAGAATATGCTTGCTCATATAATTCAAAAATATGAATTATCTTCAGTTCGTATAACCAAAGACTTTCCTTATTATTATATAAATATTGGAAAATATAAAGAAAAACCTGTAATAAATAAAAGTAAATTTATGAATTTATTAAAAGAAAGCAGAGAATGGCGACTGTAGATATAAAGAAAAAATTAGAAGAAGATCTAATAATAGACGAAGCAAATCTTGTTGGAGAATTAAAAAAACAAAAAGATTTGTTACTTACTTGGAGTAATCGATTAAACAGTGTACAAAACGAACTTACTAAAACTATTATTTTATTAGATAGAATCTATTACGAAAAATATAAATTTTATAAAGACGAATTTGAAAGAGCTCTTAAAGATAGAGAAATAAAAATATATGTTGAAGGACATGCAGATATTATTAAGCTAAAAGAAAAAAAGAGAGAATTTGAACTTTTAAGATCAACTATTAAAGGCGGAATTGTTGCTCTTCGAACAAAAGGAAAAACAATAAATACCCTTATATCTCTTCAAGAAAAAGAAATGATATGAAACCCCCCTTAAATATAATTTTTTGCGGAAATTTTAAATCTTCTTTAATAAAACAAATAAATAGTCATTTATTTAATAATGAAGGAATAATTACTTCTATAGAAGATGCTCTATATGAAATTGTTGATAATCCTACACTTTTACAAGAATTAAAATATCAAGAAATAAAAAAAGAAGCTAGAAGTATCTATAAAAAACTTGAAATTCCTGCAAAGTTAGTTCCTGATAGTGTAATTACAGTAGATAAATCTGTATTTGAAGATGAAGAATTTATGGAAGTATTTAATTCGTCTTCTCGAGAAGAAAAATTAAAATTATTAAAAGCAGTAATAGAAATTTTATATCCAAATCAAAAATGGATAATAAATCGATTTTTATATAATCTTATATTTTTTCAAAAAATCAAAGCTACTATAGTTAATAATAATCTCATAAACAATATATATATTTTTGAAGTAAATAATTTTGAGGATCTCGTTGAAATTCTTTCTAACAAATATTTTGATTCAATTGTAATTTCTACAGGTTCAACTGATACTGAAATAGTAGAAAAAATAACAAAAGGATATATCGAACCCTTTTATTTTATTAGAAATGATGAATTTTTATTTTTTACTATAAATAAATCGAAATCTCATAATTATAATTTTTATAAGATATACAAAAATTTACAAAAATATTTAATCGAAAATTTTTCGTGACCGATTATTCGTTTGGATTAACTTTAATCTTTACTATTTTTTCAATTCCTGAATCCTTTTCAGAATAAACAACAGAAATTATTATAACAGTACCAAGATAACTCTCTGCAGTTATATCTTTTATGTCTATACGAGGCTCTTGATTTAAAAGGTCTCGCTTTAAAATTCTAACTAAAGAATCTCGAGAAATTTCATCATTTGGATCCCAGACAAAATTATGAATTTCTGTTCCTAAATCTGGATCCATTAAAGCTGATCCCTTCGGGGTAAGAACAATATTTATAATAGATTCTTTTATAGCATCAGAATCAATAAAAAGAGGAATACTTTTATTTTTTGTTGGAGAAGACCAATCAAGATTTAAATCTACATATTTATAATTTGACATTTTATTACCTTAATTTTACATTATATAGCTTTTAATCTGAACCCCTTGCCAAATCCATTCTTTATCCTTAAAACTTTTAAAATATTGATTTAAAATATTATTATATTTAGTATTTACTATTTTAAAACTAGAAGAATTATTATAATTATCAACATTCTGGTCAAATATAACTTTAAGGTATCTTTCCATTTTTTTATAAGATTCACTTCTTAAATTAAATAAAATCGGATAATCCGAAATCGGAACTTGAGGTGCAGGGGGAACTGGTAAATAAGTAGCTGTTATAATTCCAATATTTATTGAGTCTAAAAACCAATCATCTATTATTCTAGCAAATTCTACAGCAACTTGTCTTCTTTTTTCTGAATCTGTATATAATATACTTTTTCTAAAAAGAGTTTCAAAATTTATTTCTAATTTTGAAGAAATATTCCAATTAGAAGCAACAATAACAGGTTGATGAAATGATTCTGGAGATATAACTTCCCCTGTTTGAATGAACAATTTAGTCTTGGCCGAAATTTCTTGAGCTATAAATTTTGCAGCTCGACGAGGGGTTATTTCCTCTAATTTCTCATCTTTTGGAATCAAATAATAAAAAAATTTAGACATCTAAAAATTTATTCATCCTTTAAAGGCTGAATTTTATCCTCCTTTTTAGGTTTTACTTTTACCTCTGGATCTTCAATTATTCCAAATCTTTGGAAAGCAGAAATTTCTCGAGGCTTTATTTTTATTCCTGTTGAAACAAGAACCTCTTTTTTAATAGGAACAAAAGCAATTTCTATATTATAATTAAAAAGATCGTTTAATTTTTCATTTAATTCCTGAATTTTTTCTTTCGGAACTTCTATTTCTCCTTTACCGTTATCTTTACCAAGTTTTTTCCAAATTGCTATTCTTCTTTCTTCGTAAATTTGAAGTTCCTCCCCTAATTTTTTATCTAAACGAGACAATTCCCATGACATTTCAATAGGTAGATCTTTATCAAAAAACTCTTGAAAAGGAACACGAAAATTAATTAATTCACCGATTGTAATTTTCATATTTTGAATCTCCTTTTATTAATTTATTTATTTTATAACTAAATATACTGAATCTAATTATACTTTGTCAATATCTATTTTTTAGTAATACGAACTGTTTCTGTATGCCAATCATCGTTTATTTGAAACCCATGAGTAATTACAGGGGGGGATGACGGTCCGACCCCTGTTGAATGTATATGATTATTAAAATACTCTAAAAATTTCTCTGAATTTATAATTAAATCCCCATTGTTAGTAGAATCTTGAAAATTAATATTTTTTGCCTCAATATTAACAGTTCCCTTAGCAGAAAGATTTATTCCTGACCCTTCTGAATTAATATTTATTTGACCGTTTTTTATTTCTATTCTTGTTGAGTTATCATCCTGGGTTATAATTATTTTTCCCTCATCAATTTCTATAGTATGACCGGTCTTAGTTTTTATTATTCTTCTCCCTGTTTGATAATCAACAGGATTTTCGAAGTCTGAACCCCCTGGAATAACCCCTGTATAAATTCCTTGAGAGATATTTCCATTGATAAATTGAACAGTAACTATAGAGCCAATTTGAGGAATTCCTGAATCAGATTGAGAATTATGTTGAGCCGTTTGAATAGGATATACTGGTAAAAACCAAGGCAATTTTATAGCTGATATATTATTATCATGAATTCCAAACACACGAACTCGAATTCTCCCCTGACGTTCTGGGTCATTTATTTTTTCAACTCGACCTAAATATATAGAATTAAATTCATTATTGATCTTGTTTTTTATCTTCTTCATTATGAGGTCTTTCTTTTTTAATTATTTATATATTTTTTACAAAAATATCAAAAAAATGTTGACATACTAGAAGGTCTTTTAGTATATTATATTATAAATATTTACAGAAAGGAAATGTATATTTAATGAAGAAAAAAATGAACTATTATATAGATAATAATGAATTACTCGAATTAATAATTAAATATAAAAAATCAGAAAGTACTAGAGATAAAATTATTAATAAACTCGAATCCGAAAGATTAAAGCCTTTATCTGAAGAAGAAAAGGATTCATTAGATTATCCAGAAAAAATGTCCGGGATCGATTTAAATCGTTTAGGATCTCTTATTCTATTACTAGTAGAAAGAATCGCAACAAGATCAAATTTTATTAATTATACTTATAAAGAAGACATGAAATCTCATGCTTGTTTTTCGATTTGGAAGGGATTAAAAACATTTGATCCAAAAAGAAGTAATAGTCCTTTTTCTTATTTCACTCAAACTACTTTTAATGCTTTCCTATATATTATTAATAAACAAAAATTAACTAGAGAAAGACAAAAAATATATCAAGAACATGAAATGGAAAAAATAAAAGAAATGGAAGGAAATGAATCTTTAAAGTTAGCAAGAAAAAAATTTACGAGAGAATTTACTTCGAATAAACTTTTCTATGAATAAACAATCATCTAATTCTAAGGGAGAATTAAATGTCAAAGAGTAATATTTCAAAAGTTATAAATAATAATAAAATAGAGAAAGTAGATAAAAAGGAAGAAAGTTTTAATCCTCTAAAGAATTTTAGAATACCTCAGCATAATAGTAATTGTAAAGTTTGTCATGGAACAGGAAGAATAGGATACGAAGTTTATATTCCAAGTGATCATGATAATCAACCACTTAAGTATAAAGAAAAAAAGCCAGATAGAAAAAATAGAAAAAAAGGACCTATCATTGAATGCCCAGTTTTTAAAAAGGAAATTGATACAGCTCTAAAATCCCATATTAAAAGAGAAAAAGAAATATTTGATAAAAAGAAAGAAATAAAGATTGACAAACTAGAAAAAAATTCAGTAAGTTCTATAAATGAAAAGATTTGAATTAAAAACCAATAAAAACTTTAGGTTTATAGAAATTATTGATAATTGGAAAAGTAAACCAATCAATATAAAAGATATTAATATATTAAAACCTATAATTAATATTCTAAACGAATATTATTCGGATATAGAAGATGGAGAATTTATAGATCTAAAAGAAGAAGAGAAAAAGGAGAAGTCATGAATTTAATTGGGATTGGCTTTAGAGCAAGAGCAGGAAAAGATACTATTGGAAATCATTTAGTAAATAAACATGGATATACCAAATTATCATTTGCTAAAGCTCTTTATGAAGAATGTGAAAATTTAATATTAACCCATAAATTTGGAGATCCTTGGTTTTATTGGTATGATAATAGAAAATGGTTTAATACAATATCAAATTCAGAAAATCTCAATAGACATTCTATAGAATATTTAAAAGACTGGTTATATTCTCAAAAGATTTTAGCTCTTTATTCAGAAGAAGGGTATTTAAATTACTATGGAATGAAGAAAAAAGATCCTCAATTGCTTCAAGCTTGGGGAACTGATTTTAGAAGGGAAAGATTTTCTAAAACCTATTGGATTGATCAAGTAAAGAAAGAAATTAAAGAATTAAGAAGAAAAGGTTACGAAAATATAGTTATTACAGATGTTAGATTCAATAATGAATTCGAATTCATTAAAAAGATGAAGGGAGAGATTTGGAGAGTAGATAGATATGATGCAAAAGGAAATTTAATAATCGATCTATCTAGAGATTCGAACCATTTATCGGAAACCGAATTAAAGAACCGTAAATTTGATTTAACAATAAAAAACGATGGAACAATTGAAACCCTATATTCGAAAATAGATGAAATTCTCATTAAAAAACGCAAAAGAGAGAACCAATATTCCAATAGAAGTTTTGTTATACATTCATAATAAAACTAATAAAATCTCTACTGCTATAGCATGTTATATTAATTATGCCCTTAAACATTTGATAAAAGGGAAATACGAACCTGTTCCTATATCAAATAAAAAAATTGCAGAATTGTTTAATATTTCGGAAAGATATGCTCATAAAATTCTAAAGAAGCTAGTTTCTTTAAATTATATTTCATGTAAAGAAATAGGAGAATTTCCAGAAGAAATAAAGAAAATATATAAACAAAAAGTTGATTCTTCTTCTTTGGTTTATTATCGCTCAGAATATTTACAAGAAATAGAAAAACATATTTTTAAATCGAAGAGTCAAAAAATATTAGAAACCCTTCAATGTAAGGGAGAATTTTTATTAAAATATAATGAACTCTTTGATTATATTTATCTTAATCTAATTAATGTATATGGTTCAGATCTCTTTATATTAGATAAAGATTTTAAAAGGGTCTTTAATATTAGTCTAAAAAATATGATGAGATTCAAAAAAGAATATGTAGAATCTTCTTTCAAGATAGTTAATATAAAAAATAGTTTTACACAACATCCAATTTTAGAAGAATATAAGGATTTTAGTCATTTTAAGATTCGAACAAAGAATAAATTAAAATTAACAAAAGAAGGAATGGATCAGCTTGTTTCATTAAATAGATATGCAACTTTTCTAACGAATAAAAGAGCAATAATTCAAAGAAAAAGCCAATTATTAGATTTAAAATCTGATCCAGATAAATTTTTTAGGTTAGGAGCTGCTTTCTCTGAAAATGAGATTTCAAAAAAAGCTATGAGTTTATTACTCACTAAAGATTTCTTCGTTATTCAGAGAAAACAGCAGCAACTAACTTCAAACTGTAATAGCTATATTAAATATTTCGAAAACCCAAAAATTTATTCAGGAAATCTACGACACCTTAAATTTTTGGCTTAAAATAATTTCGAACAAAAGGAATGGGTATAGGAAAGCTGTGAGAATATTAGGAAATATGAGATAGTTTTTATTAATAAATTAAAATACTTTAAATAAATAAAAGAATAAAGGAAGTAAATAAAGTAGTTAATATTAAATAAATAATTTTAATCTTTTATTTTTTAAATCCAGTAATCAATTTTAAATATCTATACTCTTCTTTCTAAATATAAATTAACCTTGAAAAATTTTTTGAAAAAAAACAATTTTTTGAAAAAAAATTGATTCTCAAAGGTTAATTATCGAATAATAGTGTTTATTAGTTAATATACTAAAATCTATCCAATGAAATACATTTAAATAAAAACTAAAATCTATCCAATGAAATACATTTAAATAAAAACTAAAATCTATCCAATGAAATACATTTAAATAAAGTATAAAAATTTAAAAAAAAGTGTTGACTTTTAATTTCTTTATTAGTATATTAGTTATAAGGGATTGGAAAATTAAATGAGCCAAATGAAACAAAATAACTTTAAAGTTTTAAATGAAGTAGAAGCAGTACACCTAAGACCCGAAATTCTACTTGGTACTACAGAAGTCATAAAAAAGTCTTTCCTGATTTATAACCCTAAAACTGAAGAATATGATTCTATTGAATTTGATTATTCGGAGGGATTTTTTCGCTTATTCGAAGAGGCGGTAACTAATTCAATAGATGAGTTTGATAGAAATAAATCCGTCTCCTCAATACGAATTGAGATCGGGGATGACTTTATTAAAATTCGAGATAATGGTGGGGGATATCCTCTTCATAAATATAAATTTGAGGGGAAAGAAAAATATGCTCCTGAATGGATATTAACTAAATTGAATTCAGGGGTAAATTTTGAGGATATAGATCGTAATACTGTTGGTATGAACGGAGTTGGAATTTCCCTTGTTAATTTTCTTTCAAAGAAATTTATTCTTCGAACAAAAAACAAAAAATCTCTTAGATATGTCCAAATATTTCGTGACTATTCTAAGAAGAAAACTGAACCAAAATTTAATGGGAAGGTTTCAGACCATCAATTCGATGGAACAGAAATTATTTTTTATCCTGATTTTGAATTATTTAGATTAGATAAATCTATTCTTAAAGATTATATTCCTTTGATGGAAGAATATTTTAGAAAACTTTCTATGGTTTATCCTAAAATCAAATTTTATTTTAATAAAAAAAGGATTAAAACAAGTCAGAAACAGACTATTAAAGCTCTTATTAATGGAAATATAATTTATAAAGAAATTACAGATAGCGCTACTATTGCCTTCGGTCTTAGAAGAGATGAGTCAGGGCAAGATTTCTTTATGATAAATTCGAAACCTATTGAGAGCTGGACGTCTTTTGATATGCCTTTTACATATAACTTATTTAATAATATTAGGGAAAAATTAAATAAGAAATATAAGCTTAAGATTTCGAGGAATACCTGGTTAAATGAGAATATTACGAGAGTTGGAATATTCAAAGGCCTAAATGTTAAATTTAAAAATCAAACAAAGGATATTCTTGCTAGATTTGATTCCTCTGATTATCTCTCGTTTGCTTCGAAAGAAAATATTGAAAGAATAGCTCGAGCCTTTATTAATAATCAAAAATTTGTTGAAGCTTATCTTGAATTTCATGCTTCTAAAGATAATCTTGAAGCTAAGAAAAAATTAAAGAAGATAAAAAAACAATTTATTGATAAATTAATAGAGGCTACCTCAAAAGATCCAGAGGAAAAAATCTTGATAATAACAGAAGGAAATTGTTTAGAAGAAAATACTGAAGTATTAGTTTTAAATCATAATAAATTATTTAATAAAAAGATAAAAGAAATTAATATTGGGGATATAGTTTTAACACATAAGAAAAGATTTAAAAAAGTTATTAATAAAGTAGCTAGGAAAAAAAGAGGTTTTTTAGTAAAATTAAAAAACGGGGAACAATTTATAGCTTCTTCTGATCATAAAATGTATGTTTTTAACAGTTTAAAGAAGGAATTCGAATTTAAAAAAATAAAGGATCTAAATTTAGATTATGATAAATTGGTTAAACATAATGAATTATTATAACGTTGCCTCCCTCAGCTCATATTAAAAAACTTAGATTTAATAAATAATATTAAGAATATGAAGATCGAGGGAATTAAAATGAAGGATAAATTTAAAATAGTAATTAAAACTGATAAAATGAAAAAGTATATTCATGAATATATGAAATATGAAATGATAAATAACAACCATTTTTCAATTATAGGTTTACTTAAAAATCATATTCATAAAACTAAAGGAATTTCTTTGGAAGAGTATTTATCTAAGCAAAATAAAATTCGCAAGTGTAATTTCTGTAATAATTTTAGTAAAATTGTTGGATTTTCTTTCGATTCTTTTAAATCAGGAACATTATTTATTTCAAATATAAAATATAAAAAAAATTTTTATTATTGCTATAGTAAGGATTGTCCCGGAAAGAAATTAAATCCTAATAGTGTTGAATTTGTTTCTAAATCTAGAAATATTTCAAACGAAGAAGCTTTGAAATATATTCATAGGAGAAATAAATCCCCCTTTTATAGAGAAAACCATAATTCTTTAAAAGAATATAAATCTTATCAAAGACGAGATGAAAAATGGTTTATTGAAAATAATAAATCTTTTGATAAATTCAAAAAGAGATTAAGATATATTAATACTTTAGATTATTTTATTGAAAAATTAGGTAGTAAAGAATTAGGATTAGCGAAATATTTAGAAATAAATAAAAGAAAAGATTCAATGTCATTTAATCATTATTTGAAGAAATATAATAATAATTATATTGTAGCGAGAAAAGAATATAATAAAAGAATAAAAAAATGCTGTTCTAATTTATCTCCTTTTATTTGTAACGGGGTTTCAAAAGAATCTATTAAGGTATTATTAAAATATTATAAATTTTTTAGAAGACAGAATATTGATAAGGATAAAATATTTATAGGATTAAAGGGGAGTTCAGAATATAATATTTTATATAAAACCAAGGAGGGAAATAAAAGATTTTTTTATGACTTTACAATACCTGAAATAAAATTAATAATAGAATATCACGGAGAGAAATTTCACCCAAATCCTAAATGGAGATTTGAAAATATAAACAAGTGGAATAAATGGAGGGGGATATTTGATAATTTAAATGTCGAGAAAAGGTATAAATTAGATTTACTAAAGAAAAAAGAAGCTGAAAAATCTGGCTTTAAAGTTTTTGAAATATATTCTTCTGATAATAAAGAAGAAAAATATGAGGAAATTATTAATTGGTGGTATTTAAAGGAAAACAAAAATGAATAATAATTTTAAATTATTAGAAATCGACTCAATAGAAGAGATAGAAGAAGTTGAAATGATAGATCTATCTGTTCAAAAAGATGAAAGTTTTACTTTATCGAATGGTTTAATTTCTCATAATTCGGCGGCTGGAGCATTTAGAAATGTTCGTAATAGTAAAATTCATTCTATATTACCTCTTAAAGGTAAAGTTCCAAATGTTAAGAAATTAACTCTAAAAGAAGTTTTAAAAAATCCTTCCTATCAAAATATTATCGGGTCACTCAGATTAACAGGTGATAATTCAGATTTAAGACACGGTAAAGTTTATATCGCAACAGATACAGATCCAGACGGGAAACATATTCGAATTCTTTTAATTCAATTTTTTGCAAAATTCTTTCCTGAATTTATTGATGAAGGTAGATTGTTTATTTTAAATTCTCCTTTGTATGAATATAAATTAAACAAAACTTTGAAATATTCTTATGGGGAGAAACCCCCTCCAGAAGCTACTGATATTAGTTATTTTAAAGGATTAGGTTCGAATACTAAAACTGCTAATAAAGAGATTATGGAAAATCCTAAGCTCTTATTAATAAAAGATTCCAAAGAATTAAAGAAAATATATAGAGAACTTTATGATTATTAATTGGGAAATAATCAAAAAATATATTGACAAACAAGAATAAAAATTTGTATATTATAATAATATAAATTTTAGAGAAAAAAATGGAAGAAATAAAAAGGTGGTATAAAGAATACGAAATTAAAACTGTATTTGATCGAGCTGTACCTTCGATTATGGATGGTTTTAAACCGGTTCAAAGAAAGATTTTTTATACTGCTCTTAGTAGGCTTAAAAGTAAAATGAATACAAACGCCTTTAGTGGGGCAGTAAAAGAATATTCTAATTATCATCACGGTGATATGTCGATTGTTGCTACAGTTAATAATATGGTAGCTGAATTTAGAAATAATTTTCCTATATTTTTAGGGTATGGGAATTTTGGAGATAAATTAGAACATACTCCCGCAGCCGCACGATATACAGAAATTTCTTTGAATCCAGAATATTTGAAATATATGGTAATGAATGAAATATTGGAATATGAAATTCAAGACGATAATAAAATACATGAACCAAATTATTATCTTTTTACTCTTCCAATGGTTCTTATAAATGGAACCAGAGGTATAGCAGTTGGAATGAAAACGGATATTCTTCCATATAAACTTTCTGATATTAAAAGAAACGTAAAACAGGTAATTAATAATAAGAAACAAACCCCTCTTATTCCTTTCTTTCCTCAATTTAAAGGTAAGGTAAAAAGAGAAAATTCTAAATGGGTTCAATATGGAAATATTGAACTAGAAAATTCTACTACTATTAAAATAACTGAATTAACAACTAATTATGAAAGTGTTAAATATCTTCAAGTATTAGAAGAGTTAAAAGAAAATAAAGTCATTTATGATTATGAAGATAATTCTTCAGATAAAGTAGAGATCGTTGCTAAAGTTACTAAAGAAGTATCTAAAAAAATTAGAAACAAGCTTCATAAAACTTTCAAATTAGTTTATAATCTTCAAGAAAATATTAAAGTACTTGATCCTTCCGGAACTAAGGTTTTAGAATTTAATACCCCAGAAGAATTAATTGAAACTTTTGTTCTAGAAGTTCTTAAAAAATGTGATAGATATAGAATTGAAAAAATGAAGGAATATGAAAAAACAATTGATAAATTAATTCAGAAGATTAAATTTATTAAATTCGTTTCTTGTATTAATAATATTACAGATCTTTCTAGAAAAGAATTAAAGAGGTTAGTTCTGGAAAAAATAAAGATCGATAGGAAATATCTTGATGAATTTTTACAAATTTCTATATTCGGTTTAACCAAAGATTCAGTAAAGAAATACGAAAAAGAAATTAAAGAATTCAAAATTAAATTAAATAAATTTAAAAGAATGAATAAAAACGATATATATTTAGGGATGATTATATGATAAGTTATAATTTATTAATGGAGTATTATATAGCTTCAGATTCTGAATCTTATATAGGGGCCACTCTTCAATATATTGATAAATGTTTAGATATTGATATAAGTGAATTCAAAAAATCTGATCTTCCTCCGGAATGGCTTCAGTTAATTGAAAAAGAAGCTCGAGAAATGAATCTTATTAAAGACAACGATAATAAGCATAATTTTTTGGAATTGAGTTAATTAATGAGAAAATATGCCAGAATATCATAATTATACAGCTGAAGAGATTCATTCAAAGATCTTTTATACATCAAAATATTTTAAGCCCTTTAATTGGGATTCTAGATCTCCAATTGATTATAAAAGGTATATTTTAAGAAATATTACAAATAATAAAGTATTTAAGAGAAACAAAAACTTTTATAAATTACTTGGAGAAAAATATCCTCTTAAAGAAAATCTAGATTCGATAATTTATGGAATATTTTTGAGTAGTAGTACTCCAGATATATATAGTTTTGATATTAAGGAATTTCCGAAATTTCATCGCAGATGGGTATCGTTCAAGACTCAATTAAAATCAAAAACTAGAGAAGATTTAAGAGTAATTAAAGAATATATGAGGATCTACCAACTTTCTTTTTGGGGATTAATAAAATATATCCCGAATATAAGTGATCATGTTTCTCATATTTTTTATTTATATAAAGACTCTAGAATAACTGCGTCTACCTTTGGAGTTGTTTATTTAAAGGCTTTTGAAAATCCAAAGGCTCTAGAAAGATTTAAAGAATGGCAAAAAAAATATGAGCGTAGCTTAAATTCTCAAGAATTTTTTAGAGAAGTATTTCGTTGGTATCGATTAGTAAAATTAGCAAAAAGTTGTTGACAAACTATCTTTGATTTTTGTAAATTAAGTATAAAGAAATAAGAATAATAGAATAAAAAGAAAAAAAAGACAAAAGACAAGGAGAAAATAGAATGAATAGAACAGATATTTTAAAACAAATAGCAGAAAATAAGAAAAAAATTAAGGACAGTGTAAAAAAAGGATTCGAAGATAATAGAGATAAAACTTTTTGGCTTCCCCCCTGGGATCAAAATACCCAAACTGGATCTGCAGTAATTGCTTTCCTTCCTTTTTCTAATATGTTTCTCGATGAAGCAGATAAAAATTTCGAAATAGCTCCATACGTGTTTGTTCCGGAACATTCAAATATGACTGGAACTCGAGGAAAAAAATATTGGGGGATTTTATGCAGAAGTATTTTCGGTCGGGGAGAATGTCCTATATGTAATAAATTTTGGGAATATTGGAATTCTAGTGAAGAAGATAAAAATTTTGCAAAGGGGATGGGAATATCTCGAAAAAGATCTTTTGTTGGTAATATTATTGTAATTGATAATAAAAATAATCCTAGTGAAAACGGAACAGTTTTTAAATGGAAGTTTGGTATAAGAATTAAAGAAAGAATTGATGCAAAGATTAGTCCTAGAGATCCGAATGAACCTTCTCAATTTGTTTATAATCCTTCAAGAATTGTTCCCTTTAAAGTAAATATTATTGAATCTGGAGGATTTCGTGATTATGGTCAATCTGAATGGCTTACTGATGGTAAATCTATAGCCGACTGGATAATGCCAGAAGCAACAAAAGCAGAAAAAACAGATTTCATTGATAATCTTCCCCTTTATTCTGTTCAAGATATTATTAAAAAGGAATATTATAAATCGTATGAAGAAGTAGAGATTATCCTTAATGATGTTTTAAGAGCTAATGGAGTTAAAGTAAGTGAAACAGTAAAAAAACCAAAAGAACTAAAAACTGTTTCTGATGAAGCTCCAGAGGATGAACTTTTTGGGGGAGAAATTGAAGTAGAAGAAGATAAGATTCAAGATGAAGATCTTTTAGAAACAGAAGAAGAAGATAGTTTTGTAGATGGATTATTTGATGATGAAAGAACCGAAGGAGAATAATTAAATGGAGAAATGGAAAATTACAGAAGAGCAAATTGTTACTTTACAAGATGCATGTAAGATTAATGAACTTCTTCTTATAAAGCCTGAATCTAAAGAACTTATTTCCACTGATTCTATAGATGAATCATTTAATGTTTTATTTCTTAATACAAGTTTTGGTTATTCATTTGAAAAAGCATTTATTGTTCATAATCTTTCTGAAATTGTTAAAGTAATAAAAAATATCGGATCCGGAGCAGTGATATTATTAGCAGAGGATAAACTTTCTGTTATGGATCCAAAAGGTGATATTAAATGTAATTATCTTTATGCTTCAGAAGATATAGTTGATAATATTAACAAAGTATATGGATTATATCAAGATTATATATCATCGATTAAAAATAATGAACAAACAAAGAGGTTCAAATTTGCTGATATATTTTTTAAAAGAATTAAGACCTTTAGTTCTTTTAATTTTAATACTCTTTCCTTTCAAAAGGATCAAATTATAATTTATGATAATACTGGTTCAACTGAAATTAATCAGAAAGATAATGTAATTCTTAAAACTGAATCTGAATTTGATAAAAATTTCCGACTTGATTTGGACCTTCAGGACTTTCGTAAATTAAAGGAAGGAAATTATATATGTTATGGTTCTCCTCAAGGCTTTATTCTTTTTGAAGATGAAGAAAATAAAAATGTTTATCTTCTTGCTTGTAATAATCTATAAATCTTTTTAAATTAAAGGCATGAAATGGATTTATCACAATCTATGTGGGAGTTTAAGTATGCTCCCAGAAGTGTTGATGAATTAATTCTTCCAAATCGTTATATTGATTTGTTTAAAAGATGGATATCAAATCAAATGGTAGACAATTCTCTATTTGTCTCTCACGAACCCGGTTCGGGTAAAACTTCCGTTGCAAAAATCATAATTAATTCTAAAATATTTTCTACATTATTTATTAATGCTTCAAGAGAAACATCTATAGATAATGTTAGAAATAATATTAAAAATTTTGTTAAAACTGTATCCATATCAAATAGGAATTCTCCGAAGGTAGTTATATTGGATGAAGCAGATAGATTATCAGCACAAGCTTTAGATGCACTAAAGGGGGAAATCGAAGCTGCATCTAAAAACGCTAGGTTTATTTTTACTGCTAATCGTAAATCTGCTTTTCCAAAACCAATTAAATCAAGATTAAATGAATTTGATTTCGACCAGATGTTTTCTGAAAATAAAAGAGAGATGTGGACAAAAGGTTACGAAAGGATGAAATTTATTCTTGAATCAGAGGGAATTGAATTTGATTATAAAACTGTTGGAAATATAATAAAGAGATTCGCTCCTGATTGGAGAAATATAATACGAATTTTACAATTAATGTCTGCGTTTAATAATGAAATCACGAAGGAAGATTTTTCAAGTTTGGATGTAACTACAAACCTTACAGAATTAATTGATCTCTGTAAAGAAAACGAATTTCAGAAAATTCGAGAGTTCTGTGTTAAAAATATCGGAAACGAAATGAATTTAGTTCGAGGATTATTTACTCTTACAAAGTCTGTAGAAATGTTTAAATCTCAAGAAGATGCAGCGATGCTTATTATTAATCTTGCTGATTTTGAAGAAAAAATACTTAATGTTCCAGATCTAGATATTTACTTTACTGGATTAATTCTTAAAATTTCTAAGGAAGTAAAATTTAGATGAAAAAATTAGAAGAACCTTTATCTTCAAGGATAATTGATTTTATTAATATAAATTTGCCTTTTGGAATAAAGATTCGGTGGGGGGTATCTCGTTGGTGTCTTTTGATTGGTAAATTTGCTATTAAATTTCCTATGGTAGTTCGATTAAAATATTTTTATTATGGTTTATTTGCAAATTTAGTTGAAGGAGAATTTAAAGGCCACGAGGAAAGGTATAAAATACCTAAGATTTATTTCAAGGGTATTTTAGGATTTGGAATAATATCTGAAAGATGTTCTTTACTAACTGATGATGAATATTATTCGATTGATAAGGAATTTTTCCCTATAAATCGAGATTTTCAATATAGAAATATAGGGAAAACAAAAGATGGTAGAATTGTAATGGTAGATTTTGCAGAAGTATATAAAGAGAATTAATTTGTTGACAAACTATGAAGGGATTTAGTATAATAAATGATTAATAATTTTTTTGATGTACTTAAAAATATTACTTATTCCAAAAACCCTAATGATCTTGGAACAAGTGAATATAAGCCTTATATGGTAAATAGATATTTATCTATGCATAAGAATTATTTTTTCTTTGCAGAATTAATGAATAATAATCTCTATCTTCTTTTAAAAGAATATCAAGAACTTTTATTGTTTTATATTATTCCGAAAAAATGGGTTTTTTTTAAATATATAAAATCCGATAAAAGAAAAAAAGTTAATGGATTTGAAGAGATTCAAAATAAATTTAATTTATCTAATCAAAAAACAAACGAAGTTATAGCATTTCTTAATCGTTTAAATAATGCAAGAGATGGATTTTGATTGAACATTATATTTTGAATTCTGGATTAATAGGAGTTACGAAAGTTAGTGAAAATATTTGGAAAGCTCGCTGTCCTGTTTGTGGGGATTCTAAAAAATCATTAACTAAAAAAAGATTTATTATAATGTTTAAAGAAAAAAGGGTGTTCTGCCATAACTGTAATTATTCTGCTACATTTGAATGGTTTTTGAAAAAAGAAAAACCCGAAATATATGATTCGTATATTAAAGATATATTATCGAAGTCTAAAAAGAGGGAAAAAATTGAATTCAAATTAGATAAAGAACTTATTCAAAGAAGAAAAAAATCATTTAATGAAATTATAAAGGTTTTTATAAAGCACGGAGGACAGAAAAATATATCTCATATAAAATTTGTATCAGATTATCTGAATTCTAGAGGATTAAACCAATTTAAACATAAGTTTTGGTATATTTCAAATTATACAGCATTTGTAAATGATTTAGAAAAAGCAGATAATAAATGTAATCCAAAATCAGATGAACGTCTTGTTATTCCTTTCGTTATTAATGAAACAAAAGAAATATATGCTATGCAAGGACGAGCTTTGAGAGGTCAAAATCCTAGGTATCTTACTTCAATTTTTACTGAATCAAAAGGAAAAATCTATAATTATTATAATTTGGATAAAGAATCCTCAGTTTTTATTACAGAGGGGCCAATTGATTCTTTATTTCTTCCTAATGCGTGTGCTCTCGCAGGGAGTGCGATAACCCGAGATATTCTCGAAAAGTTTAAAGAATTTCAGAAAGAAGTAATTTTTATATTTGATACTGATTTTGTGTATAACAAATCTATTAGGAAATCTGTGAATATAATTTTAGATAATGGATTTAATATATTTTTTCCTCCTAAAAAATGGATGAAATATAAAGATATAAATGATATTGTAATAGGTGAAAGGATAACTACTAAAGATGATCTTAGAATGATTATTTTAGAAAATTCTCATAAAGGGATATTAGGAAAAACTTTATTATCAAAATATCCAATAAAGAAGGATATATTAAGATGAAAAAACTCGTGAAACTTTTTTCATATCCTGGTGCAAAATATCATATAGTTCCAATTGTTAATAAATTAATAAGTAGATTGGATCTAGATATTTATATAGAACCTTTTTTAGGGAGTGGGGATATTTTCTTGAATCTTAATAAGGATTTTAAATTTTATACGTTGAATGATATTAGTTTTGATTTGATGAATATATGGAATACTTTTAAAGAGATAGATTACGAATTATATAAAAAAGAAATAATGTTTATAAGAAATAAATTTGGAGATATTGGAAAAGATAAAGAGGCTTATTATACTTTTAGAGATTTTTTTAATGAAAAATTTTATAAGATTTGTGGTAAAGAATATAATAGAAGAGGAATATATCTTCATATTTTAATTTCCTCTTGTATTAATCATTTAGTGAGATTTGGACCGAAAGGCTTTTCTCAATCGTATGGCAAGAGATGGAATATTCTTTCTGAATTAGATTTTAAGAATTTCAAAAGAGTTTTAGAAGACGAAACTTTTACTAAACAATTCTTTTTTTGTAATTATAATTGGATTCATATTCCTAATCTTTATAATTATTTAAATCAGGGGAACGTTCTATTTTTTATGGATCCTCCTTATTATAATTCTCAGATACAAACGTATGGTAAAAATAATTTTAATAGAAACGATTTAATTAAATTTCTTAAATTGATTAGTAATGCTAAAAGTAGAATTATATACACAGATATTCTAAATGAATATAATAAAGAATATTTAAAAAATTGGAATAGAATTTCTATTCAAAAAAATATGAAAAATGTAGGTCCAAATAAAATTAAAAGAAGTGGGAAGGAAGAATATTTATTTTATAATTTTAATTCTAATAAATTCAGGGAATTAATAAATGAAAGAATGTAAACATTTATCTATAAGATTTGAAGAATGGGCTACTGTAAAAACATGGGTTCATAAACCTGGTTCTAAAACGGATTTAAAATCAAATAAAAACGGTTTTTATAGGATTAGAACATATCCTTTGCATCGATGTGAAACATGTGGGCAATTATTACTTATCAAACGTTGAGGAATTTCTAAAAAATAATTTAAATATGAGAATAGTAATTGGAGATGTACATTGGGGCGTTAGAAATGCGTCTGAATATTATTTAAATAAGCAATTAGAATTCTTTAAGAAGCTTTTTAAAGATATAGATAATAAGTATATTGATGAACTTGAAATGATTATTTTTCTTGGCGATTGGTTAGAAAACCGTCGTTCCTTGAATATTTTAATTCAAAATCATGTTATTAAAATTCTAGATAAGTTCGAATCTTATGGAGTTCCTGTTATTCATATATTAGGAAATCACGATGTTTATTTTAAAAATACTAATAAGATAAACGGTCTAAGACCATTATTAAAGAAATATAAAAATCATATCTTAGTTGATAATGATTTATATATTCATAAATTTGATAACGAATATTATTTATTTGTTCCCTGGATTAATAAATCGAATGTTCAAGATTTTGCAAGAAAAATAAGAGGATTAAAAAATAAAAGAAGAACAATCGTTTTTGGGCATTTTAACTTTTCAGAATTTACTAAATTTTCAAGACAAGAAGAAGAAAATATAATTTGCTTTTCTAGTTTTAATCAATTTGCTCATGTATATTCCGGTCATTTTCATTTATACATTAATAAAGGAAAGGTAACTTATATTGGCTCGATTCTTGATTATAGATGGGGGGAGGAATTAACCCCTCATGGATATATGATAATTGAACCTAATTCAATATCTGACAGGGGGAATATTATAGATGAAAAAGTAAAAATGGTTTTAAATGAAGAAAATATCCATAGAAAATATATTATTGGATCAAAAGAAGATCGAAAGGAAGTTTTAAAAACCTGTAAAGATAAAGAAGTAAAAATAGTTCTCCTTAAAAATTTTGAAATGACAAATAATGAATATGATAATTTTATATTTGAAGTTGATAAAAAAGCTCATTATATACAAGTTCTTTTAGCAAATGACATATACGAAGATGGTAAAGGGGAATTAGTTAATATGGAGTCCTTTGAAGATTTTATTGTTGAGTATTTTAAAGACAAAAAATACGAAGGAAATATTAATACTAAATTATTAATTAAGATCTTTTTAAATCTATATAAATCAGTGAAGGAATAATGAAAAATAAATTATCAAATCAAAGCGTCAAAGAAATTCCTGGAATTAATAAAGCAAATTATAATTCTAGAGAAAAGAAATTCAAGACCCCTATTTCAACCGAAAACGGATTAAATTATAATCAAACTTGGCAGACTAGAAAATTAGTTGCTATTGGTCTTTCAGAATTGCCAGAAGATCGATGGCCATTTAAACACAAGGGAGAAACAGACGAAGAATTCAAAAAGAGAATAGAAAAATTAAAAAGAGGTTGACAAATTCGGTTTTATTTAGTATATTATAATAAAAAGAGGTAAAGATGTTTTTATTAAATAAAGAAATAGTAATTTTAGGAGACGTCCATGGGAATTTTAAAGAACTTAAATATATTCTTGAAGACTGGATTCAACCGAAACCTAAATTAGCAATACTTTGTGGAGATATTGGATTATTTTGGCCGAGAAGTCTTCCGGAGCATAATAAAATATTTTCTGATATTGATATGAAAATATTATTTATTGATGGAAATCATGACCGACATGATATTTGGCAGACAGAAAACAGTCCAATTATAGATTCGCTTAAAGCTTCCGGGAAATATTATATGCCAAGAGGTTCTATAGAAAGAATAATGAATCAAAATTTTTTATTCCTCGGTGGAGCTCTTTCGATAGATAAATTATTTCGTCTTCCTTATATTTCTTGGTGGCCCGAAGAAGAATTATCTCAAAAGGATTATGAAAAAATTGATAAGAATGTTCCAATTGATGTTGTAATTTCTCATGATATTCCAAATTCGTTTAAATTTAAACAATTAGATAGATTTGAAAAACAAGATGAACAAACAAGACGGATTCTTGATATTATTCTTCATGAAAAGAAACCGAAAGAGTGGTTTTTTGGCCATCATCATATACAAACTTCAGGAAGATTTGAGCATGATAATGGTTTGATTACTGATTGGGTTGGATTAACAGATATTCCTAGTTTTCGTCCTGGAGAAGATTATCTTAAAAATTTTAAAAGAGAATATTCTGAAAAACAAATGTGGCAAGAATGAAATGGAAAAAAATTCCGATATATCTTTAAAAATAGATAAATTAAAACGAGAAATTTCAATTTTAAATCAAAAACAGCATGCTTTTAAAATCTTGCTCAATGCAGGATACGGTGCTTTAGGAAGTGTATATTTTTCTCATTTTGATATTAGATTAGCAGAAGCTGTTACTTATACTTCTCAACTAGTAATTAGATATATGATTCAATATCTAGAAAAAAATCTTGGAATAGAAATTATATATTCTGACACTGACTCCCTTTACCTTTCTGTAGAACCTCAAGTTAGAAAATATTGTAAAAAGACAGGTAAGAATTATGAAGATCTGACTTATGAACAAAAGCGAGAAATATATGATTTATTAGATAAGAAGATTTCTAAAGTTATTAAAAGAGGATATGAATTATTAAGTAAAAGATTAAATGTTCGAGAAAATGATTTTAAAATGGTACGGGAAATTTATGGAAATAAAGCAATTTGGCTAGGTAAGAAAAATTATTTAATAAAGATGATAGATAAAGATGGAAATTTAAAATCCCCTGAAACTCCTCCTTATGTAAAAGGATTTGATATTGTAAAATCAGGAGCTACTACAAAATGGATAATAGAAGCTTTAAAGGAATATGCTGAACTTATATTTACAGAAGATAAAGAAGGGGTAGTTAAGTTCGAAAAAGAAAAATTCCAAGAATATAAAAAGCAAAATCCATTTTCTCTTTTTAAACCAAAATCTTTATCTTCTATGAATAAATATACTTTCAATTCGAAAGGATGTCCGATTCATATTAAAGCGGCTTTAGTTTATAATATGGTAGTAAAAGAACATAATCTTCAAGCGGATTTTCCTGAAGTTTCAGAAGGAAATAAAATTTTATTTGCATATATTCAAAAACCTAATAGATTTAATTCTCATGTTATTGGATATTCAGATCAGATAAATGAAGAAAAATTTTGGGAATTCGTGATTAAACATTATACTATAAAACTTGATTATCAAAAAATGTGGGACACTGATTTTATTTCTCCAGCAAGAAGATTAACGGATGCTTTAAAATGGGATATATCTAATTTTAATAAATCAAATTTTGCTAATTTACTAAAGGAAAAGAAATGAAATGAATTTGAAATATAATTATATTGATTTGAATGAATTTAGTATTTTTTTGACTAAAACTATAGATGAATCAGAAAAACTTAAAGAAATAGTTGAACAGATTAATTGGAGATATGCAGATGAAAATAAGCTGCAATTAATAATAAAAATCTCTTGCCTTGAACAAAGACTTGCAGAATTGAGAAATAAAATCCAAAGGAGTTAATATGTGGATGGAAATTATAGGAATATCTACCCCTCTGATAGTTATACCTCAAATAATACGAATATTAAGAAGAAAATCGGCTGAAGATATAAGTAAATGGTTTTATGTTTTGCTTTTATTTTTTCAAGCAAATTGGTTTAGATATGGAATAATAATAAAGGATGTACCTTTAATTCTCAGTGGAGGTATTTCTTGTATTTCTTGTTTAATTGTATTATTCTTTTGTTTTAAATATACTCTCTATAAAAAACGGACATATTTTTGATTTTAAATTATTATAAAGGGGATAAATTATGTACGAAGAAATGATATCAAATCCTTCCTGGGAATGTAAACGATTACTTATTGAAATATTTGAGAAGGGACTTAGAAATTTAGTTGCAAAGGGAGATACTAATTGGGATACTTTAAGTGCTAGAAGTCATGTTATTAATGCAGTAATACGTTTTAGAGATTTTGAAAATCTCATTTATTGGGAAGAGAATATGTGTAAAGATATAGAAGGAAATTCCTCTTTAGTTAATTTTTCAGATGAAGAATTGGATCTATTAGTAGACGGTATAACATCAGCAGTGTTTGCATATTATCAATTAATAAAACAAAAAGGGAAAATAGATGAACAATGCTAATTTCGAAACTTTCTTTTTAGGAGAAAAAGAGAAAAAATATCAAATTATGGGGGCTAGTGTTGTAGATACTTTAATTGATGAAATTCCAAACGACGGAAAATTTTATGCTCTTTCGTATGAAGATAGAGCTTGGAGATTGTCGAAAAGAGTTCATGGAAGTATTGAAAAAAAAGAAGAAATTAAACTCACAACAGGTTTTACTTTTCGCCATTTTTCAATGTCAAAAAACGATAAGAAATTTAAAATTTATTTTCCAGGAACTTTAATACTATGCCCTTCTGGATTTAATTTAGAAGGGGGAACAAATTATTCAGATGGTTCTTCGAAAGTATTATGGTTGGGCCAGAATTCTGAAATTCAAACTGTATCTTATTCTGGAGATATTAATCAGGGGGTTTATCATCCGCTTGGTTGTATAATTCAATCGGGGATTATGTTATTTCGTCCTTCTCTTCCGACCTTTGAATTTATATAAAAATAATGTTGACAAACTATTATAAGATTTAGTATATTATATTTTAAAGGAGAAAAGAATGTCTAATATATATGCGTTTACAGATTTTGAAACAACAGGGGTTAACCCTCTTGTTGATCTTCCGATTGAGATAGGAATAATTTTTACAGATTATAATTTTAATATTCTTACTTCGTACGAAGCGCTTATTCGTCAAAAAAAGGTTTTAGTTAGAATTAACGGAATTCCGAAATGGAAACCAGAATTCAGAGAAGCTTTCGAAGTTCATAATATTTCCCCAGAAGAATATATCAAAAAAGCAAAACCTCCTCAAGCTGTTTGTACTGAAATAAGAATGTTTTGTCAATCTTTATCGAAAAATCCTTCTAAAGAAATATATATAGTTTCAGATAATCCGTATTTTGAACAAACTTTTATACGTAAACTTTTTGGTCAATCTCAAACTCCTTTTCCTTTTCATTATAATGCAAGAGGAACTTTGATGATTACTGATCTCGCGGGCGTACGCTCGCACGCGCATACACATAGAGGATTAGAAGACATCAAGGGAACTTATATGGATTTTATTGAAGCGTGTAAAAAATTAAATCTGCTTAAAGAAGAAAAAGAAATTTTCAAATTAACGAAAGGAGAAATACTTGGCTAAGAAAAACAAATGTAAAGATTTAGAGATAAAAGACGTATATAAGGATATCCATCTTAATAATTTACTGCATGCGGGAGATTTAGATGATATAAAAGATCCTCTTCAAGAAATGCTTAATCTTCAAAAGAAACTTCAGAAACATATAGCAAAGTCAAAACCAGAATATCAAAAATTATTCGGGAAAGATCTTGGTCCGAAAATGACAGTTACTAATATGGCTTTATTTTTTATGTTTCAGAATCAATCTATGCTAGATGAGCAACAAGAAGAATTAGAAGCTATCGGTGGGGAAAGATTTGGAAATGCTTCTTGGAAATATTGGAAGAAAGATCATAAAAATGCTCAGTCTCTAAGATTCATTGACCTTTCTCCGGAAGAGATTCTTGAAGCTAAATATGAATGGATTGATTCTTGGCATTTTATGATGAATAAAGCAATAGCTCTTGGTTTAACTTCTCAAGAAATAACTAATTTATATTTCGCAAAAAACGCTGAAAATATAAGAAGACAGAACGAAAATTATTAATTAAGGAAAAAATATGAGTTCTATTAGAATATATTCTCCAATAGGAGAGGAACTTTTTTCTTCTGAAAAAGTAATAGAGATTGAATATAAAGTTGATGCTGAATTATTCACGATTCAATTTGTTGATATAACAGAGGAGAAACGTCAGGAATATATTTTTAAAGGAAGAAATCTTATAATTCAGGAAAAGAGAAATGTCAAATAATAAATATAAAACCCGAATATTAGCAGGGGAAACGTTTCTTAATAATTGTTATTCCCAGTTTTATATGAGAGAAACAGAAGAAGAGAGTCGTAGAAAAGCAAGGGGTTTTAAAGAATTAAAAGAGCATATTGAAAAAAACGGAATGATTCATCCACTTATTTGTTATTATGGTGATACAAAACATCCATTTCTCGTTCATATAGGAATGAGGCGATTAGTAATATTAAGAGATTTAAAATATGAAAAAGCAAAAATAATTTTAATGGACTCCCCTAAAATTATAGCAGAAGGAAAAAAGATTCCTGACTATGATTGTAAAAATTTAATTTATCATTCTATATTTGAAGGATTATTTCCAATTAGAACAGAAAAAGAACTTTTTAAATTTCATGGAATGGAATCTGATTTATATTTTCCAGCAAAAGATTGGAAGAAATTACCGGATGGACTTGTATTTATTAGAAATCATATTATATCTTATGGATTAGAAAGTAATCTTAATTTTAAAAAGAAATAATAATAAGTATGGACTTAAATTAGGATTAATGTTTATTGGAAACGAAAAAAAGTAATATAATTGGAATTACTGGTACTCATGGGGTAGGAAAATCTTATTTTGCTTTTGAAGAAGCTTTAAGACAGAAAGATTTAAATCCTATAGCAAAGATTACTTTAATAGAAGAACAGGGGATACTTGATAATCCATTTCCAATTAATAAAAGAGCACAAAATGAATCTCAGATGTGGGTAATGTGCGCAGAGATGATGCAACATTTTTTGAATTATGCAAACAAAAAAATCGATTTAATAATTACAGATAGAACTATATTCGATTGTATTCCTTATTCAATGGTAAACGGTTTACCATTTGCAAAAGCTTTATATGATATTACTAAGCATTTTGGATATATGTATAAAAAGATTTATATTTTAGATCCACGAAAAAGAAAATATGTTTTTGATAACGGAATAAGGTCAGTTGATAAAAATTACCGATCTGAAGTACATGAAAAATTTATAGAATTATTCAAAAGATTAAAAAATAACAATTATATAAAACATTATGAGGTAGTAGGATGAGATTTATAAATCCGAGTTTTTCAATCGAAGATGAGAAATATCTTGATCCTATTAGAATAATGAAACTTATTGAACGAGCAGGAAGAAATTGTTATAAATCAGAGAAAAAGATAACAAAGGATTCTTATATCAATTTTATTAAAATGCTCGTTCAGAATTATAAGCATCTTTCTGTAATTGAGCATGGGAATATAACAGTAAGATTTATATGTAATCGAGGATTTACTCATGAACTAGTTCGTCATAGATTAGCAGCTTATTCTCAAGAATCAACAAGATATTGTAATTATTCTAAAGGAAAATCCCCTCATATTACTTTTATAATTCCTTCAATATATCAGGATATTCTAAAACCTGGAGAATATGATTTTGATTGTTGGTTTAGTAATGAATTTTCTGAAACCCCTGGGTTAATTGATTGGATATTAGCGATGGCGTCAGCAGAAGAAAGTTATTTTACTTTAATTAATAACGGTTTAAAACCTCAAATTGCTCGAGGGGTATTACCAATTGATTTGAAAACTGAAATTGTAATGACTTGTAATCTTCGTGAATGGAGGCATATTTTTAGTTTAAGAACTTCAGAAGCAGCTCATCCTTCAATGCATCAACTTATGAGGCCGCTTCTTAAAAAGTTTAAAGAAATGTTTCCTCCAATTTATGAAGATATAATATAGGAAAGTAAAAAAATTTTTAAATTTAAAATTATATATAATTATGAATAACAACTATTCGACTGTAAATAAAAATTACACAGGGATTAGTCGGTTCCTGGTTAAAAAATAGGAGGTTAAAAATGACATTTGCAAACAACTTCGTAGTAGTCATCAAATTTGATGGCAAATTCCATAGACCTGATGAAAACGGAAATGTTAAAATTCCTTTCGGAAAACCTTATTCAATTTACCTCAAAAATTTCGATTCAAGAGATGCTTGTGTTGATATTCTTATCGACGGAATTCCAATTGTAAAAGACACCGATATTTTTATTAAAGGAAATTCTTCTGCTGATATAAAAGGATTTATTAATAAAAATGGAAAGGTTGAACATGAATTTGTTTTTGTTAAAAAAACAAAAGATAATATAAAAGTTGTAGGAGACAGAGTAGAAGATGGAATTATTTCAGTTAATATTAGACACATGAAAAGGATTTCTGAAAAAATCGAAAAGATTCATAAAGTAATTGATTATGATTGGGATGATATATTTGTCTGGCCGAGAAGATATTATCGAATATATTATCCTCATCCCTGGTGGCCTTCTTGGTGGAAATCACCTTATTTTACAACATATAGCGCTACCTCTGAAATTGATTCTTCGTTTGTTTTAAATGATTCAGGTTCCCAAAAAGAGGATCCTTCTATTTTATATTCTTCTTCTTATTCTTCTTATAAAGATTCTAATGGGAATACTTTAAAAACTAAAGACGGAGAAATCACAGAGATGAAAGATGGAAATCCAACAAAGGGAGAAGGAATTACAGTTCGTGGAGACAAAATAAACGAACAATTAGATAAAATTCGAATTGATGAAAACGATTTTGAGAATATTAGTACTACTATTAATATCAAATTGGTTGGGTTCGAACCTAAAGAACAGGAAAAGAAACCTAAAACAGTAAGACCGGAAAAAACACATAAAAAGATGTTTTGTCCTAATTGTGGTTTAAAAATTCGAACATATTATAAATTCTGTCCTGAATGTGGTTTAGATTTATAAATACTTATGAAATGGAAAGCTTCGAAAGAAAAGATATGGGTGATTTAAATAATAATCAGTTTCAAAATCATAATCATCCAAAACATAAAAAAGAAGAATGTTTAATTTGTTCCTTAAAATGGGGTTTTCCCGAAGGAAAGGATCCTCTTAAACAATGTGATATTCTTTTTAATCTTCAAAAATTTGATAGAAGCTTTCCATTTAATATTCTTCGATGGACTGAATTAACCCCTATTAGAGTATTATGTATAGATATTATTTGGTATCCTAATTCTTTTAAAGCTGTGGGAATTTTTCCGATGTATTTTATTTTGAATTCGAAATTACCTGGTTATATTTCAGGGGAAGGAGATAGATTTCTTGGATTTCCTATGGGGGGTAGAAAAAAAGGATCAAATAATCTTGATAGATTTGATCCTTCTGATGATGGTGAAGATTGGAAAAAATAAAGATGTTGACAAATACGAAATAATTTAGTATATTAAAATAAGAAAAATTAATTAAAGGGGATATTTTTTGTGAAAAAAGAAATAATCCGAATTCCTCGTAGACTTTACAAACCTCGTACTAAATTTAGACCTACTTTAGTACATCAAAGTGCAAAACAAAAAAAGTATAGAGAAATTGAACATATTCATTTAAAAGAAATAAGAAATGCTGAAGAGGAAAGATTAAGAGAAACAGCTGAACTTGCAAGTCTATTAGATGATTATGATAGAGATTATAACGTTTAATATATAAGAAAAATAGATAATGAAAATTCTTGTAAATAGCCTATTATTTTATGGTATAATATTTGATGAAAATGTTATTTTTGAAGATGCTTTTGTATCTGAAGAGTCTTATCTTGATTATGAAGATTTCGTAGAGAAATGCCGAAAAAATGATGAATTTATTTATGAAAATTCTGATTTTCTAAAGATATATTGGTATCATAAATTAGGTTATAAATTCGAACGTTATTCGGAAATTTCTATTCCAGAGGATAAAGGAAAAATTACTTATGAATGTAAAAGAAAAATTGCAGAGAAATTTCTTAAAGAAACAGGGATTGCTTTTGATGTGTTTCGTATGAGTTTTGGCCCTGAAGGTTTAATTATTGGAATAAAAGATACCTTTCTTAGAGTAGATTCTGGTGATTCACCTATTGATATATTTAAAGAATTCAAAAAGAAAGAAATTAATTTTCCGGGGGATCAAAAGAAAAAAACCTTTTGGAACAGTCAAATTAGGGACTTTTGTAATGTTATTGGTCTGAAATTTGTTCAACCGAAATGGTTACTTACTTTATATTGTTATTAAAAGGAGAAAAATAGAAATTATGTTAAAGGAGAAAGATTTAAACACTTATAGAGAAATTCTTAAAGTGTTTCAGAAAAGAAGTACTTGTAAATCTCTAAAAGTATCAGCAATAATTATTAAAGACGGTCGTATTATTTCAACTGGATGGAACGGAGTACCTTCTGGATTTAAACATTGTGAAGATAGAGATTGGTCTGATTGTAAAAATCATGATGAATGGAGAAGGAAGCATTTAGAATTCCAAAAGAAATATGAAACCCATGCCGAAATGAACGCGATTGCGTTTGCTGCAAAAAATGGAATTAAAACCGAAGGATCTGTAATTTTTTCATCAATTTCTCCCTGTAATGATTGTGCAAAATTAATTCTTCAATCGGGTATTAAAGAGGTTTATTATATAAAAAAATATGATCGACCTGATTTTGATGGATTATCTTTGCTTAAAAAAGCGAAGATAAGATGTTATAAAATAGAAGAATAATATTATTAAATTTATGTTGACAAACTATTTTTAAATTTAGTATATTTTATTGAAGAGAAAAAATGGGAAATTCAGAATGAAACAATATCTTAAAAATCTCATAAAAGAACAACAACAAAATTTTCTTTTTATTATAGGTCTTTGGATCGGTATAATTGTAGCAAGTATTATATTTAGAACTAGTTGGGAATATGTAGTAGTTTGCTTGATTGGATTTGTTTGTAATATTATGGCTATATTTGTTATTGCGTTTATTATAAAGGTTGTTGTATGGTTTTTGCAATGTATCTTTTTAAGGAAAAGAGGAAAAAATGAGTATTAGTTGCTTTCTTTCTAATAATGTAATTATTTCTGTAATGGGGCCAAGAAATACAGGAAAATCAACTTTAGTAGAAGCTTTACGATTAAATACAGGTATTAAAGTTAGAAAATTTCCCTTTAAAGATTATGTTACAAAAATTTTAGACAGAAAATCAGCAGAAACCGGAGGATTTTCACTAGGAAAAGATTTACAGCTTTATTCTTTAATTAGTGATGGTTTGATTAAAACCCCTCTTATTCTTGATCGAGGAGATTTTTTTACTTCTTCTGTATATGGACTTTTAGATCAACGAATTTCTAGAAAAGTAGCCATAGAACATATTGAATATATGACAGAAAAATTTTTTCTTAGAGGGGATCCGATACCCGTTTATTTTATTTATTGTGAAATAGATGAATGTGTACCAGGAAACGAAATTCCAGAGAGGATGAGGAAAGATTCTTGGGATGATATGAAAAATTGGAAAGAAGAATCAGATTTATATAAAGAGATGGTTGAGATTTTTGAAAATAAAGTTCAAGATAGAATAATTAGATATAAAAACAATTTCGAATTTGATGCTCTTCTAAATATAGTAGAAACTCTTAAAATGATCTTACCAAAAAATGAATACTAATGATTTTATTCCATACAAATATTTTGGATTAAAAGAAGCTTTTGAAGAAATATTTGAAAAACAGGGGAAATTGTTTTGGAAATATATAGCTTCAGAAACTTCTTATGAAATAAACTCTCCGAAAGATTTGGATTTTGATATTAATATTTATCAAGATCAACAATTATTTAAAGATATGCTTCAAATTAGATTCACAGAAGAATTAACTGAAGCTACAGAAGATTTAAAACATTATGATCATTTTGAAGAAGAAATAATAGATGCTTTTAATTTTTTAGTTTCGACCTATATTCTTTATGGCTGGGGAATCAAAGATCTTAAAAAATGGAATTCTAATAAGAAAATATTATATACTAATCTTCGATATATTTCTTCTTATTCAGAAATTAAGTCTAAAGAATTTTTAATCAAATTAGAAAATGAATTAAAAATCAAGATGTATGAAATAATAAAAGCAGTAGGGGAAACGTGTAATCTTCTTAAAAATAGGCCTTGGCGGGGAACTCAATATCTTGTAGATTTATATAAATTCGAACCCAGATTTAGAAAAATATGGATAGAATTTAATGATTTATGTAATGAATTATTAATAAGTCCTAAACGATTATTTGAATTATGGTCTTTGAAATTTCAATGTAACTTGTATAGGATAGATACAAACTATTAGTTTTACTTGTTTTTTAATCTATATTTAAAGTAAGATATTAATCCGAATTTACAAAGGAGAAATAAAATGTGTGGTTTTGCTTTAATAAAAGCAAATATAGAAAAAGGAAATCTTATTCGTCATAGAGGCATAGAAAAATCTTCGGTTCCAATGAATTCAATTTGTGATAGCGATAAATTCATAGGATTAAGAGATTATTATATTGCTGTTCATCATCGTCTTCCTATTCAAACTATTGAAGGGGATGAATGGAAACAACCAATTGAAGTAGATGATAATGTTTGGATGATGTATAATGGAGAAATATTTAATTATGATACTAATTATTATGAAAACGACGTACATTATTTAGTCGAATTTTTTAAAAATATTAATTGGCTAAAATTTTTTCTTGATAGTTATTACAGGAGAAGATTTCTTTTAGAGATAAATTCATGGGATGGATTTTGGTCTATTTTCTTAATTGATAGTAAAAATGGAATAACTGTAACTTTTACTGATCCTCTTGGAAAGAAACAACTTTATTATAATGATGATTTTGAATTTGCTTCTGAATTGAAACCTCTTATTATAGAAGACAGATGTAATTATGATTTAATATTTAAATCTCAAATTGCAAAATGGGGTTATAATACAAACGAGAGAACCCCTTATAAAAATATTAAAAGGATATTACCAAATACGATTTATTTATTTTTTTCAGGAAGAACAGATTTAATTACTACGATTCCGAATTATTATTCTTTTGAATCTAATAATATTACACCTTTTAGATTGAAAGCTCTTCTTGAAAAATCAGTAGAAAGAAGATTACTTTCTAAAAAATATAAAATAGGGGTTTTACTTTCTGGAGGATTAGATTCTTCTATAATAGCTACTATTCTAGAAAAACGATTTGAAAAAACTGATGTTATATATTATTCTGTTGATAACGAAGAAAGAAAATATGTTGAAATTCTTCAAAAAGAATTAGGAATAAAGGTTAATTTCTTTGAATATAAAATAGAAGATTATGATCTTTATAATGTATATGTTAATGATTACGAATTTCCTATTGATCTTGGGTCTTGTATTCCTCAATTAAAATTATTTGAAAATATTAAAGAAAAAATTGTACTTTCTGGTGATGGAGCAGATGAATTATTTGGAGGTTATAGAAGAATTGATGAATATGATTCTCAAAGATCAGATATATTTGATGAATTATCTTATTTTCATCTTCCTAGATTAGATCGAGCTTCAATGAAATATACTATTGAACTTAGGAATCCTTATCTTGGACATGATATAATTCGCAAAGCTTTGAAATTACCGATAGAAGAAAGAAAAAATAAAGCAATTCTTAAAAAGGAATTTTCTAATGACCTTCCACCTGAAATAATTTTTAGAAAAAAACATCCTCTTAAAAATCCTGAAATTGTTAAGGATAAAATAGCTTATAGATTCAAAGTTTTAGAAGCCTTTTATGGAGAAAATAACGGAAGATATTTCAATGTCTAAATTTCGAAATGAAATAGGTATTACTGAAAAATTGAGAATGATTTCAGACGAAATTCCAAAGGATTATCATTGTACTTGTAAATATTGTTCTTCTGATAATTTTATTGGTGAAATATATGATTGGTCTATTAATAAGTATTATTCTCAATTAGCTAGAAATAAATATTACTTTCCTCTTTCAAAGGATATAAAAAAACATCTTTGTCCTGGACAGTGGCAAGGTTATCGTTGGGCAGTTCAAAATTTTACTGATTCCGGAGACTGGACTTTCGATCCAACTGTAGGAACAGGAACCTCTATGATTGAATCGTTGATTCATAGAAGAAACGCAGTTGGAATAGAATTAGAATATTCTTCTATTACTAGAATGAATTTAAATCATATTTATAATACAATTGGAAAATCTGTATCTTATAAAACAAATCCTCTTGGGGTTAGTCATCTTATTAATGGAAATGCTCGAGATTTGAAAAAGTTATTAATCGATCTTGAAAAAAGAATATTCGGAACTTTTAATTTTCGATTAATTATGAATGGACCTCCTTATCCAATATTATCAGGGAAAAATGTTTCTTCGGATGCGCCAGAGCGTAAGATTTTTAAAGATAAAAATGGCAAGAAAGTAACTAAAATATCAAATGCAAAATTAGAAAAAGATCAATCCTTTGATTATCAAAATCCAGATAATTTTGGATCTAAAAGGGGAGAAGAATATTGGAATTTTATTACTAAAATGTATCTTGATTGTATTCCATTTATGGTCAAAAAGGGGAAGATGGTAATAATTATTAAAGATCTAGTTAATAAGAAAAAACCTTATCTTCTTCATAAAAAGGTTATAGATAATATTTTAAATCAGACAGATTTACTTAAATATTATGGATGGTATATTCATAAGCATATTCCAAGAACTATGTTTATGAATACTTATCCAAAAAGATTCCCTGAAGTAAAAATTCCTTTATATCAAACGGCAATAGTATTGGAAAAAATATGAAGATATTAGGAATTCATGCTGGTGTAGGATCGATGATAATTCCAGCTAAAGAATTAAGATTGAATATAGTAGGAAATATTGAACCTCGCCGAATATTTCATTATGGAGAACCCTTTCAAAGGTATTTTAATGCCCCAATGTATAAGAACTTTGATGATGTTTTTGCATTTCAAAATCAAGATATTCATATTGTAATTGGTCATCCGGAATGCGGAGACTTTTCTAATTTAAAAATTAAGAAAAGTAATACGTATACCGTAAATGATATACGTCAATGGATGAAGATGACGCAAATTATTAACCCTTTATATTTTGTTATGGATAATCTTCCTGGGGCAATGGATAAAATTACAGCAAAAGAATGGAACAAAATGTTTCCCGATTATGATATTTTCTTTGAATATATTTCAAATTATGATTATGGAAACGTTCAAAGGAACAGAAATCGATTATTTGTTATTGGAGCAAAAAGATTTTTAAAATTCACTTTTATCCCAGGAGGAAATCTTAATAATCTTACAACTAAAGAGGTAATATCGGGTCTTACAGAAAAAGACAAAAATCACGTTTTTCTGAAACCTGACGATGATATTCGTGGTTGGTCAACTTATAATATTCCATTACCGAAATTTCGTAATATAATTTCTAGGAGGATTAAATTTAAGGAATTCCAAAAATATTTGAATAGTATTCCAAGTAGTGAATACAATAAGAAATTATGGTACATAAACAAAAAAAATGAAAAGAAGAAAAGACCTATTTTATTAGTTACTTTAGATAAACCTTCTTATCTTTTAACTGGATCTAGTGGATTTGATAATATTTGGATTGCTGTAGAAAATAGACCGTTTACGATTAGAGAAAAATTGAGGATTCAAGGAGCTCCGGATGATTTTGTTCTTTATCCAACTGAATATGATTCAGGGGGAATTGTTCGGATGAAACATAATATACAAGTTGGTAAATTTATGCCAGTTCAAGCTTGTAGATATATTTTAAATCAGATTATGATTAATTGGTATAAAGATTCTCCGATAGAAGAAAAAAAGCAAACTGAATTAGAAAAAAATTATTTCAGGAGAACTATTTTTTCTTCTTCAATTAACAAGGCGAAAAGAGAATATTGTAATATAACTAATTATACTGATCAAGATAAAGCTTGTAAGTTTTGTTGGCTTAAAAAAGGATGTGTAATTAAATTACATTAAAAGATATTTTTATATTGACAAAATACATTTAATTTTGTATATTATAATTGATGAATAATAAACAAAAGAAGATGAAAAATTAATTTAGGGGAAAGATTATGAATGAAAATATTATGAGAAAAGTTGGCTTTGGTGATGAAATGGATCTTATTAAAAAAGGTCAATGTCCGCTTTGTCATGAAAAAGTTGATGTGAAAAATTTCCGGGATGAACTTTCAGTACGAGAGTTTAAAATTTCGGGTCTATGCCAGAAATGTCAAGATGATATATTCGAAATAGGTGAATAATAAATAATTGGAGAATTTAAATATATGAGAATATTTCGTGATTGTGAAGAAATGATAAAAGAAATAGATCGAGAATTACTTGTTTGTGGTATATCTTGTCCCGTGAAACATTATCAGAATAAAAAACTTCATGGCGAAGATCAAATTACTAAAGAATTAATTGGTTTAGGGTTTGTGATTGGGAAGCCTTTAAAAAAACGAGATGAAATGATTAAATTCGTTTTTGGGGACGAATGGGAAAAAATTAAAGCTTATTGTGAACAAGAACATTTAGATCGAGTTTGTGGTAAGCCATTAAATCCAGGGCATTCATATAAAATCCGTCAGGATATGTGGCAAAAGTTTATGATTAATGACGAAACAGCTTTTGATTATACTTATTCCGAGCGTATATATTGGCAGATAGAAAATGTTTTGGAAGCTTTAAAAGAAGATAAACATACCCGTCAAGCTGTTATTCAAGTTTTTCAAGCTCAGATTGATAATAAGAAATTCGGTGGAGACACTCGAATTCCTTGTTCAGTAGATTGGCAATTTTTAATTAGAAATAATCGTTTAAATGTTATTTATCACATGAGATCGAATGATTATTATGGTCACTTTCCTATTGATATATATTTATCAGCTTCTTTGATGCAATATTTTCGATCAAGATTGTTGGATTTTTATCCAGATCTTAAAACAGGGGCTCTAACTTATTTTGCTGGCAGCTTACACGCATATAGTTGGGATTTAAAAGAACACGTTGTGTTTTAAGAGGAGGAAATTTATAGTGAGAGTAATAATTGCTGGGAGTGAGTATTATTTAGATGGAAGAGAATTTGACGATTATTTTTTCGTATCTAAAACTATAACTAAATCTCCATTTCGTCCTTATATTAAGGAAATAATAGTAGGAGGAGCAAAAGGAGTTGATTCTCTTGGTGAAAGATATGCTAGAGAACATTCTTTTAAACTTCGAATTATTGCAGCTGATTGGAATAAATATGGGAATAGTGCTGGGATGATAAGAAACAGAGAAATGGCTGAAAATGCTGATGCTTTAATTGCTATAAAATTACCCGATTCTAAAGAGATAGTTAATATGATTAAGGTTGCAGTAGATCATAATTTGCATATACTATCAATAACTTATAGGCTAGAAAAATAATATGCCAACCTATGATTTTAAATGTACAAAATGTAAAAACGAATGGGAAGAATTTTTTAAATCAATGAATTTTAAAGTGCCAAAATGTCCAATATGCGGAGCTTTAGCAAAAGAAATAATTTCTGCACCCGTTGGATTTAAATTTATTGGTCCCGGGTTTTATGAAACAGATTATAAAGAAAAAAAGAAAAAGGATGACCTATAGAGATGGGGTAAAAATTAAATTTGAATATCTTTGAGCGAATGGCGCAAATGGTATACGCAGTGGATTACGCAGACAGTTCTAGACCTCTGGCGTGTTGATTATTAAACGAAAAACAAGTAATAATTAATAGATAATATGAGAAGCTTGATAAATTATTAAAAACAAAAGAAAGGAAATAACTAATGTTAGAAAAAGAAAGTGTAGAAGAGTTAAATCTTTTTAAGCTTGTTGAAAGGGGTGATGCGGTATGCAGCAAAGCCAAAGAGCTTACAAACCGCGTAGATCATGTGGTTTCTAGACTAATAGGTAGTAGTCAAAAAACAAATAAAAAAGAGGAGGCAAAACCAACGTGTCCTAATAATTTGTTTGATTTATTAGATGACCATTTTAATAGAATCATGGAAAGTTTAGTTAAAGCTATAAATGGGCTTGATAAATTATAATATTAGTTGAGAGAGTAGCGAAAGATTATAGGGGATGCTTGGTGGATGTGTTAAGTTACGTTAAATAGTTAAGGAAATGTTCTTACAAACAAAGAAAGGAATTAAACAATGTTATCATCAGATGAAAAAACAAAGGATACTATGAAGATTATAGAACTTGTTGAGCAGGCTAGGATTGTATTGAATTGTTCGTGTTCTCTTAGTGAAATCGCAAGAACTAAAGTATCTACATTGATAGGTCGTGGACCAGAAGCTCCAGAGGAGAATAAAAAAGAAGAGAATCCTGATAATCTATATGATAATGTCATGCATTTACTTAAAAGAACCCTTGAGAGTTTACACGAGATCGAATATGAGCTTGATAGATTGTAAACTTTATTGAACGAGTGGCGGAATAGGTAGACGTTACCATCTGGACTTGGTTAGAGCTTTGGCTTGGGGTGACCGTGGTAAGAGGGGTTCGACTCCCCTTTTAAACAGATAGTTTAACCATGCAGGCTCGAGTCCTGCCTCGTTCTTTAAGGTAATAATTGGTAGTGAGAAGGAAGTCAATTAAACAATTAAAATTATTGAATAACAAATGTATCATCTGGGAGTAAGTTGATTTTTGGTCAGGTTGTATTTATTGTAACGGTCAGATCTATGAATATGTTCAGATTGATATTTTATAGGATGAAAATTGGAAAGAAGAGTTTAGATTCAAATATATTATAGGAATAAAAAAAGATGAGCACATTAATTTCTGAAGTAACAACTATTAATTCTATTCGTTCTCATCCAAACGCGGACAGACTTGAAATTGCTACAGTAAAGGGCTGGGATTGTATTGTTCCAAAAAACAAATATGAGACCGGGGATAAAATCATTTATATTCCTATTGATGCAGTATTAACTCAAGAATTTGCGGAGTTAATAGGGGTAGATAATTATCTTTCTAAAGGAAGAGTTCGAACCATAAAACTTCGAGGTGAATATTCCCAGGGATTAATAATCGATGTTGTTCATTATTGTAATAAATTTATGGAAAAAAATCCGAACGCTACTCCAGTATTTCCAGATCAGATTGCGCTTGGAACAAATGTAACAGAAATGCTCGATATTACAAAATATGAACCTCCGCTCCCTCCAGTTGAATTCCGTGGAAAAATGAGAAATAGAAATCCATTTTTCAGTAAATATATAAGCATTGAAAATATTAAGAATTTTCCAGATATATTTAAAGAGGGAGAAGAAGTATTAATTAGTGAAAAGTTACATGGAACAAATAGTAGATTCGGGATTGTTAGAAATGAAAATGATCCAGAAGTTTTAGAATTTCGTGTTGGTTCTCATAATATAGATTTATGTGAAACAGAATCTAATATATATTGGAAGATCGCTAGAAAATTTGATATAAAGAAAAGATTAATTTCTTGGGTTGATTCTTATAATAAACGGTTAGATATATTTCCTCTTCCCGGAGTTGAAAAGATAAAACAATTTATTTTTTATGGTGAAATCTATGGTCCTGGAATTCAGAAAGGAATGCATTATGGTCTTTCTGAACCCGGTATAAGATTTTTTGACATTGAATTTAATGGTAAATATCTCGAAACAGATCAAACTAGATTAATTCTTGATTCTCTTAATTTAGATTATGTACCAGTACTTTATGAAGGACCTTGGAAAAAGGAATTAATGGATCTTGCAAATGGCTTATCTACTATTTGTAAAGATCATATTCGAGAAGGAATTGTTATTCGTCCTAAGATTCAGAATAAAAGCTGGGAACATATAAAATTAAAGAAGAAGATTTTAAAACATATTTCTGAAAAATACCTACTTAAAGATTATGGAGATAATCATTAAATACTTTTTCTATAGAAAATCTTAATTAATAAATATTAATATGAAAAAGTTTAGTAAAATTCTTTTAGAAAAAGAAACTACCGATCGAAAAATTCGCAAAGAAGCCGAAACTATTTACAACAAAATTATTCGGATTATAAACTCCAAAAAGGAAAAAATTCAACAATATCAAGAAGGATTTAGTTTAGAATTAGGAAAAATTGATCCTAAATATAAAAAAACGGGGTTAATATTTCAAGTTGGTAGAATTTCAGATAAGCCAGGGGAGCTTGCTGTTTTTGCTAGTCCTGGTGCACTAGCTGGACCAGTAAATAATATTCCTTCTATTAATATGTTTATTCTTCCGGACAAATGGGATTATCTTATAGCATTAAAAGAAATAAAATCTGATCGATCTAAAGTAGCTTTTATTCATGAGTATATTCATTATTATGATTGGTCAAATCATCCAGATGCTTTTGAAAAGGAATCTAGAATATCTGCAATGTCGTACATGAAAAGCTCTGAAAAACTCAATTATTATAATTCAAATCCAGAATTTAATGCTTATTATCAAACAGGTATCAAATGTATAGAATTACAACTAAAAGAACTTCTTAAATCAAAATATAAAGAGTATGGTATTGAACTTGCTTATAAAGTGTTTCCTATAGATATTAATGATTTCCTTCATAATAATATTGATAAATATTTTCATGTTCCATGGCTTAAAGCTTTGAATTTTAAGAATCAAAAGAAGTTTTTAAAGAGATTAGCAGATTATTATATTGATCTTCACGAAAGACTTTCTAGAACTTATAATGAAGGTCAGAAAAAACTTCCTAAGATTAAAAAATTTGCTAAAAACGCAGATCCAAAAAAATTCAAAAATAATCAAAAAAAGTGTTGACAAGTACAGGATTTTTTAGTATATTATATACGATTGATTAAGAGAGAAGAAAAATCCAACAAGAGGAGAAGAAAAATGGCTGGTAAAATAACCAAACTTACTCGTAATAATGTTGACAAGATTTATGATGAACTTCAGGCCGAATTGGATAAAGTTGGCAATAGGATGGGTGTTAGTTTAAAACTTGGAAATTGTACTATTGATCTCGATGAAGGTTCAATAGTTTTTAAGAAATTCCGGCTTCAGGTTGATGATCAGATCGATGAATCAGTTCCTGAAAATTGGCGCGATAATCCAAAAATGGTCAGTCATTGGAACGAGTATAGAGATACAGCTTCTCGTAAAGGTCTCCCGGCGACAGCTCAGGGAAAAACTTTCGAGCATAGAGGTGACGTAGTTATGGTAGCTGGTTATAATAGAAAAGCTTATAAAAGACCGGTTATGCTTCTGATCGTTGGTGATAGAAATGGCGCATATTACTCATTACCGCTGGAATACGCAAAGAAAATTTTTAAAGAAAAAGGTCTTTGTTAATGACTCGTTATAATAAAAAGTTTGAAAAGAATTCATCGGTCGTCGCAGTTAACGAAATTGATTGCGGCGGCTACACTGTTCCGAAAGGATCAGTAGGTCGTTTTATCTGGGAAAGAGATTTCGATCCCGGAAAGGGTGGACAAGACGTAGCTATATTTTTTCCTTGTATTGAAAAAAAGGTTATAGTTGATAAATTGACAAATTGATAATCATATTTAGGAGAATATTCTCCGCGCGACTTCTCAGTATGGAATCCTGAAGTTGACAATTAAGAGATCACGCCTGGGAGTAGTGTTAGTAGGAATTGGGAAGTTCCGAAATCATCGCGAGATGAGCGTACTGATTTCCACCATAGGCCTGGTGTTTGACCAGCGTCCTATGCGGTTAGAATCATCTTTATCTGGAGAGAGCATGGTACCTACTCGAATCCAGGGTCTGCGCGGAGAATATTCTCATTTTTTTGCAAAAAAGTATTGACAAATACGAAATAATTTAGTATATTATATAGAAGATAATAAAACGAGAAGAAAATGGAAATCAAATATTTCAAAAATGATCGGAAAACATCGATCATTAAAGATATTGGATTAAAAGATGCACGATCTTTAATAGAAAAGCGCTCCCTTAATTCCAGAAACTTTACTTCCTATTTTCGTTCGAAAGTAAAATCAATAGTTTATAAAGAATATATTGGTAATATTAACTAATTAAAGAGAAAAAAAGTTCCGAATTCTCTTCGAACCGGGAAAGAAAAAGAATATTAAATAATTAATTATATGAAGAAATCAACTACAGAAAAAGAAACTAAACTTCTTGATCTTATTAGAAGAGAAATTAAAGGAACTAAATTTGAAGATAAAGTATTCCTCGTAGGGGGAGCTGTAAGAGACGAAATTATGGGAAGTAAAAATTTTAAAGATCTTGATTTTATAGTAAATCTTGAAAACGGAGGAATTCTTTTTGCTGAATGGATTACTAAAAGATTCAATTCTTTTAAAGATAGATCAAATCCAATAATTTTTCCGAAATTCGGAACAGCTAAATTTAATCTTTATATCTGCGGATATGAAGATATTGAAATTGAAGCTGTTATGCCTCGTCAAGAGAATTATGCAAATTCAAGAAAACCAGAAGTTCAATTTGCTAGTCTTCGCGTGGACGCGCTTAGACGGGATTTTAGTATGAATACTCTTATGAAAAACATTTCTACTAGAAAAATTATTGATCCTCTTGGAAAAGGATTTAATGATATACATGATCAAATAATCGATACTTCTTCCGATCCAGATATTATTTTTAAAGATGATCCTCTTAGAATGCTTAGAGCTATTAGATTTTATGCTAAACTCGGTTTTAGAATTTCTGATAGACTTCTTAATGGAATCAAAAGAAATTCTCATTTTCTTGAAAGTATTTCTCAAGAAAGAATTCAAGAGGAATTTAATCAAATTCTTCTTACTAATAGAACTTCTGAAGCATTAAGAATCATGCTTTCAACTGGACTTATGAATTATATAATTCCTGAATTACTCGAATTAGATGGTCTAGAGCAAACTTATCACCATCAATGGGATGCTTTAGAACATACTCTTAGAACTGTTGAAAATACTTCTCCCAAATTGATGAGAAGAATGGGAGCTCTTCTTCATGATATTGCTAAGGCAAGAGTTAGATCTATTACTGAAGACGGTAAATTTCATTTTTTTGATCATCAAACAGAAGGAGAAAAACTTGCTGAAGAAATTCTTATTAGATTGAAATATTCTAGTAATTTTATTAAAGGAATAAAAACGATTGTTAAGAATCACATGAGATTTAAAATGAGTAAGACTCATTCTGATAAATTACTTAGAAAATTTAGAACGGATGTTGGAGAATATTTTGAAGCAGTTCTTGATGTTATTCATGCAGATAATATTTCTCATGGAAACGGGTTTAATTTGCCAAATCAAATTCCTGAAATCAGGAAAAGATTTATTAATCTTGATGATCAAAAATCTGAACCTAATCTTCCGATCAATGGTAATGATATAATGGAGATTCTTAGAATTTCTCCTGGTCCTGAAGTTGGGAAAGTTCTTAATCTTGTAAAAGAAGCTTGGTTTGAAAATCCTGATATAACGAAAAAAGAGGCAATTGAAATAATTAAAAGAGTCGTAAAGAAGACATAATATTCTTTTTATAGTAATAAGAATGGCTAAAATATTTTTTTCAAAAGATGGTAAATATCGATATTTTATTATTAAAACTTGGGATAAAAGTAAGCCTAGAATTATGTTTATTATGCTTAATCCCTCAACAAAGCACGATTTAGATTCGCCTAATGCTCTTTCAAAGTGTATTGAATATGCTAAAATTTGGGATTATGGGTCGATTTGTATTGTTAATATATTTGCCTTTCGATCAAATACCCCTACTGGATTATATTCTGAAAGGGATCCAATCGGTCCGGAAAATGATAAATTTATAAAAATATTTGCAAAACATGTTGATATGATTTTACTTGGTTGGGGAAATCATGGAATCTATAAGAATAGAGGAAAAGAAATATTAAAATTATTAAAACCTTTTGAAAATAAATTATATTGTCTAGATTTGAATAAAAGCGGGGAACCTCGTCATCCTTTATATCTTTCCGAAAGTTTAATTCCTAGAAAATATGAATTAGAAAATAAACTTCATGTTAAATCAAAATTTTCAAAATTATTAAAAAAGGAGAAATTATGAAAGTGATTGGTAAAACCTTGATTCTAGAAGACACTGATATTTGTAAAGCTTCTAAAGATAAGAGTTTAGGGGAACTTTTGTTGGAAGATTTTAAAGTTTCAGTAAATTCTATTTATGATTATGATACGATTCTTCTTCAATATGGAAGGATGATTGTATTTTTCAAATTCCGGAACGATAAAAATATTATGAAAATGGGAGAGGTTTTCGCTAATATTTCAGATCTTAAATTAATCGATCGCGAATATGTCTAAAAAAAGGTTGACAAACTAGACTAAATTAAAGTATATTATTATATTATAATATAGAGGATAATTATGCTTGAAAGTAAATTTTTAAAAGATTTAAAAAAATCTCAAGGGGAAAGAACAATAATAGGATTCAATATGGCGCCAGAAGTAGCTGACGATAATTGGTTTTCTACTGGTTCTAAGATGCTTGATATGCAAATGAACGGGGGGAAATTAAATTTAGGAGGAGTTCCCGGAGGAAAGATTTCAGTTTTTGCTGGTCCAAAAACTTGTGGAAAGACTTATTTTGCTTCTCAAGTAATAAAGGATTTTTTGGAAAAAGAACCCCTCGGAATAGCTTTGTATTATGATACAGAGGAAGCAATGACTCCAGCGAGACTTTTTAATTCTGGAATTTCGAAAGAAAACATCGAAAGATGTATTATTGTTCCGATTGTTACTCAAGAAGAATTATGGTTAAAAGTTGCAGAAGCTTATAGAAATATTGAAACAGAAAACGTAAGGATCATGATTGTTGTAGATTCAGTTGGTGGGTTATCTTCTCAAGCTGCTTTTAATGATATTGAAATAGGGAATATTCCAAAAGCTTCTATGGGTAGAGAACAAAAAATGAACAAAGAAATCGCAAAATATATTATGCATAAAGCAAATTCTGGAAATCATGGTCCTTGTATTCTTATTTCTCATGTTTATAAAGATCTTAATGCTCCAAATCCAAAATATGCTACGAATGTTATTTCAGGGGGAGAAGGGATTGGATATTTTAATTCGAACACTGTAATTTTTACTAGATCAAAATATAAAGAAGAAAAAGATTCATCAATACATGAAGTAAATGGAATTTTAGTAAGATCAATTATTACTAAATCTAGACTTGCTCGAGAAGAAACGATTACTCAATCTCTTATTCATTTTAACAGAGGTGTTATTCCATATTTCGGATTCGTTTCAATGTTAGAACAAGCCGGATTTTTATGGAAAGCCGGAAATAAATATCAGCTCGATGGTCCGAATCCAGATTATGTAAAAAATTCTAAGAAACCAAATGAAAGATACCCGGGTCTTGGACCAACATATTGGGCAAAAGAATTAAACGCGAATGCTTCTCTTATCCAAGAGCCTCTCAAAAAACTTGAACCTTGGACAATTAAACAATTTGCAATTGGAAAATTAAGTATGTCTACAAATGACGAATCTCTCGAAGTTCCTGAAAGTACTTTGGATTTTAGTAGAGTTGATGAAGATGAAATTTCAAGTACAGGGAAATAATGATAGAATTAAACGGTATTATAATAAGTAAGTTGCTTTCTGATAAGGAATATGCTAAAGATGTAATTCCTTATCTTAAAGAGGAATATTTTGATGAACCAAATGATAAAAGAATAGTTAAACTTATTCTCGAACATTATCATCAATTTAAAACTTCTCCTTCTTCTGATGATATTGAACTTGATCTTAGAAAATTACCAGAAAATTTAGTTGAAGATGCAATAAGTAGACTATTAGAAATTAAAGAAATTCATAATACTGAATTAAATAAAGAAAAACTTCTTAAAAATACAGAAAGATGGATTCAAGAAACTTCTGTTCAGAATGCTATTATAAAATGTGCAAGAGAAATTCAAGAAGGAAATGTTAAATCTTTTGATCATTTTCCAAAAGTTCTAAAAGAAGCTTTATCAGTAGCTTTTGATAAATCGATCGGTCTAGATTTCAAAGATCCGAATTGTATAAGGGAAAGATATAAAAAATATGTAATAAAACCAGAAAAAATAAAATTAGGAATTGATAGATTCAATTTTATAACTGATGGTGGATATGAATATTCGACTCTTAATCTTTATATAGCTCCAACAAATGTTGGGAAAACCTGGAAATTAATTGATGATTCAGCTTCTTTAATTAAACTTGGATATAATGTATTATACGTAACCCTTGAGATGTCAGAAGATAATATAATGCAAAGAATAGAAGCTAATCTATTCGAATTACCAACTTCTGAATTTAAGAATTTAACACTTAAGGAATATGCTAACTATTTAAGATCAATTAAAGCAAAAGCAGGGAAAAAGTTGGGAAGATTATTTGTAAAAGAATATCCTACTGGATATGCTACAGTAGCAAATTTAAGTCTTCTTTTAGATGAACTTGAGCTGAAGAAAAATTTTATTCCTCATGTTTTAATAGTTGATTATATGGGAATTATGAAACCCTTAGAACCTCGATGGGCGAATTCGTATGAAAAACAAAAAATTATATCAGAAGAACTTAGAGGATTAATGGTAGAAAGAAAAATTTGTTGTATTTCTGCTATTCAAACAAATAGAGAGGGATATAATGTTTCTGATTTTAATCTTACAGCTACTTCTGAATGCCTTGACTTTTCGACATTAGTAAAAAAGAAAGTTAATAATAAATATGAAAATATTAAAATAATTGATTTAAAAGAAGGAGATATAATAAAGGGAAATAATAAAGATGTTAAGGTTAAAAGAATTTTCCCTATAAAAATTAAGAAAGCTTATAGGATTAAATTAAAATCAGGAAAAGAAATTATTTGTTCAGCAGATCATAAATTTCCAACATCTGAAGGTATTGGAACAATTAATAATGGGAAAATAAAAATAGGAACAAAACTTAATTCCCAATAATTGCTCGTTTAAAAATCTTAATATTGATTATTATTAATAAAGGTAAGGGGTTTATTTTAAATGCAATGGAATGATGAAATAGTTTCGATTGAAGAATTAGATGAAAGAGAATTAATTGACATTGAAGTATCAGGTGATCATTTATTTTATGCAAATGGAATCTTAACAAAAAATAGTATCGGAACTCCCATGATCGCTGATTTTATTGCAGCAATGATTAGAAGTGAAGAACTTGACGAAGTAAATGAAATATTTATAAAAGTTTTAAAAAATCGTTATTCCCCTTTTGTAAATAGAAAATTTATTCTTGGAACAAATCTAGTACTTCAAAAATTTTTCGATATAGATCAAGATCCAAGTTCAGATTTATCAGAAGAAGCTATAAAGAAATTTAAAAATAATATAAAAGAAAAGGTTTCAAAAAAGAAATTTGAAATTGAAAAACCAGGAAGATAACGTATAGAGAAATTTTAAATAGAATTTTAATAAGTCGATAAATTAAATAGTTAAATAAGAGGGGATATTATGAATATTGGATTTTGTTTCTATCGTTTTGGTATCGATTTTGGTATCGGTATAGGGACTAGTAAAGACGACTACTTTTTTAGATTATCGATTGGTCGTTGGGATTTCTATAAATGGTCTTTGTTTAAAAGAAGTTTCGTACATTTTTGGCAAAGAATAAGATGGGGATTCGATGATTCAGATCTCTGGAGTTTATGTGATACCTTTACTAAATTTATTCTTCCTCGTTTAAAAAGATTTGTAGATTCTGGACCGGGTGGATATCCAGGAGGGCCTGGATTCGAAGATCCAGGAGGATATGAAAAATGGGTAGTTATTCTTAATAAAATGGTTAGAGCTTTTGAATTAATGGAAGCAGATGAATTTCTTGATACTCGGGAGGAAAGAAATAAAAGAAATGAAGAAATTCAACTAGGCTTAAAATATTTTGCAAAATATTATCAACAACTTTGGGATTAATGAAATCAAAATTTATAAATAAATAATATAAAAGAAGAAAAGTAATGATGTATAATATTCTGGAATATTCTCATAAGAAAATTGTTCCGAAATCGCTTAATAATTTTAAAGATTCTGATTTTAGAAAACAAGTAGTTTTAAATTTTAGAGGAGAAGTTTTTTCAGAATATAATATGAATATGTTTTACAAGCATATTCGTAATATAAATTTATGTTTGAATAAGTTAGCAAAACAATTTAAAGCTTCAACGTTTGAGAGTTTAAAAAATTCTGTAACGTTTCTTTATTTAAATTATCTAGAGAGTTTCATAGATTCTATTTTAGGACATTATTTTCATACTACTTCTAAAGATCCGGAAAAACAGAAAATATTAGATAAAATAATAAAAGACATTTTTAATGAAGGTTGTTTAGATGGATGAAGGGGAAAAAATAAGAATAACTAGTAATTTAACTTTTAAACAAGTTTATGATCTATCTAGGTTAATGTATGCTGATTTTAAAGATTGGAATGCGTATGCTCAAGGGATAATCGACGAGGAAGGTAAACTTTTAATAAAAGGTCGACTTAATTGGGCAGAAATCTGGGTTAGAAATTTAAAATTACTTCTTCTGAAGTCGACCATCGTTAAGGGACGTTGGGGCCAGCGTATTTTCGATGCTAATACTTGGAGATTTATCAGATTCCTGAAGGAATCTAAGAAGATTGATCCATTTTTAGCAACTACTTCTTTAACTGAAGCTGAAGCGCAGAAATTTATTTTTACTGAAAAAGGAAAGAAATTGAATCAGTTATTAGAAGATATAAAATACGATAGATATAGGTAGCTAAAAATACAGATTTCATAAATAGTTGTATAGAAAGAAATTTTATATGATTATTTATGAGGCTTTTAATAAAGTTACTTGTATGTCTTATGTGGGCAAAACCGTTCAAGTAATAGAGGATCGAATTGTACAACACCTTCGATCTGCTAATAAGGGTAAGAAAGGTTATTTTTATAATGCGATAAGAAAGTATAATAAAGAATGTTGGATCTGGAGTATTGTTGAAGTAATCAACCCTTTGGATAAAAAGAAAATATTAGAAAATAAAGAATATTGGAAACAAAAATTAAATGATCGAGAGATATACTGGATCGCCACAAAAAATTCCATGGTTCCAAACGGATATAACTTAACTAAGGGGGGAGATGGTGGTCATACTGGTCCATTATCAGAAGAAAAGATTGAGTATTTGAGAAAAATAAATATCGGCAAGAAGCTTTCCGAGAGGCATAAAAGAAAAATAAGTGAAAGTAATAAAGGAAAATATCCATCTAAAGAAATAAAAGATAAAATATCCAAATCCCTTAAAGAATTTTATAATACTGAAGAAGGAATTAAAAATAGAAAAAAATTATCGAATATTAAAACTGGTAAAAAATTTACTGAAGAACATAAAGAGAAAATAAGTAAAGGTAGTAAGGGGAGAGTAGTATCCCAGGAAACCAGAAGAAAAATTAGTCTTGCTCAAAAAGGAAAAAAACTTACTGAAGAACATAAAGCTAAACTTAGAAAACCAAAAAGGAAAAAAATTAAACGAATTATTGGAGAATATATAATGGCCTATGATATTATTGAAGATTTATTACAAAGTCAAATAAATGAAGAGGAATTTCCGGATGAAGTATTACTTTCTTGTCCGTTTTGTTTAGCAGATTCTTCTTATATCGATACGTATGAAATTGAAGAAGATGACGAGGGAGAACTAGATCCAATCGAACAACCGTTTGTTGCTGCTGATCCTATACATTATTCTCATGATGATTCTTCCTTTCTTCCTGCTGATCAAGGGATAGGATTATATCCGAATACTGAATTTTATTGTAATAAATGCAAAAGAACTTTCATTTTTTCAAAAGACGGGGAAGCGCTTGAATTAGCAGATGAAATTGATGACGGAGATCTAGTAAGAACAGGAGATCTTACTTATTTGCTTCCAAATTGGCTTCAACATGAAATCAAGACAAAGAAATCTAATATTGCTAGAGAAGAAGTAGAAGTTACTGAAGTAGTTGGTAAGCGCATGCGTAGACGCGCGCGAAAGAAATCTAATCCTAAACAACGAAGAGCTAATCTTAAAATGGCTCGAATAAAACGCAAAAAAGAAAGTCAAGGAGAGAGATTACGAGCTAAAGTTTCAGGATCTAAGAATAAGAAAGTCGTGTTTAGAGAAGGAAAATATAAGATTGTTAAAAAGGATTTCCGAGGTCGTGTAAAGAAAACAGGGGCTAAGAAAAAATAAGAAAGAATTTAATAAAAGGTTTTTCTATGGTTAAATTCAAATATGTTTTCAATAGAGAAAAAGCAAAAGAAAATATAACAGAGGTTAGACGTATTCTTAAAGAATCAAAATTTGATTATTATAAGATTACTTCTAATAAATTTACTGGAAATATTATTGTAGCTTCTAATGAAAAATATCGATCTGAAGAATTTTTATTAGAAAGATCTAAATTCAATTCTCTGAAATTTAATCAACCATTAAAAGAAATTCTTTTTTTTATATCTCAAGAGGAATTAAACGAGGCTTTAGAATAAAAATGGAATTATGGATTATAATATTAATAATCTTTTTAGCTGTTATTGGAATTAGTGGATTTGCCACATTTCGTGATAGAAAAAAAGAAAAAGAAAGAAAAATAAGAAGAGAAAATTCTCTTCTAAGAAAATGAAATTTAAAGAAATATATGAACAGATAAATTACAAAGAAATCCACGGTCATGACCGAGTTGAATCAAATACTGTTGAATGGTACTTTCATAATTATGAACATGGATATAAACACTGCATTGGTAGTGAAAAGAATCCTTATAAAATAAAACATATTAACGGAAAGCATGGTATTAATAAAAAATATGCTCGGGGGCACGGAATTAATAGTAATCCTCAATGGTTTAAATTTACTAAAAAATTAGATGATCGTTGGTGGGATTTATCAACAGGTAAAAGAATTGAGATTTCAGAAGTACCCAAGGAATTAAAATGATAATTTTCCCTAGACGATGGAATATAGATTATTTTTCATTTACATTATTAGAATCTCTTTTTATTGAAGAAGGGGTAATTCAGAAATTTATTGATATTCTTCGAAATATTTTAGAAGAATTAAAAATTAAAAATCTTGCGTATAGTGGAGGTATAGATTCTACAATAATACTTGCTTTATTAACTGAATTATTTGGGAAGGGACATATAACAACTTATGTAATAGCTTCAAGGAAAAATCATCCTGACGTTTTATATTCTAAAATCGGTAGTAATTATTATGGTTCTAATCATGTAAAATTTATAGGGGAACAAATATATAATTCTATATATAAGCAATTTTTTAATATATTGTCTATTGATGAAATTATTTGTTGTGACGGCATTGATGAATTTATGTGTGGTTATTATTCTCATCAGAAAGATCATAGGAAAACGTATGAGTTATCTATTAGAGATCTTGTTATAAATCATTTAATATCTCTTAATTTGAATTCTGGTGTAGCTAAAGTTTTTTTACCTTATTTAGATGAAAAACTCATTAGATTAATGGCTAAGATTCCATTAAAATGTAAAGTGGATACTAAGATTAGAAAAAAAGTTGTAGTAGAAATTGCTAGAAAACTTAATATACCTCAAGAGATTATAGAACGAAATAAATATGGTTTTTGTGATGCTTTTTTAATGAAAGATAAAGGAAGAAAATGAAATCCTTGAAATTAAATAAAGAGAAAGACGAGATTAGAAAGCCTCAAGATAAAGATAAACCGGAAAAAATTGATAAAAAAGACAAGGATTTTGAAGTTGAAAAAAAGAAGATCAAAAAAGAAATAAAAGAAAAGATTCAAAAGGTTGAACTTTCGTTTGGAGATTTGATTGAAGAAGAAATAGAAAAGAGAGAAAAGGGGTAAAATTATGCCTTATACAAAAACTGATTATCCGGATGCAATAAAAAATCTCAAAGAAGGAGCAAGAAATAAATGGATTGAGGTTTTTAATGCCGTTTTTGACGAAAAGGGAGACGAAGATACAGCAAGAATGGCTGCTTGGAAAGTAGTTAAAGACAAATACGGAAAAGATTATATGAAAGAATCAATAACCTTTGAAGAAGTTATTAGAGAACAACTAAGAAAAATTAAATAAAGGAAAAATATATTATGAGATATTCGGAATTAATTAGAGAAGCAATACACGAAGAAAAAGGCGATAAGAAGGAATATCAAGCATTTTTCAGAAAAGCTCTCAAAAAATTTGGTGTAACTGAACCAGATCAATTAGAAGGAGATAAGAAGAAAGAATTTTTTGATTATATCGATAAGAACTGGAGCGCGAAATCAGAAACTGATTAGAAAATTTATAAGGAAAAATATGAAATATAGAGAAATATTAAATGAAGGATTCTTTTCAGAATTTCAAATTGTAGCTGGGGATTATTTCGGGGATAAATTCGTAAAAGATATGATGAAGATCAGCCGGAAAGAATCAGATTTAGTAAAAATCATATTAGCTACGGCTAAAAAACATAAAATTGAAAAAGATAATCAGAAACTTAAAGCTTTATTAAAGATGGCTGGTATGGTAAAAGGAAATATATAATGAATCATTCAGAAATATTAGAAGCAGAATTAAAAGATGAAAAATTTTTTATTTATTTGATCAAAAACCGAATTATTAGAAAAAAATCAAAAGATCTTTTTAAAAAGAATAACAGAACTTAAAAAATGAAATATCAAGAAGCTTTAGAGAGTAGATTTGATATGAGTAGTCGTAAAAGGATTAAAAGAGATCCCAAAAAGATTATGGTTACTTTAAAAAAGAATTATCCAAATATTAAATTTGAATTGAAAGATAATGTTTTATATGGAAATAAAAATCAATTAGGATCTTATCATTATGGATCTGGAAACGAATCGATTCAAGCTATTATAGCTAAAATGAAAATGTTAGGACTTATTAAAAAGTAAAGGACCGAAAAATATTATGAAATATAGAGAAATACTTGAAGGATTGAATCTTTCAGCTGCAATTAAATCTCTTAAAATGGAAGAAGATCTTAAAACTCTTGCTAAAAAAAATCCGGGTAAAACAGGGAAACAATTAAAAAGAGAAATCATAACAATTGCTTCTAAATATATTGGAAAGTCTGAAATTAAAGATGTACATATTAAAGATCTAACACAGGAAGCTATAAAAGAATTTGATCGGATAATTAAAAAAGAAAAAATAAGTGAAAAACTCGAACCTAATTGGATTATAGTTTTTAAGAATGGAAAAACTTTAGATATTAATAATGAACCAACAAACGTACCTTCTGAAACAGAGTATTTTCAAACAGAGAAGGAAGCAATTAAGAGATTTAACAAGTTGAAGCTAAAAGGAAAAGCGGAAATAATAGAGGTATAAAATAAAATGAAATTCGGGGAGATTGTGAATGAAGTAAATATTGATGCTATTAGATTAAATCAACTTACTAAATATGCTAGAACTAATAAAAAAGCTAAATATCAGATTTTAAAAAAGTTAAAAGAATTAATATTAAATATTGAAAAGGAAATCTAATGAATTTTGGTGATATTATAAACGAAGCTGCTTATCCAGGAAATATTGGATTTCAAGAATTAATAAATTTTTATCGTGTAGCAAATAAAACTCAGATGAAAAAAATGCAAAACCTTATCGAAAAAGAAGATTGGTTAGGATTTAAAAAATTAATTCGAAAAACCTTAGGGATTAATTTACAATAAAATACAAAGAAGTTTTTTATTATGAGATATTCGGAGATAATCGAAGAAGAAATTTTAAATGAAGGTAAACTCCTTACAGGAATTATGATAGCTTTGGTATTATTTAAAGCTGCTGGAATGATTAATCGTACTGAATCAGATCCTATTACTCGTAAAGTTGCAGCAAAAATAACTAAATTATCAGATGAAGAATTAGAAAAATTAAAATATAAATTTAATTTTAAAATTGATAAAAAAGAAGCAATTAAAACCTTAAAAAAATTGGGGTTCTAAAAATGAAATTAAATAATTATCAACCGAATTTATGGGATACCCCCGAATTGTATAGAAATTCAAAGAAATCCTCGAGAGAGGAATACTGAAGATAATTTAAATTGTAATGATCTTAATGGAATCTTCAGTTAGAGAATTCCATTTTTTATTTGAATAAAATTAAAATATAAAGGAAATAATATGAGTTCAGGACGTACAGCTAAAATAAAGAAACGGGAAAAGAAAAGGGTTCATCTTGAAAATATTAAACGAAAAAAAGAAATCAAAAAAGCAAAAAAAGATTGACAAATAAAGAATTATTTAGTATATTTAGTACATGGGTTCTTTGAAATTTTAAGCTATAGTTTAATATAGATTCAAGAGACATACTGGTATAACTATAGCTAGGCCAAACTATAGTTTGGCTTCCGGGATGAAGGAAGATTTGGCGGTACTAAATAATTAATCTAACTTGAATCGGATTTAAAAACCGACCTTCTAAAAAAAGGTAACCGCCATTTGGAATCGTGGATCATTGGTAGATCACCTGTCTGTCGAACAGGTTTAAATGGGTTCGATTCCCATCGATTCCGCTTCCGCAAACATATAAGTTTTTTATCAAATTTTTTGCTGCCGTAGCTCAAGAGGGTAGAGCGTCTCACTTGTAATGAGAAAGTTGGGGGATCGTGGCCTCCCGGTAGCTCGAGAATTATTCTAGAAGTGAAGGAGTCTGGCTTTCCTTGTCCGCTTTGGAAGCGGGATATCTCGTCGGTTCGAATCCGGCCTTCTAGACAAAGGTTTCGAGGGTTAAATCCTTGAAATTATTAATTTCTAAAATAAAACCCCTTAAGATTAATAGATCCGTAGACAACTACATAATTCGGAACGGCGTTCAACGGTGAGATAAGCTGACTGTAAATCAGTGGCCTACGTGCTTTGATGGTTCGAATCCATCCCGTTCCACAATTTCCTGGGTAGTTTAATTGGAAGAACGCTGCACTGTTAATGCAGATGATGAAAGTTCGATTCTTTCCCCGGGAGCTTTTATTATGATAAAATATTTTAAAAAAAATCCTCATATTCTTAAAGCGATAAATATTTTAGAAATAAATTATAGAGCTGGATCTGATATTTTATTTGGTATAAATAAATTCAAAGAATTATTTATTAATATTCAAAAGGAAGGAATAAAATATCCTATAATTTGTGTTCTAGATATTAATAAAGATTTTAAAATAAGATTTGGTAATAGAAGAGTAATTATAGCAAGACTTCTAAGAATTAAAGAAGTTCCAGTTCTTTTATATTATAATAAAAAAGAAAAGGGAATTCTGCCTATTGATAATATAAAAGGGAGGACTGTTACTAAAGAAGAATTATGTATGTTCTTTGAAAACGATAAAAATATTCCTGGACTAAAATATCTTTTGGAGATTTTTAATGATAGTATATGCTGAACCGGAAGTTAAAGAAGTGATATTAAGATTTTCTTTTAAAAAAGAGAATTATAATAAAACTCAAACTCTTGATATAGAAATAAAGAATTATAAAAAGTTAAAAAGTAATATTATAAAATACGGAATAGTTCATCCTTTAATTGGTAATAGTTTATATAAAAATAATAGAAATTATCCTTATGTTATAAAATATGGAATTAGAAGATTTCATATTGCAAAAGAACTCGGTATACAAAGAATTCCAATATTGATATATGATTTACCTATATTAGAAGAATCCAAGAAGATAAATTGTAAATATAAATATAAAATCAATAATATGGAAGATTTATCAAAGTTATTTAAAGCTCATATTTCTAATTATCAAGTTCCAGATAATCTTATTACTCCAGGGTATGAAAATATTCCAGCAGGATTAAAAATTTTTATTAATTTATATAATACTTATCAAGAGGATTTATTCAAATGATAGTATACGCTGAACCAGATCCTTGGAAAGCTCAACCTAAAGATATATTTCGAAAAGATTTTAATATCGGTGGTCCGACAATGACTTCGAAAGAAGGATTTCAGAAATTAGAAAATAATATCAGAGAAAATAGAATGTTTCATCCTTTGATAGGAATAGCTTTACAAAATTGTCCATGGATTATTCAAATGGGAAATAGAAGACTACTGATCGCTCGAAGATTAAAAATGGAAAAAGTTCCGATGATTATATATAGCCTTCCCCCTCTTGTACATCCTCGAGTGCATCCAAAACCAGGAACTTATATAAAAAGAATTAAAGATTTTGAAGAAATTACAGCTTTGTTTTGTAAGGAAGGATTAGATTTTCCCGAAGAGAGTCGACGCAGAGACGGAGTCCCGCATGGATTACAATTAATGAAAGATTTATTTAGAAAATGTGTTGACTTTGATTAAGTACTCGTAGCCAAGTGGTTTCACGGCAGCGGTCTGCAAAACCGTTATATATCGCGGGTTCGAATCCCGCCGAGTACTCTATTATATTTCTAAACGTGCCTGAGCTAAAACAGCTAATAATATTTCAAATCTCGTGAAGGTGGGTTCGATTCCTCCCAGGCGCGCAAAATTAATTAAAAAAGAGGTTGACAAACTATTATAGGATTTAGTACATTATTATAAAAATTATAAGGCATAGAGAGTTCCTTTTAATTATCACTCCCATAGAATAATACTCTCCGCCTTTAAATTTTTAGAGTAAAAACAAAAGGGGTTCCTATTTGAATCGATTGAGAGTCAACAATTACCCCTCGTTTGAAACTCTAATAAAGGGGAAATAAAAAAATGAAAGCAACAATAAAATTATTTAGAGCTGTTGAAATCAAAGATAAATATAAGACACGCTTAAATAAAAGATTATTGCCAAAAACTGTAAGATCTGGATTTATATTTGCCCCTGAAGTAATCGGAAATTATTCTGAAGAGGAACTCGATGATTTATTTGAAATAGTAGATAAAGAAATCGGATTATCTGCTGAACAAATGAATACATCCTTTCATAAATCTTGGAATAAAGTAAAAGAAGCAAGTATCGAACAATTAGTTTTAGAACAATTAGTTCACTATATTACGACTTATGGTTTCGAACACGCGGGACTTTATGATAAAGATTCTGTATATATTCCTAATGAAATTCTTGAAGTTCCAGAACTTGAAGATGGTATACGCTTAAGAGTTATCAAAGGATATACAAAAGAAGAATTAAAAGATAAATTGTTATCTTTGATCGGTTCAGGAATAGCTCTTAAAGAAGATACAGTAAATGATATACTTGAAGTTGCTGTTCAAATTGGAATAAATGAAGAAGATATAGATCAGATAAAGAATAAAGAAATTAAAGTTGCTCTTTATGACCGTTTAGGATTATTTCCAGAAAATCCAATTGAATTTTTAAGATATGTTGTTTATAAAACCATCGGAAAAACTCTTTTAATTAAAGATAATGATACTATAACAGCAATTAAAGAAGCAGATATAGGAAAAAACTCAGACTTATTTTTTGAATATATAAATAAGTACGGTTTAGAAAAATTAGCTCAAGTATTCTTTAGATTTAAACCAATTTTTCTTGCTTTCAAAACAGATAATAAAATAAGAGAAAGCGGAATCATTAATAGAATAAGAAAACTTGCTAATATATATCATAAACCAATGCCAGAAGATTTTTTGAATGAAATTACTTCTAAGATTGCAAAAAAAGAAGAAATTGATATTAATAAATTAAATAAAGAACTTGATAGAGTAAATATATTTAGAAAAATCCGATTAGCTTATGCTTTAAAATACAGAACTTTAGAAACTGAATCAATTCTTTATAGACTTAGAAACGGGAAAGGATATGCTAAACCTTTTTCATATACAGGTAGCAAAACAGTTGTAAATAATATATTAAATCTTATACTTAATTCAATTTCTAATGATATTGCAAAAAACGTAAAAGGAAAGAAAATATATATTCCTGACAATATGATTTATGCTCTTCCAGCAACAGAAAAACAGTTTACAGGGGAATTTCCTTCTGGTAGTTACATTTCAATTCCAAAAGATATGGTAATGGGGATATTTTGGAAGAATGTTAAAAAAGATGGAATTAGACATAGAATCGATTTAGATCTTTCAATAATAAATGCAACAGATAAATTTGGATGGGATGCTGATTACAGATCACCTACTAGAGAGATTCTTTTTTCTGGAGATATAACAGATCCTCCAAAAAAAGGAGCTACCGAATTATTTTTTATTGCAAAACAAAGTTTAGATTTTTATATTGTTTTTGTAAATTATTATAATTTTCTAGAAAATTCAGGAATAGAAGTTCCAATGCAAATATTAATTGCTCAAGAAGAAATAAAAGATAAAAAAGCAGCTCGTAATTATACTGTTAATCCTAATAATGTAATAGCTACAGCAAATACTTCGATTAATAAAAGTCAGAAACTGTTAGGCTTTCTTGTTACAACTACTGGAGGATCGAAATTCTATTTTGCGGAAACATATTTAGGAAAAACAATAACTGCTGATTCTACATGTGAACTTGTTAAACACGGAAGACAGTTTCTTTTTGATTTTTATAGAAATACTATTAATTTAAATGATATGTTGTGCGATGCAGAGGCTGAAATTGTAGAAGATAGGGAAGAAGCTGATATTGATTTATCTCCAGAAAATCTTGAAAAAGATACAATAATCAATTTGATTAGTTAATATAATAAATAATATCGTCTATTGGATTTAAAATTATATGGTATTCGTAGACAAACAGGTAAAGTCGTTCGGCTGTGACCCGAATCAATATGGGTTCGAATCCCATCGAATACCCACCAAGAAGGTTAAAATTACAAAGAGAAAATTATGGATATTATAGAAAATGGAACGAGAGTATTTGTAGTAAATTTTGAAGATAATGAATTAGAAATTTTTGATGGAACTATCGAAGGACCGACTTTTTTAAAAGATGAATTAACTCATTATGGAATAAGATTACCTCAAGTATATCAACAACCGGCGGAGATTGTACAGAGTCTTAAAGAAAACGTATTTGTTACTAAAAAATTAGCTTATGAAAGGGCAATATATCTTTTAGAAGAAAGAATTAAAGATTTTTCAAAAAAAATCGAAGTTCTTAGTTCACAATTAAGGTCAGAATAAAATATATAGGAGTTTTATAATGTTTTTATTTTCATATATGTTATTACTTAGCTTGTTTTCTATTATTATTGGATTATTTTTTGGAATAACGGATGCTTATATATCAAGAAGAAAAGAAGATTCAGATAATATAGGATGGGATTATCCTTTTTGGGTTAAAAAATATATTCATATTTGGTGGCTAGGGGGTTTGATATTAAACTTTTCTTTTATTTATTGGTTAGCTATTTTATCTCCGTTTAATATAATAAAAACTTTTTTGATAATGATGACGATTTTTTTTGCATTATCTGGATTATGTTGGGATATAACTTTTGCATATATCAAAACTGGAAAATTAATAACGGAGAAAACGATGCAATGGTGGTTAAGTATTCCGGGGATTATTAGAATAAGTTTTAAGACAAGAAAAGATGTAATAAGATTTCATATTATGAGAATAATTATTTTATTAGGTATGTGGGTATATGCATATATTTAAATAAAACCAAAGTTTCTATTTATTGTTCAAAGAATTATATTGTAATAATACGTGTTGGGTCTTCTCATTCGATTTCGATGAAGGGGAAGATCCAACTCGTTGAATTAATATGGTTTAAAGAATATGATAGTATATGCAGAACCAAAAACAAATCAAGTTCAGCCAAAATTTTCTTTAATTGATAAACAACGAGAATTTTATAATAAAAGAATCTTAACTAATAAAGGATATCCAGCATTAAAAGAAGATATTAAAAAAAATGGAATAGTTCATCCTTTAATTGGTAATAGTTGGAAGGGTTTTCCTTATACTGTTAAAATTGGTTTAAGACGATTTTGGGCAGCAAGAGAACTAGGTATAGAAAGAATTCCGATATTAATATATGATTTACCGATATATACTTGGATTCCCGAATTTAAAGTTAATTGTGAATATAAATATAGATTAAAAAATATGGAAGATATATATGAATTATTCAAAGCTGTTGGAAAAAATTATCCAAAAGAAGATTTAATACCGGCCGGACAAAAATATTTTGTAAATTTATACGGTCAACATGGAATGAATATATTTAGATGAAAATAAAAAAAACCTTGGTCCAATTGGAAAAGACAGCAGATTAAAACTCTGTAAGTTATAGAGGTTCAAATCTCTTCAAAGATACTAAACTAATAAAATACTCCTGTACCAGAATTGGGATATGGGCTGGATTTAGATTCCAGAGTTTATGGGTTCGATTCCCATCAGGAGTACTCCTATAAAAAGAAAGGAAAAGGATATCATAAAAGATTATTTTTTAATCGGTCATCCGAGGTCTGGAAACGGTTTAATTAGAAATACTTTACAAGAAAATTTTCCAGAATTAAACTTTGTTCATTTTTCTCATTTAATTTTTACGCCAAGAAAAGATTTGAAATATGTTTTTATTCAAAGACAGTTTGAATCTGTTTTGAATTCAATGTATAATATGTGGATTAATGATTTTCCTAAGAAATATATGAGCTTAGATGATTTTAGAAATATTAAATATTCTAAACTTCCTTTTGATCCAAAAGTGCAAAGAAAAGCTAAATATAATGATAAAGGAAACAAAGTAGAAATAAGAAATTCTCAATTTGGCTGGCAATGGCTAATAAGAATAAACAGAACCCCTCGAGAATGGTATGATTATTATAATAATTATTGGCATCAACAAATCAATATGAATACTTCATTTATTCATCCAGTATTATATGAACAATTAATAGATCCAAAACTATTCCGTGAAATCATGGATAAGCTTTCAATATTTTTAATACATAAAACAAAAAGTACGTATGCTTGGTCGCAAATTACAGATAAAAGAATTGGAATATATCCGATAAATTATTCAGATAAAATTTAAATTTTGTAAAAAGTTATTGACAAATTCGATTTTATTTAGTATATTATAAATGAAAGGAACTTTAAAACATCAAAGAATGGAGGGCTGAATTAAATCAGGCGAGGTAACTCGACGGAAGGTACAATAGAAACTATACCGCCACGTTTGCCCACGTGGTAAGGGTGAAAAGAGAAGGCCTAAGAATCTTCTCTATTATCGGTAACGATTAATAGACGTAAACCTTCCCCCTCCCTTCTTTTTGATGTAATTTCAAATAAGTTAAGAGAATTTGGACTAATGAATAAGAAGGCTAAAATAAATGTTATTTTTAATAGAATTTCGGGTACAAATCTCTTTAAAGATTTATATAAAAGAGAGGTAACATGAAAACATCAAAAAGATTTGGCGATTTATTTAGAGAATTACGCCTTAAAAACAGATATACACTAAGGGCATATTGCAGAAAGTTCAACCGTGATCCTGCTTATATTAGCAGAATTGAAAGAGGAATAACTCCCCCACCGGAAAACAGTGAAGAAATCGAAAATTATGCTAGATCATTTAATTTAGAAGAAGGATCAAGACAGTGGATTGAATTTTATAATTTGGCTGTAGTTAGTAGAAAGAAAAAATCAGAACCCATATTATCCGAGAAAGAACTTGTTGGTAAATTACCATTATTTGTAACAACAACTAGCGGAAAGCCTCTTGATAATGATAAGTTAGATAAATTGATTGATATAATAAGAGATTAAATATTAACGGGGCACAGGACTGCTAGGGGTGGTCGTCTCATTTGCGATGAGAAAAATTTCAGGTGGGTTCGAATCCCACGTGCTCCACAGATGGAAATTATAGATCAGAAAAAAGAAAGAATAAAAAGGAAAAACTTATGATTGAATTCAAAAATGAAATTGGGCTTTTAAAATCTATAAAAAAATCTCTGCAAGAATTTCAGGAGGAAAATAAAAGTCATGAATATTCTCATGAAAAAAAAGAAGAGAAAACGGAAAATTATTTGGATGAAATGATACTTTATGCATTTCGATATTGTCTCGGAAGGTCAAGTTATGCAGTTGGAATTTGTATCGAGTATCTTATTGATAATTGGGATAAGATCTCAAAGAAAAATAAGGCATTGATTCATAAAGAAATTAATCAAGCAATTGCTGATAATGATGCTGGTTGGGGATGTGATATTGAAGCATGGAAAAAGATCTTAAAACTTGAAAAGTAGGAATCATATTTTAGATTCTAGATTGAAATTCTGGGAATTAGAGATAAGATTCAATTCGGTGGTATTACTAAAGAGAAAAAGGATTATATTATGCTACCAAAATTAAAAAAAATCGATTTATCGAAAAGATACCATGGCCCAAAAGATGTTAAGATTGGATGTGGAAAGCGACATGATGATATAAAGCCGAGTATTTTTACTCAATATTTAGCTAAAATTAATGGGTTTTGGCACGTTGTAAACTTTTCTGAACAATGGCATGGATTGATAGCTAAGGAGAATAATGATCGGCGGTTTGATTTAGATTCGGGGCGGCGGTTTGATTTAGATTCGGGGCAGAAAAACGATGGATCTGATTGGGAAGAATTATATGAAATTATAGATCAGAAAGGAGAAGAAAATGACTAGTCCTTATGCAAAGAAACATTATCCGAAAAAGAAAAAACTTGGAAGAAAAAGTTTTAGGTATCTTCAATTACACGGAGAAAAAGCAAAGAAAAAATAATAAAAGAAATATTGAAGAAGTTATCATTTTTTGAAATATTTATAACTTTTATTTTAGTATTTATATTTATTAAATTGGATACTTATAATTTCTATAAGGAATATTATGAAAAATATAAGAAAAGAAAAGATGTTGAACAAATTGAAGAAAAGCTGGAATTAAAGGTTTATGAATTTTATGATATATCTGTTGATATGGATTTAAGAGTTACCTTTTTAGGTGATTCTTTACTTGCAATTGATACTTTGAAAATTTATTAGAATAAGAAATTTTGCGGGATAGGCTGAAAAGGATTAGGCGCCTGGCTTCCAACCAGGAATATTAATCGGTTCGATTCCGATATCCCGCTCTAAAATAATTATATAAAAATGGAGATAATAAATAAAAGAGTACTTTTGATAAATATTTCTTATGAACCAATTACTGTAATTAATGTAGCAAGATCGATTCTTCTTATTTATAAAGGAAAAGCTCAAATAATTGAACATGAAGAAGAAATCAAACTTAGATCTAGTGGAAGATTTAATCCAAAAACAAATAAAAGAGAAAATTGGGAAATCAACTGTCCTACAGTTTTAAGATTAAAGAAATATGTTAAAGTTCCGAGAAGAAATTTATTACCAGTTAAAAGTAATATTTGCCAAAGAGACAGATATATCTGTCAATATTGTGGGATTGAACTCAATTTTATAGATCTTACTTTAGATCATGTTATTCCTTATAGTAAAGGAGGGAAAAGTACTTGGGAAAATTTAGTTGCTTCTTGTAGTAGATGTAATAATAAAAAAGGGGATAGAACTCCAAAACAAGCGGGAATGAAATTACTTTCTAAACCGAAAAAACCCCATGCGTTTCAAACTTTGAGATTTTATATCAAGACAATTAGAAGTCCCTGGAAACCATATTTATTTATGGAATCCTTTCCTGTTGAAAACACAGTATCTCAAGAAGATATTGCTATTGTAGAACGTTCTTTATAAGAGGGGTGGTGGAGTCTGGATTAATCACACTGGTCTTGAAAACCAGTAAATGTTGTAAAAGCATCATTTCGTGGGTTCAAATCCCACCCCCCTCTGCAAAATTAATCTTATAAATAGTTTTATGAATGTTGAAATAGTTGAAAAGAAAATAGACAAAAACAATTTAAGAAAAAATTGGGCAATTTGTTCATTCTATACCCCTGAATATTCAAAAGTAATATTAAATCTTATTGATTCTATTCAAAATTTAAATTTAAATTACATAATTCATCAAGTTAGATTATCCAATAATTGGACAGCTAATACTCATTATAAACCCTTCTTTCTATTAGATGTATTAAACGAACATCCAGAGTTGAAAGCAGTTGTTTGGGTAGATGCAGATGCAGTAATTATTCGGTATCCAAAACTTTTTGATAATTTAGAATGTGATTTTGCAGCTCATATTCATAAAACAAAGAATCAATTACTTTCTGGAACTCTATTTTTCAAAAACAACAATTCTGCTAAAACTCTTTTACGAATGTGGATAAAAGAATCGAGTAACAGACGAGGCCAATGGGATCAAAAAATATTACAAGAGACTAAAAATCAATGGAAAGGAAATTTCTATAATCTTCCCCCTCAATATTGTTTAGTTTTTGATAATATGAAACAATGGGGACCTCCGGTTATAGAACATTATCAATTTTCTAGAAAAATACGAAGAAAAGAAGTTACGATAAGGTCAGGAATTTGATACTTGAAAATTTAAAAGACGGAGCTTGGAAAGGACATCGAGCATTTATTATTGGAGGGGGTCCTTCTTTAAAAGGATTCGATTGGAAATTACTTCGAAGGGAAAAGACAATTGGCGTTAATAAAGCAATATTGAAAATCTTTCCTGATATTATGATAGGAATGGATTATCGGTTTTGGAATAAGCTTTTATCCGGTGATTTAGGTGATGTTATTCTTAGAAGAGTTAAAAGAATGAAAGGCTTAAAAATATATTTTCGAACCGGTAAATCTTTAGCTAATAAATTTTCATGGGCAAATTTAATCGAAATTGTTCCTAATCAAAACAATAAAAATGCTTTTACTACTTCTTTTAGTAAAGGATTAGGACATGGAAAAAATTCAGGATTTACTGCTTTAAATGTTGCAGTTAATCTTCGAGCAAATCCAATTTATTTACTTGGTTTTGATATGAAAGGACATCCATCTACTAAAAAACAAGTTTGGTGGCACGAAGGATATCCATTTTCAGTAAATGATGAAAGTATATACAGACAATATATAAGAAATTTTGAAGTTCATGCTTTACCTGTAATAAATAAATTGGATTTGAAAGTTATAAATCTAAATCCAGCAAGTGAATTAAAATGTTTTGAATTTGCTAAACCGGAGGATATATTTGAAAATAATGAGATTCTTGAAGATGAATCCCTCTTATAAGAAATTTATCTATTGTATAGTTAGTTGGCTGATACTTATATTAATAATGGCTACTGTTAAATTTAAAATCGATGAGATTTCCCTTAGATATAAAATAGAAACGCTTCAGGCTGAATATGAAGTAAAAAGCCAAGGATATGATGTTTTGAAAGCGCAGTATACTGCTGCGGCGAATGACTATCTCGCCGATCGGAAAATAGGGAGAGTCGTTCGCTCTGTTAATCCATGGCTAGACGATGAGCACGTTCAACTTTGGATCAAGATGCTTAAAGAAAGTGGAGACGGTATTCTTGCTGGTTTAAACAATTTTTCATTGAAGAAATTAGGCACCGGAGATTCGCTGTATTCTCTAAGACCAGGAATAGCTTTGCTCATTTCTGTTGGCGCATTCGAAAGTGATTTTAGGTTGTTTTCTGATAGTGGTAAGGGAGCATACGGTCCTATGCAGTTGAAAAAAATAACAGCTGTTCAGGTTGGCATCAAGGACCGTCAAGATCCAGAGGAAAATATAAGAGGTGGAGCATTACATCTTGTTTCATTATTACAAAAATACTACCAGTATCCAGATCAGCTCGAATTGGCGCTTGCCACTTACAATGCGGGCGCCTCGCGTGTAAAAGGAAGATGGATTCCGGAATGGGGCGCCGAATGGCATGCAATATATTCCGGACTTTCTGCGGACATGACATTCAAGGAGACGCGCACTTATGTTACGGCGGTGATGGAGCTAACCCGGCTCTTTGCCTCCGGTAGATGGAACTCCCTGGATCAGAACTTCTGGAGCAACTACCGGCAGTTTATTTTCCGCGCCGATTATGTCACTGTTTTCGACGAAGAAAAGATGCAGATTACGGAACAGGATGATTCATAATATTGTAGTAGATAGTCTGAATAATTCGAACGATAAAACATTTTAAATTTGAGGATATATTTGGGAATAAAAATAAAAGATAATATTTGGAAAGGACATCGAGCATTTATTATTGGAGGGGGTCCTTCTTTAAAAGGATTCGATTGGAAATTACTTCGAAATGAGAAAACAATCGGAATCAATAAAGCAATTATAGCTTTTGAACCAGATGTTCTTTTTTCAATGGATAAATTATTTTGGAGTGTTGTATATCCAAACTTAGGAATTATTCCTAGATGTACTAAAATTTATTTAGATGGGAATATAATACCAAAATGTTCTCCTAAAATTACAAAATTAGGGATCATAAAATATCTAAGATATAAGGAAAGTCCTAAATTTTCGAAATCACTGAAAGATGGATTATCTAGTGAAGTTGATTCAGGATATGCGGCTTTAAATTTAGCTCTTTTACTTGGTGCAGATCCGATTTATTTGCTCGGATATGATATGAAATTAAATAAAAATTCTGAACAAATATGGTGGCATGATGGATATAAAAAATATTTTTTAAAGAACGCTATAGAAAATTATAAAAAAAGAATCTTTGCTTATGAGAAATATGCTAAACCGATAATAGATGATTATTTTAAAGTTAAAGTTATTAATTTAAATATAAATAGTAATATAAAATGTTTTCCGTTTGCAAAAAGAGAGGAAATCTTTGAAAAGAGTTGATATAGTAATACCGAGTAAAAACAGGAGAGAAAAATTAGGAGTAGCAATTGAATCAATCGGAAAGGCTAAAGCCGACGATTACGATCTTCGAACAATTATTATTCAAAGAAAAGACATGAGATCTTTTGCTTGTTGGAATCTATATTGTCAAACTATGCAAGCAGATGCAGTTTTATTTTCTACAGACGATGTTGAATTTTTACCTAATGGAATAGAAATAGGATTTAAGAAATTTTTTGAAATATTTCCAGATACAGATGGAATATTAGGATTTCATCAAGCAAATATTGGATTTTCGAATGAGGGGCATAAATATGCCTTTGGAATGATGGGAAAAAAGTTTTTAACTAGATTTCCAAATAAAAATCCTTTTTGTCCTGATTATATAGTATTTTGTGCAGAAACTGAATTATGTAGATATGCTAATTCTATCGGTAAATATTATTTTGAAGAAAAAGCTAAGTTAAATCATTATCATCCTTCTCATGGAGGTACATGGGATGAGACAGGAAGAAAATACAGAGATCCAAAATTAACATCTATTGATCATAGAAATTCTGCTTTGAGAAAACAGAAAGGATTCCTTTGGGGAAAGAATTAAGCGCCTGTATACCCTCTCGCTACGAACGAGTAGAAAGGTTAACTAGGATTCCATATCGGTTCGATTCCGATCAGGCGTTCAAAATATTATGGTAGAAAATCATTCTTGTGCAATGTGTTGTCATTTTGTTTTGCAAATGGCGTGGTCGTCTCGTTGCCAAATAATATCTAAGGAAGAAAAAGAAAGAGAAAAAATGATTTCTTATAGTATAAGATCTCGTGAGAAAAACAGTTGTAGAAATTTTTGCTATAATCCTGGATGGTATTTGACTGAAAATTATTAAAAAATTGTTGACAAACGTCTTTTAATTTAGTATATTATAATAAAAAGGAGAGGAATTGATTATGAATAATAATATGAAAATAGCTACTTATGTTAAACTCCGGGTTTCACTTTTTGGATTTTTTAGTGGAATATTAGTTATCATGTTTATTCTTTTGGTTTTTGCAAAATTAAAATCTTGTTTTAAAATTAAATAAAATTTTAAAAGGAAGGATTTAAACTATGAAAGAACGTTCTGATATTTCAAATAAGATTTTAGATAATCATTATCGTCTACTTTCTCTCGAAAAGAGAATTGATATTCTTGAAAAGGAACTTAAGGTTTTAAAGGAATCTGCGCCTACTAAAACAAATTTAGTAAATCCTATTAATCCTAACGACGGAATCTTATAAATATAACGCAAAATAAAAAATGAAGATTAAACTTACTAAATTTTTAGTTAATAATAATTTTGCATGTGATTATAATCATGCTCGGGAGTTAATAAAAGACGGGAAAATTATATATAATTCTGTACCAGTTGATCTAGAATGGTTTGTTGTTAATTATCATTCAAAGATTGCTAAAATAGGAACGTTCATTGATATAAGAAGCTAATTAAGATCTTTATATCGATATAAAAGCTAATAAAAAAGATAATAAAGGAATTTTAAAAGACAATAAAGGCCCATTAGTTTAATGGAAAAACAATCGTCACATCGGCTTTTTACAGATAATTACCGGTTCGATTCCGGTATGGGTCTCTCGTACTTTTGGCCTATAGTGAAACAGAATCACATGAGACTTTGAATCTCATATTCTTGGTGCAATTCCAAGTGGGCCAGCAAAAATTGAGATATAGTTAAAGGGAATAACTATTGTTTCTGAAACAATTATTCTAGGTTTGATTTCTAGTGCTTCAACTACAAATTATTTAGGGATCCACGGCCAAGCAAAATTAGATACGCACTTGGGTATTCATTAATAAAGCTTTATTTCGAATACGTAGGATGCTAACAGGTCGGTGAAAGACCGGCTGGATTCTTAAATAATATTATATTGAAATAATTCAAAAAGAAGAACGTTCGGTTTATATTCGAAAGGTCACAAGTTCGATTCTAATTCTTCACGATACAAACTCAAAAATTTAAAAAATTTATGGATATTAAATTACTTAATCAAACCAGAAAATTTTGGAGAACTAGAAATATTGATTATGCTAAATTTTCTAGAATATTAGTTAGTCCAGAAACTCGCAAGAAATTGTTAATTGGAGACAAAAAAGGTCTTAATAAACTTTGGGAAAAACAGACCAAAAAGGATTTTCAAAAAATATTTAAAGATATAGATTGTCTTTCAATCAATTCTGTTTTAGAAATTGGATGTGGAGTTGGAAGAATATTAAAGGTATTAGAAGAACATAAATTATTTTCTAGAATTATAGGTGTTGATATATCTCCAAAAATGATTCAATATGCCGAAGAATATCTTAAACTTCAAGATAGTTCAACTATTGAATTATATCTTACCGATGGAGAAAATTTACCAATAAAAGATAATTCAATTGATTTTGTTTTTTCAATAGTTACCTTTCAACACATGACTACTAAATCGATTGTAAAAGCTAATTTGAAAGAAATTTATAGGGTTCTTGTTCCAAAAGGTCTTGCGAGAATTCAAACAATAGAACATAAAAATCCAAATATAAAATCAGAAAATACTATTGCTGGATACAATGGATATTTTTTAAACGTTCGCGATAAAAAAGAAATGTTTCAAGAATATGGATTAAAAGTAATTAACTGGAGATATGATAAAGAGGTAAAACCGGCTAATCCCGAACTCCAATGGATTTGGTTAACTCTAGAGAAATAATAGCTATTATTAGGATTATATTTTAAAGGAGAGACTTTGTATATAGCGGTTGATTCTACTAACGAGAACTTTTTAGTTCGAAAACTAGGTCAAGATGGCAAATCATCAATTACAAAGATGCCATTTCGAGCCTCTTTGTTTATAGCTTCAGAAAAAGCTTCGAAAGAATATATAGGATTTAAAACTGGAAAGCATCTCAAAAGATTTGATTTCTTTTCTAGACAAAATTACTGGGATTTTAAAAATAAAATGAAAGATGTTGGAATATATGGAGATATTTCTCCGATATTTCAATTTATACCAAAACTTAATATTAGATCCGAGAATATATCTTTTCTTCGTCCTTGGGGATTAGATATTGAGGTTTATTCAGAAAAAGAATTTCCTTATCCAGAAAGAGCTATAATTTATCCTATTGTATCTTTAACTTTAGGGGATTTAAGAAAAAAGAAATATTATACTTTCGTATATGATATGGACGGAAAATGTACCCTTAAATCTCAACCGAATTGGGAAATTTTCGTTTATAGAAGCGAAGAAGATATGATGAATTCTTTTTCAAAATTCTGGAGACAAAACATAGCTAATATTCATATTCTAACAGGCTGGAATATTAATAAATTTGATATTCCTTATATAATTAGAAGAATGAATTATCTTTTTACTGGAGATCCAGAAAAAATTTGTAAAGAGGTTCGGCTTCTTTCTCCGTTTAGAAATATCAAAAATAAAACAACAAAATATTCAGAAACAGAATATATTATTGCTGGAATTCCGATTCTTGATTATTTAGCAGTATTTAAAAAATTCAATTTTCAATCCCGTCGTTCTTTTAAACTCGAAAATATAGCTCAAGAAGAACTAGGTCATGGAAAACTTGAAAATCCTTATTCTTCACTTCATGAATTATACAGAAAAGATATAAATACTTTTATAAATTATAATAGAAAAGATACAGAACTTCTTGAAGAAATCGATAATAAATTCAATTATTTGAATTTTATGATTACAATTGCTCTTATTACTAAAATCAATTATGAAAACGTTTTTAGTCCTATCCGCTGCTGGGAATCTCTTATATATAATAAATTAATAGAGCAAAATATTGTTACTAATCCAGCTAGAAGATTTACTAAAACACGTGAATATCTCGGGGCCTATGTAAAACTTCCAGAGACTAAAATGTATAGAGATATTATTTCGTATGATCTTGTACAGCTCTATCCTTCAGTAATTAGGGCAGCAAATATATCTCCTGAAACTCTTATTGAAGGAGATTATGAAGAGAATGTAACGATTGAAAAATTTATGCTTGATGAATTCGAATCTAAAAAAGCACATAAAAATAACCAGATTTTACTTCCAACCGGAAATTATTATAAAAAAGAACCTCAAGGGGTATACCCTATTTTAATGGAAGAATTGTTCTTCAAAAGAATAGCTATTAAAGAGCAAATCAAAGAAAAAGAAAGAGAATTAAAAAAATTATTACAATGAAAAATTTTTCTGCAGAAAATAAAGCAATGATTCTTGATTTTCTTGAAAAATCTGAAATAGGATCTATAGGAGATAAAGATGATTTTTCTCTTTATACTTGGATGGAATGGTATATTTCAGAAGAAAATTTAGATTCGAATCAAAAGAAGGTATTAGAAGAATTTATTGAATGGATATATTCTCAAAAAAGAATAAAGATAGAGGATCTCATAAGTAAATATTTTGATTTTAATTAAAAAGGAGAAATAATGTCAGAAATAGCGAAACGTAAAGATATGAAATTACCGATTCATACTTTCTCTTCTCGGACATTCGAATTACTTGATATGTTAGAAGATGAAAGTTTGATTAATCGAGAAGATATTATACATAATCTTGCAATTTTTCCTAGATGGAACGGTGCATCAATATATCCATATACTATTGGCCAACATACTTTAGTAGCTCTTGAGATTCTCCAAAATTATTATGGATTTCTTAAACCAAAAAAGAATAAAAAAAGAATTTTTCTTAATACTAATTCTGAATCAGAATTTAATCAGCTAAAATTAATGGCTCTTCATGATGCATCAGAAGCTTATATTGGAGATATTATTTCTCCTTTAAAAGAATTTTTGTATATTAAAATTCCAAAAAACGGAAAGATGGAGAAACTCGTAGAGAAAGGAAAGAAAAATTTAATTTCAATGGAAGAATTTGAGCTTAGTATTTCTAGAGCTATATATAATCGGTTTCATGTGATTTGTTATGATCCAAAGAAAACTAAATATGGAGAATTATTTGGAGATTCTCTTAGAATCCTTGATGTTGCTATGGCTTTTTATGAGGCAAAATATATATTTAATCCTCCACTTGATACTACTAAATGGAATTGTAGAGAACTTGAGAAAGTTCAAGACCTTAATGATCATATAGAACAAAATAAAGATTATTATTTTAGAGAAATGCATAGAAACGAAGTAAAAGAAAGATTAATAAAAGAATTCGATAAACTTCAAATAATATGAAAACACAATACGGAGATATTTTTTCTATTAGAACAGAAAATGATTTTTTAGTAGTTCCTACAAACGTTGGATGGAAAAGAAATAATCACAATGTTATGGGTGCAGGTATTGCTAGAAGAGCATCTATCATATATCCGGATTTACCGTTAAGTTATGGATGGCATTGTAAAAAGTATGGAAATAAAATATTTGTAAGTAAAAGAAATCATATTATTTGTCTTCCTTCTAAGCCTTTATTATATCCAAGAAAACCGCATTTAAGTTGGACAGGGAATTCGAATAAATCTACAATTTCTAATTCTTACAGACAATTAAAATATTTTGCTAAAAATTATCCGGAAGAAAAGATTTATACCCCTTTATTTGGTACGGGAAATGGAAATATTCCTTTTAATATTGGAATGAAATTAATTAATTCAGCGAATTTACCCGATAATATAATTTTAATATTACCTCACGAATCCGCAGAGAAATGATAAAATAGAATTAATTTATATTAACAAATAAGAATTGAATTATTATATCATAATAATACGAAATAGAAGATGGAAAAAATACATTATAAAAACTTTGATAGACTAGAAAAAGAATATGTACAAAAAGGATTAATTCGCAAAAGTTATCATCCAATTTTTGATTTTGCAATTTATAATTATGGAATTAAAGTTCAATTTGAAGCTTTATGGGATGAAATAACTTTAGAAGTTCGGGGATTAATCCTAGATTCTAAAGGAAACATTATTGCTAGACCTTTTGATAAATTCTTTAATTATGAAGAACTAGTTTCTGGAGATGAAAATAAAAGACTTAAAATTAGGATTCCAAATGAAAGGGTAAAAAGGATCACAGAAAAAATAGACGGATCTCTTGGAATTCTTTATAAAGGATTAGACGGGAAACATTATATTGCAACTAGAGGATCATTTAATTCTGATCAAGCAATTAAAGCAAATGAAATTTTAAATAAGAAATATAATAATGAAGATTTTATGGATGGGTATACATATTTATTTGAAATTATTTATCCAGAAAATCGAATTATTATTAATTATGGAGAAACAGAAGATCTTATTCTTTTGGCTGTTCGAAATAATAAAACAGGAGAATATTTAGACTTATATGAAAATTTTGATTCATCTAATTTTAATTTAGTTGTTTCAATTGAAACAACAGATTATTGTAATCTCACAAAAGAAAATAAGATTAATAATGAAGGTTATGTAATTGAATTCGAATCAGGATTTCGAATGAAAATGAAATTTGAAGAATATGTTAGATTACATAAATTTGTATCCGGATTTTCTAATATTAGTATTTGGGAAGTTTTGGCTTCTGGAGGAAATATATATGATCTTATTGAAAATATTCCGGACGAATTATATAATTGGATAAATAAACAAATCAAACATTTTAAATTCGAATTTGACAAATTATGTAATTTCTATTTTGAAGTTTTTAAAAATACTAAAGAAAAAATAACAAATTTATATGGAAAAGAATTAAATACTATTTTTTCCGATAAAGATATAAGAAAAATCTATGCAGATTTCTTTATTCGATCAGTAAAAAATCCTAATATTCTTTTTATGATGCTTGATAAAAAAGATTGGAAAAAAGCTATTTGGAAACAACTTAAACCTCAAGATAAAGAAATTTTTAGAAAGGAATTTATTAAATGAGTAAAGAATTAACAATTATTGAAGAAGAAAAATCTGTTGAAGAACCATGGAAAATGACAAGAGAAGATGCATATTGGAAAGAAATTGATTTAAGGCAAGATCGCAGTTTAACAATCGGTGCAGCGGAGGTAAAGTTGCGAAGTGCTATCGGTCGGAAAAGAATTTTTGCATATAGCTCCGAGGTACAACTTGCATCTAATAGGAATAAAATTATTAAATTTGAAGGTAGATATGTATTTAAAGATAAACTTACCCCCGAAATAAGAGAAGCAATGGAAAATCTTAAAAAAGTTAGAAAAGAAGCAGATGAGAAATACATAAGAGAAGCTACCCCTCTTAATGCTCATTATGAAACAGTTAAAAAAGCTGTATACGAAGGTAAGCCCGTTCCGCGAAAGGTACTTGAAGAATATAAGGATGAAAAGTGGGCGGATGAAGCTCTTGCTAAATTGTTAAAAGTTGAGAAAAAAACTTCTGAACTTGGTAAGGAATAAATAGACTGAAGACTTTTAATAAAATAAAACTTATAAAAAATAAACGGAGGATTTAATTGGACATATCTCAAGAAATCTTATCGGATATTATTGTTTATATGAAATACGCTCGTTACAATGATAAAAAACAAAGAAGAGAAACCTGGGAAGAAGTAGTAAGACGTAATAAAAGAATGCATCAAAAAAAATTTCCTGAATTAAAAGAAGAAATTGAAGAAATTTATAAATTAGTCTTAGATAAAAAAGTTTTGCCTTCAATGCGTTCAATGCAATTTGCTGGGAAATCAATTGAGATTTCTCCAAATAGAATTTATAATTGTGCTTATTTACCAATTGATAGTATTGATGCTTTTCATGAAATTATGTTTTTGCTCCTTGGAGGTACAGGAATTGGAATTTCTGTTCAAAAACATCACGTAGAAAAACTCCCGAATATTATTAGACCTTATACTAAAAGAACTAAACGATTTCTTATCGGAGATTCTATAGAAGGATGGGCAGAATCTATTAGAGTATTAATTAAATCTTATTTTCATGGCGGATCTACAATTAGATTTGATTTTTCTGATATTCGTCCTAAAGGAGCAAGATTAATTACCTCGGGGGGAAAAGCTCCCGGGCCTCAACCTCTTAAAGAATGTCTTTTGAAAATTAGAGGATTATTAGATGAAAAAGAAAACGGGGATAAATTACAGCCAATAGAAGTTCATGATATAATATGCTATATTGCTGATACAGTACTTGCAGGTGGAATTAGACGAGCAGCTTTAATTTCTCTTTTCTCTGCTAAAGATATGGATATGATGAATGCCAAAACAGAAGAATGGTTTACTCATTATCCTCATAGAGGCAGAGCTAATAATTCTGTTGTTTTAGTTCGTCATAAGATCAAGAAAGAATATTTTGATGAAATATTTGAAAGAATGAAATTATCTCGATCCGGAGAGCCTGGAATATTTTTTACAAATGATCAAGATATTGGGACCAATCCGTGTTTAACTGGGGATATGTTAATATCTACTGAAAGTGGAAATATTTCTATAAAGGAATTAGTTGAATCAGAATTTGATTTACCTAAAGTTTATACTTATAATGAAGCTTCAAAACAAGTTGAATTGAAAAAGATTAAAGATAAACTCCTTACAAAGAAAAATGCTAATATTATTAAACTTGAATTAGAAGATGGAAGTGAAATTAAATTAACCCCAGATCATAAAGTATATACAGAAAACCGTGGATGGATTGAAGCTGCTCAATTAACAAATAAAGACATTCTTTTTCAAATCGATTAAAATTAAAAACCCCTATATTATAAATATATAAAAAAGACATAGGGGTTTTTATGAAAACTTTAATTCAAAAATTTTATTTAGATTTTTCGAAAGGAAATATATTTGAAATACCAGAAGAATTAAATATTGAATTTCAAATATATCTTTTAAAAGAAATAGATAAACATGGAAAATCAGCATATAGTTATTCTAAAAGAATATTTCTTAGAAATAAATATATTAAAGAAAATTATTCTGAATTTTTAATATTAAAAAAAGAATTAGAAGATCTTTATAATAGTGGATATGGATTTAAAAGAATCGCAAAACTAATAGATCTTTCTTATACAAAAACCAGATTTTTATTTTCTCTTTGTGAAATAAAAACAAGAAAAGGTCAATCGATTGTAACAGATGAACTCAGGAAATTAAGATCTGAAAATAGTAAAAAACATTATAAAAATAGAACTGGATATTTTAAAACATTTGAAAGACGAACAAATAAATCAATAAGAGGTGTTCAAGGATATTATTATAATAAATGGTTTAATAAATATGTTTGGTTGAGAAGTACTTATGAATATATCTTTGCTAAATGGTTAGATTTTCAAAATATTAAATGGGATATTGAAGTTGAAATGTTTAAACTTAAAGATTCATGGTATAGACCAGATTTTTTTATATATAAAAATAATAAAGTTGTAAAAATTGTAGAAATTAAAGGATATAAATATAGAGAAAATGAAAAATCTAATGAATTAAATAAACAATTAAATATTGATGTTATTCAAATTGAAAATATTAATCCTTATATAATAAATTCAAGTTATGGGAAGGAATTAAAACTTTGGAAAAAAGTACGTTTAAACGAATTAGAATTAAAAGAATTACAATAGAAAAAAATGAAGATGTATATGATTTAAAGATAAAAGATAACCATAATTTTTTCGCTAATGGATTATTAGTACATAATTGCGGGGAAATTTCTCTTCGTCCCTTTCAATTCTGTAATGTAGTTGAAATAAATGCTTCTGATATTGAAACACAAGAAGAATTAGAAAATAGAATAAAAGCAGCAGCTTTTATTGGAACTCTTCAAGCAACATATACGGATTTTCATTATCTTCGAGATATTTGGCAAACAACAACAGAAAAAGATGCATTGCTTGGAATAGGAATGACTGGAATAGCTTCTGGAAGAGTTCAAAAGCTCGATATTGAATCTGCTGTACGAAAAGCATTGTATCAAAATACTAGACTAGCAAATAAAATTGGAATTAATAAAGCTGCAAGACTTACAACTATAAAACCAGCTGGTTCTTCTTCTATAGTTCTTGGTACTTCTTCTGGCATCCATCCATGGCATTCTCAATATTATATTAGAAGAATCAGAGTTGGAAAAAACGAAGCAATTTATAAATATCTTTCTAAAAATCATCCAGAATTATTAGAAGATGATAAATTTCGTTCTCATGATCGATCAATAATTTCTATTCCTCAAAAAGCTCCAGAAGGAGCAATAACAAGAGAAGAAACTGCAATCGAATTATTGGAAAGAGCTAAAGATATTCATCTAAGATGGATTCGTCCTGGACATAGATCTGGATCTAATTATAATAATGTATCTATTACTGTTTCCGTTAAAGATGATGAATGGGAAGATATAAAGAAATGGATGTGGAAAAATAGAGAATATTATAATGGAATAACAGTTCTTCCCTATGATGGAGGAACATATATTCAAGCTCCGTTTGAAGAATGTTCGAAAGAATATTATGAAGAATATTATAATAAATTAAAAAAAATTAATACAAAAGAAATTATTGAATTTCAAGATAGTACAAATTTATCAGGGGAAGTGGCTTGTGGGGGAGGAATGAGTTGTGAAATAATTTAGGTTTAATTAAAAAATGATAAATAAAATAATTTGTGGAGATTCTTTGAAAGTTCTTACGGGTTCAGAACATGTAGATTTGATAATTTCAGATCCTCCGTATCCAGATTTTTATACATCTGAATTCAATTACAAAGACGAATTAATAGAAATATTCAATAGATATAATTGCCGGCAGTTTATTTTTTGGAGTGCTAAAGTTTCTTTTCCTTTATCTTATACTGCTCGACATGTATGGGATAAAATTACTGGAGCAGCTTGTCAATATGATTTCATTTATGAAAGAAATGGATATAAAAAACAGAAAGTATTTAGAGGACATAGAATTAATTCAACAGTGTCTGCACAATTTGCAAAAGAAAAATTCTATGGTCAAAAAGCTCAAAAGCCATTAAGTGTATTAATAAAATTAATAGAATATGCCTCGTCTAAAGAAGATTTAATACTCGATCCTTTTATGGGAACAGGTACTACTTGTATTGCATCAAAAATATTAGGACGAAAATATATCGGTATCGATATTAATCCAAAATGCTATAAAATAGTTCAAGAGCGTCTAACAAAGGTTCAACCAAAAGGAGATTGGAAAAGATTATTAGATTAAGATTTTTTATTTAAAATTCTTTCTTCCTAGAAATTTGCTACCTGATAGCAAATTTTTTTGTTTTAATAAAACTTCTTAATATTATAAATAATAATAAAAGGAGAAAGGTAATGTTAATGCTATATATTCATTCGTTTGTGAAATCGTTGCTGCCATATATAGCATTACTGCATCGTAAAAACTGGTTGTTTGACAGAAGAGAGTATCCGCAATTATGGCACACATGGAGTTGGATTGCACCCCGCGGAACAAGAAGAAGGGAATTGCTTTATAGAATTTGCGGAATTTTGACCGGGCACGAAATTAGTAAAACGGAATGGGGATATGGAGGGGGAAATTTTGTTGATCGACATTGTCGATGGTGTGATAAATTGATGCGAGTTCATAAACTTGAAGACAAACCACCCGATTCCTTACAGGACTTGGTTGGACCATTGGGATTTTATGATAAATAATATGAGGATAAAAGGTATATTGATGCATAAATATCTGATTATAATATTAATATTACTGCTGCCGTGCGGTGTTATCGGGCAGACGGCGGTGCATGATACGAGCACCGCATTCGATGCTGGATACATATACAGTAGGGATTCGCTTTACAGTGTAGCGCGAGGATCGACGACCGGTAATAGTTCTGGCACCACCCTTCTCTGGTTCGGGCAGAACGACAATCTCGGCGGAGATAATTTTATTTCGCGTGCATTTTTCACTTTTGTTTTTAGTGACATTCCGGGAAGCGCAATCATTGATTCCGCAAAAATTGTATTAGATGGCAATAACGCTAATTATGGTACTCATTTTTGGTATAATATTTATGTAGCGACATATTCCTCAATTGCTACGTCGGAGTTTGATGCGTTCATTGGCTGGCAAAGCGGAGTGCAAACATATACTGGAGACTCGCTGGCATTTTCACTTTATACGGGGGATTATTCAGATGGCGACAATGTGATGTATATGAGGCAATCAGGATTAGATAGCATTACGGCTCACATCGGAGACAGCCTAAAATTAGTGATACTGAGCCGCGAAGATGTGGTGGCATCGGAGCCGACCAATAACGAGCATGTCCGATTTGAGATTAACCCAGAAATAATTGTTTCATATCATACGGCAGCTGGTGATTCGCCTCGCACTCTTACAAACTTTGATGTTTATGATGCCGGGCAGGATACAGCACTTTATACAGTTCATCCCGATACCGGCGATTTTTCCATGTGGGATAGCATTGTTGTGTACGATGCGACAGATACGGCTACAGTTTACGGCGCATTCACAAGCGGCTCTCTGGCGGACACGGCGGGCACATTAAGCAATCTGACAATCGGCGTCCTCGATACCCTGATTGCGGTGATGTACGCCCCGGTCGATACAATAGCTTATTCGCTGATTGATACCGTTACTACACTTTCAATATCTTCACCAACTGCTCATTATGTTTTTGCGGGAGCTACTGGTAACAATGATGGCTCTGACTGGACAAACGCGTGGACTGAATTGCCTGCGACTTTAATACGAGGAGACATATATTATGTTGGCGCCGGCACGTATAGTTCATATACTTTTGACGATGCTGTTTCCGGGACAGACAGTATTAAGATTTTATTTGCCGATTCTGCGAGTACTCCAGCTATTGCGTCAATAAATGGCTGGACTACGGCGATTGATGATAGCAATGCGGTATGGACTGCACCAACAACTTTTACGTCTAATTATTGGGTTATGGACGGGCAGGTTGGCGGCGGCCCTGGTAATTGGACGTCGGGACACGGTTTTAGAACTAAGGGTACGAGTGGGGGACAAAGATTGATATTTTTCGACAACGGTGCAAGTAATATTACAATAAGTCATTTTAATTTAGAGCATCGTGGATTAGATACTGAAACTGGCGATGATGGCATTTATCAAGCAGATAGTACTGTACAAAATATTACTATTGACCATTGTTATTTACATGATTTCGGGAGAGTGCCTTTATTAACGAGATTCACGGATAATTGGTTGTTTGAATATAATTATGTTGCAAGAAATTCATCATCTCCGGCACAACACGCTGAAGCGTGGTCTGACCAGGGTAGCGATGATATGATTGTGAGATATAACATGTGGGCTGATATAGAGGGAACTGCCTTTTTAGCATTTCTTGGACAAGATGTCACCGCAGAGAGATGGGAGATTTATGGAAATGTATTTTTCTATACAACTGATAATTCTACTAATCGTGAAGGAATAGCATCAGGAACAATTATCACACGAGAATCTTGTTTTTCCAATAATATAAAAGTGTATAACAATACATTTATCAATATACCCGCACAAAGCGCTGGTATTTATTTATTCGGAACTGGAAATGAAATATATAATAATATTTGGTATAACTCTAATATGATTTTAACACTTCAAGGACAAGGAACATTTGATTATAATTGGTATTATGGAAATACAGATTATAGAGATAGTAGTAATACAGATGCTTCTTTGGCTGGAGACGAAACTAATGGCGTTGTCGGAACTGGCGATCCATTTGTAGACTGGCAGAATGGGAACTTCAGACTTAAAAAGGCGCCGATGGTTTTTGGGACAGGGGAGCTTATGAATATACCGCCGGAGGTTTTAATGTGTACAATGTTGCTGTAAGTGACACAACGTACCGGTCGGCAATTATTTCTTTCGATACGGCAGCAACGACGGGGCTGGATTCGTTTGTTGTGATTTCGGCGTCGGACAGCAGCGAGCTTGAGAATTTCTGGCATTCGACCAGCGGGATGCTGGACTCGGCAAAAACGCTGACGAAAGATTCTCTTTACAACTATCGGATTGTGGCGTACTATGACGGCGTTGACACTTTTTATACTGGTCCGCTCAGCTTTACAACACTGGACGACCGGTACATTAATAATCTAAGATTGACAAATATCACAGATACTACGGTGACGGCTGAATGGGACACGTCTTACGGCGCGGTTAAATCAGCGTTTGACAGTATGAGAGCAATCAACGATGCGGATTCAACTTTGCTTGCATCTTTTGGCACCGATACGACCGGCGTTATAGATAATCTTACTGCAGGTACGACATATTATATCAGAATCGTGGGATATGCCAGTGATACCTTATATTATACTGAAAAGAGTACCTTTAAAACTAAATCATCAATTATTACTAAATGGGGATTTAATGCTGCTCCATGGAAAAAAGTCAAACAACTTATAATTTCATGGGGTAAATCGATATGGAGAAAATATTAAAAAAAGGAATAAAAAATGAAAATTTTATTAACTATAATAACAGCATTACTTTTTGCCGTTAATTCTTTTGGACAAACTATTCCCGTCGAGGGAAAGATTAACAATAATATATTAGAATTAAACCGACCGCTCGTTGCTAGATCAAGTACTATTGTTGCTAATTGGGGAAATAGTATTCTTGTTGATACGTTAAGATTATCTACATCTAGTTCTGTTGATTCATCTATAGCATACGTCTCTTTTGAACAATCGGGGGCTATTTTTCATGCAACTCAAGCTAACGATTCAACAGATTTTATGATATATCTATATGCAGGGGTATGCGAAGATGCTTCAAATAGAACAGTAATTTTAATAGATTCACTCGATACTTCTGGAGATATTGATGAAGATGACGGATTTTGGAAAAATAATTCAGGAGATTATGTTTGGCATCATAATGTTCCTTTAAGTTCTCACTTTTTTTATGAAATTAAAGCTACAGTAAAAACAGGAACAGATACAAAAATATTTAATTCATACGTACTTAGATATAGGAGTAGATAATGAACTGGAAAGAATTAGGTGAAGGTATTTCCAAAAAAGTTCCCTTGATTGGAAATATTTTAAAAAATGCAACCTTCGAAGTAGGAGAATCGATTGGAAATATTATTTCTTCTGCTTTAGGTATTGAAAACGATGTAAATTTAATTTATAAATATTTGCAAGATAATCCAAATGCTATATTAAAATTACAAGAATTAGAAATGAAGCATAGGGAAAAAATTTACGACCTTGCTTTTGTTTCAGAAGAATTACGATTAAGAGATGTACAAAATGCTCGAAAAAGAGAACTCGGAATGGCAAAACTTACGGGTTCTAAAGATGTTCATTTATATATCTTTAGTTATATCGTTTCTATTGGATTTTTTGGTATTATGGTATATCTAATGACTAAACCCCTTCCAGAAGGAAGTAGTGAAGCTGTTCTTATGTTATTTGGTGGATTAATTGGAGCGTTTACTTCTATTATATCTTATTTCTTTGGTTCAAGTAAATCAAGTGCGGAAAAAACAAATTTACTTGCTAAAAAATAATTTAAAAAAAGATTGACAAAGCATTTTTAAATTTAGTAAATTGTTACATATTTAATTTTCTTCTCCTCAAGAGGCTAACTTTCGGGTTAGCCTCATTTTTTGTTTTTTAATATTATAAATTATACATAAAGAAAAATTAACGAGGAAGAGGGGGTAAATTAAATAAAACTTTATACAAAAGAAATTCAAGAATATGATTATGAAAATAAAGATTCGAATTTAGATCTTTTAAAAATAATCGTTCGAAAATATGTTGATTATCAATCTGAATATTTTATACAATTTTTTAGTGATTTTTATATTTATGGAATTGATAAAGCAATAATATATCTCAAAAAATATAATGAAGAACCTCTTCTTCCAGATCAAAGACCTTTCCGAGATGATATTTTTCCTGAATTAGAAAAAACAGTTAATGAAATAAAAAATAAAGTAATTAAATGGCTAGAAAAGAAATAATTCTCTTTTTTATTGACAATCTCTTTTTTTATTTAGTATATTATAAAGATTAATAGAATAAGGATTATAATAATGAAACTTTATACAAAAGAAGTTCAAGAATATGATCATAAAACAGGAAATTCAAATTTTCGTTTAATTGAGACGATCGTTGAACGTGTAGTAGATTATCAATACGAATATTCTACACAATTTTTTCAAGATTTTGAAATTTATGGAATCGATGAAGCGATTATTTCTCTCAAATATTATGATAAAAATCCAGTGATGTTGAATCATCGCCCGTTCAATCAAGAAGAAATTAAAAAACTTAAAGAGATAATAGAAAGAATAAGGAAAGAAATAAATGAATGGAAAGAAAAGACAACAAAAATTTAAAAAAGGTGTTGACAAGCTCCGTTTTATTTAGTATATTATATGGATTTTAATCTTTAGATAAAGGAGAAGAAAATGAAAAATTTCAAAGATTCCGGCCAAGGGATTACTAAAGAATCCTTCGATCTTGTAAATGAAAAAATAAACGAGATAGGTAATCTTATAACAATTCGAATATTATGGGACGGAAAAGGGGAGTGTGACACCATTTTTTTTGGTACTGAGGGAAGAATAAAATGTACTGGATTCGCAGTTGGATATCTAGGACAAGGTCCGAAAGTATTAGTAGATATTTTACAAAAAGTTACTAATATACCCTTCGTAAATCTTTCTATGACCGTATATTATTCCAATTGGAATAAATCGGGCGAGATAGAAATACAAGTCGAAAACGGTTATGTTATTATAAAATAAATAGAACGTTCAAAATTAAAAGGGGAAGAAAATGAAAAGAGTAAAAATGAATATAGACAAAGATGATGTAATTATTAAAGATCCCCCTGTTGAGAACGAACCCGATCATGTCTTATTGTTAACCGATGGAATTAATACAGAAACTTATGAATATGCGCTTTTGAAATTAATGAAGGCTTATAATAACTGGCGAGTTCGAACCAGCCGGTACTGCCAGCTTCTTCCTACTTCTCCAGAAAATTTAGATAAACTAAGAACAGTTGTTGTTGTATTAAATTCTCCAGGAGGATTTCTTAATACTGGATTTGCGATTTATGATTTACTTATGAGTCTCAAAGAAAAAGGAATGAAAATTATTACCTGTGGGATTGGAACTGTTGGAAGTGCTGCTACGGTAATTTATATGGCTGGAGAGAAAAGATATATATCTGAATCTTGTGTTTTTAATATCCATGAACCTACTAGTTCTACAGGATCAGAAAAATATTCTGAATCAAAACGATCTCTTGAATTACTTCAAAAAGATTGGAATAAAGTACAAAATATTTATATTAAAGGAACAGGAACAAAAAATTGGATAGGATTTTTAAAAAATTATGATATAGATAAGGATGAAATTTATCTTAGATCCAAAGATTGTATAACTTATAGATTTTCGACTAACATAGGAATTCCGTTTGAAATATTTTAAATATGCCAAAGTTTTGGAATAATCAAAAATATCACGAATGTCAACTAATATCTATTTGGAATGCTGGTATTTATTATAATCAAACTGTTCCTTTAAGATACGGAAAAGAATATATAGAAGATTGTGAAAGGGGCTGTACTATACACGGAAGTTGTATTAATTCTAATCATGTAATTCATAAAATGCATTTAAAGCCGATTAAAGGGATATTAAGTTGGAATTGGATTAAAAGAAATAGAAAATATCCAGTTGAATATTCTTTATTTTGTCATCGAGGATATCATTCGGTTTTAGCTATAAAAGTTGATATTAAAAAGAAAAAAGTATTACTTGCTAATTATGCTAAAGATCGACTATACTGGTTATCTGTAGATAGATTAATCAAATTACATAATAAACATGTAGTTCCTATCAAGTGGGTATTACAGAAAGAACGTACTAAAATCATCGATTATTGGCATATTTTTAAATGTGAAATTAAAGAACTAAAGTTAAGTCGCTTCTTCCCAGGAAAAATGATTAAAGAAGTTGTAAAATAATCAAAAAAAGTTGTTGACAACCTCCATTTTATTTAGTATATTATATAGACAATAAAATTGGAGAAGAAAATGAAAATCCACGAAGGTATTAAACATGAAGATAAGATTAAGATTAAATTAACTGGTTCAGACTTACCTGATCGATTTGGTTGTTGGTCTAATCAAAGATTAATCGGTCTTCATGAAGATATATATGAATCAACGACTCGTGGAAAACATGGAAAAACCCCTCTTGAAGTTGCTATCCAATGTGAAAATAATTATAATAAAGCGAAAGAATTACATGGTACAGAAGATTATTGGCTTTCTCCAGTAGCTGCAATTTTAACAGCAGAAGCTCGCGAACCCGAAAAATATATAGAAGTTCAAATCGGGGATATTCTAGAAATAAATGGTCAGCTCTGGGAAGTTGGAGATCGGAAGAAGAATAAGTCTTTATGGTTTAACCTTACAAAATGGAAATATGTAAAATAGGGGAAGAAAATGGCACGAAAAAATTTTACAAAAAAGACAGTTAAAGAACTCGTAACTGATCGTATTATCGAACAACTTGATAAACAAGAAATTCCTTGGAGAAGAACTTGGGTATCAGAAGTTCCCACCTCTCTTAGTTCTGGTAAACCTTATAGGGGATTGAATTATTTCATTCTTTCCTCTTTTGATTTCAAATCAAAATTCTGGGGGACCTTTAATCAGATTCAAGCTCTCGGTGGACGAGTTAAAAAAGGTGAAAAAGCAGCTATAGTTCAATTCTGGAAATTCGGTAGCTATCTAGAAAAAGATGAAGACGGAAATCCAATTATAACTGAATCAGGGGAATTAAAAGAGGGGAAAAGGGTTTTATTACGATATTACAGAGTTTTTAATCTTGATCAAACTACAGGAGTTGATCTTAAAGGTAAGAAATATCAAGAACTTGTTAAATTAGCTGAAAAAAATAAAATTAATGTTGATTCAGAAAAAATATTAGAGAATTATTATAATCCTCCTTCTTATACTGAATCAATCACTGAAAATCCTAGGTATTCCCTCTCTCGAGACACTGTATTTATGCCTCCTATTGAAAATTTCGAGTCCTCCGATGAATATTATGCAACCCAGTTTCATGAATTAGTTCATTCTACAGGCCATGAATCTAGAAATAATCGATCTATTATGAATGGTAAGAATTCAGATCCTTATGCAGTAGAAGAATTAATAGCTGAAATCGGTGCTGCTTTACTCTGTGGATATACTGGAATCGAAAATAAAAAAGTTTTTGAAAATAATGTCGCTTATATTCAAGAATGGAACAAGCGATTTAAAAACGACCGGAACGTTCTTTTGAAAGCTATTCAAGGTGCAAATAAAGGTGTTGATTTTATCCTTAATGAAAAAAAGAAACGAGATACTATAGATAATTAAAGGATATGCTACTGTTAATGTTTTGATGCAGAAACTCGTCATACTATACTTACTATTTATTTGTATAATATTTTGGAAAATCAACGATGAAACAAATAGAGATTGAAAATTTAGACACGGAGCAATTAAGGGTGCTCCGTAAAATTATTAATCTAAAGGGATATAATGATGTATTTAAGATCATTTTATATCTCGATGATAGAATACCCTTTAATGAAATAAAGATATATCGTATGTCAAGTGATCCTTATAGCCCTACATTAACAGTATTCATTAAATCCATGAGGTCTCTCAACAATTCTCTTTTCAAAAAATGGAAAAAAAGACGGTCCCATGAAAAGTAATACGAGAGCTCACTTGAAGATATTTAAATCAGATATTTATACCTATTCTCAACGGAGATTTAACCAAAATCGGGAGTATATAAAATGAAAAGAGATATAATATTACTCAGAAAATCTCAGGGTCTTGATCCAATAACAGGCCGAAAAATTAATCATTCTGAATCAACTACAGTTGAAGATTATAACGGTCAAAACGTAAAGGTACCCACTAAATGGATAAAAAATCCAAAAAAGTAGAATACGATCGGGAAAAACTAGATTTAATAAGAATAGATCTTCTTCGAGTTCTTCATAGAGAATTTCCAAATCTTCAAACTAGAGTAAATGTACTTAAAACTTTCGAAGATCGTATAATATTTGATATAAGAGCTTATCTTTACGGCCAACAAAAAGTTATAAAGTTTCCTGTAAACTGGTGGCAATGTTTTAAAGAAGAAATGATGCCAAAATGGTTTAATAGGATTTTTCCGATAAAATACTATCATTATAATTTTGTTGCAGTTTTTCCTAATTTAGCTGTTAAATTAGATGAACCCGTATCATTTATCTATTTTAGAAATGATAAATAATAAAAAGGGAAAAATAATAAACAGTTAAAGGAAGGTTGTGGATGAAACGGTTTAAACAAATCTTTACTCGATGTGAAGAAATTATATTAGAGGAAAAATTATCCGGGGTTAGTAAAGATCAATTTGCTCTTCGAAAACATCTTAATGATAGAATTAAGAATGATTTGAAAATTAAGATCTTTAAGAGTTCACGTAAGAAGATTCCTCATATAAGAGCCCCTCTTGGAAAAACAGATGCAGAAGTAAGAGATAAAATCAATAAACTTGGAAGATATTTAATACAACCTGCTGAAATTCAAATATCTGCTAAGTTTCCTACATTTGTAATTACTACCCTCGATGATATTAGATTTGGAAAAAAAGGTCTTATTCATAAAGGAACAGAAGTTTATTTTGTTAACAATCAAGAAACTTCTGGATTAATCAAAAAGAAAGAAACTTCTCCCGCTGGATTAGGATTAGGAGGAATGGAAATCACTGTTAGTAATTATATTAATATTATAATGCAAAGAGTAAATCATGTACTTTCTGATCGTAAACAAATCATTCCCTTCTTCGAAGAATTACTTAGAAAATCTGCAACTGGTCAAGCTGTAACAAAATTCGATAAATCCTATGAAGATATTTCATCTTCTGATATTGCAAACCTTGCTAATGATTTTGGTGAAATCACTGGAGCTATATGGTATGCAAAAGTAAAAAAAGGTACTAAAATATTTTTTCCTTCTGCTTCAAATGAACCTTTAATTGATTATAAGGTGTTTATTCCTGTTGGTAAAGGGAAATCAAAACGATTAATTTGGCAGGATATTAGTGCAAAAGCTGGGGCTGGAGCAAGCCCGAGTATTTCAGGTATAATTAGTTCATTGAATAATAATCCAAAGCTCTTTCTTAAAGATGGTAAATCTGTTAATGAGAAATATGTCAAAGTAAAAGATTTTATTAATGCTATAAACAATGAAGGAGTAGTAGAAGGTATTCTTTCTGCAAATAGAATTATGGATTCGAAAGGATATAAAGTGGTTCAGAAAATAATAGGAACTACTTTAATTACAGAATCTGTAATTATTGATTATATGAGTAAATTCACCGATTGGGATACAAATCTAGATCCGAAAAAGAATGCTAAATTTCATTTACTCAAATTATATGATGTAATAGGAAGGAAAATTAAAGCCGAAGAAGCACGTAAATTATTTGCTATTACACGAGGTCTAGATCCGAAAACTCGTGGATCAAGATTAATGGGATATATTTCTGCCCCTCTTGGATATCATATTGTTGATATAGTAAATCAACTTCCAGAATTTAATAATTTTCTTAATGATGCTCTTCGAAGTATTCAAATAATTCAAATTTATATAAATATAACAAAACGACAGATTTCTTATAAAATTAAAGACTTTAAAGAATCAAATTTTAAATGGAAATATTCTGGTAGTGCACCAAATCCAAAAGTGAAAAAAATTGGTTTTGAATTAAAGAAAAAATAATGAATAGATTTAAGGAAATATATTTTTCTGAACCTTTATTAGAAGGAATTTATGATCCATCTATATTTAAAGGAATATTTATAGCTGGAGGCTCTGGTAGTGGAAAGAGTTTTATTACCGGGAAAGTAGTTCCCGGGCACGGATTTAAAATAATCAATTCAGATATTTTATTTGAAAGAATGATGAAGAAAGCTAATTTAGATCTTGATTTAGAAAAATTAAATACTAAACAACTTATCAAAAAGGATGAAATAAGAGCAAGAGCAAAAGAATTAACATTAAAAACAAAAAATAGATTTATTAAAAATCACTTAGGATTAGTGATAGATGGTACAGGTCGAGATACGACTGTTATTGAACTACAAAAAAGAAGATTAGAATCTAACGGATATGATACTTTTATGATCTTTGTTAATACTTCTTTAGAGGTTGCTTTAGAAAGAAACGCTAATAGATTAAGAAAATTACCGGAAGATATGATAAAGAAATTTTGGAAAGATACTCAGAAAAATATTGGCAGATATCAAAATATGTTTGGACCCTCGAATTTTTTAATTATAGATAATAATCATGTAGATGAAAAAATTTTAAATAAAGTTTGGAAATTAATTAGTAAATTTGAAAAGAAACCAATTCAAAACCCAATTGCTAAAAATTTTATTGAAGCAGATAAAATAACGAGAGGAATAAAACAATGAAATATAAAGAAATTTTAAATGAAAAAATGAATCAAGAACATCATTATTTTGATGAACGATCGAAGAAATATATTCTTGCTGTTGGACCAAATCTTTATGAAGCTCGTAAAATCGTAACTGGAAAGATAGGAGAAGAGCCAAAAAACGAAGTTATATTTGTAAAAATGGATTCTTCAGATGAAAAGAAAGCATTTCGACAGTTAGGGAAAGATCTTCAACTTATAAAAAGAAAAGATTTTTTAAAGAAAATTTCTAAAAATTGGGGTATAAAAATTAACAATATTCATACAAGTACAAGATTATCAAAATTAGATCTAAGAGAACTTTAAATATGAAATATAAAGAAATTCTTGAAAAGCAATGGCTTAAAGATGTTAAACCAAAATATCATCCTCCTGAAGGAACTTTTACAAAAAAAGCTGCTGCAATTGCGGCTCAATTATTAAAAGATTCTTCTTCTCCAGCTCAAGCAATGCAAAGATTAAATTTTTACATTAATCGTGCAGGAAAAGATTTAACAAATAAAGCTGAATTAGAAAAAGCCAAAGACATTATTTCGAAAAAAATAGAATCATAATAAAATGGTCAAATTTAAAGAAATATATTTAGATCCAAGGAGTATTCCAGAACCAACGGAGAAACAGATTAAATCTGGAAAATATCCAAAAAGATTAATTAAATGGCACGGATTAAAAATTCGAATTGAAAACGAAGAGGGAACAATCAGAAGAGGAATTGGACCCGATGGGATTCCTTGGGAAACAGAATTCAAGTATCCATACGGATATATCGAAGGATTCAAAGGATTAGATAAAGATGAATTAGATGTATTTGTTGGTCCTTTAATTAACTTTCCTCCAGCAAATAAAGTATATATTGTTAATCAGGTTAAAGATGACGGATCACCAGACGAAGAAAAAATTATTATAGGAGTCGATAGTAAAGATTCTGCTAAAAAAGTATATCTTTCAAATTATGAAATAGGATGGAAAAATTATAGAAAAATAGAAGAAATGAGTATTAGAGAATTTTTATTATGGATACATAATAAAAACAATAGATCTTAATAGGAAATAAAAAATATGAACTGCCGAGATTCAAAGAAACTAAAGAAAGAACGAGAAAATCTTGGATAAAAAAAAGCAAAAAATAATGATTAAGGAGGAGTGGTCAAGTCCGTATAATCCATTTAATACATTTAAAGCTTTAATTTGGAGAGAATGGTTTGAAGGGATTGTAAACGGAGAATTTTTACCCCCTGTTACATTAGATACAGATCCTTCTAATATTTGTAATTTTAAATGTATATGGTGTAACTCCTATCAAATTCATTGTAAAGATCAGATGTTACCCGAAGAACATCTTATTGCTCTTGCAAAATTTTATGGTGAATGGGGAATTAAATCTACATGCGTTGCTGGGGGAGGTGAGCCTCTAACAAATCCAGGATTCAATAATTTTATAATACATTTATCTAAGAACAAAGTACAGTCAGGAGTAGTAACTAATGGTTCACTTATGACTGACGATCATATAAATACTATAGTCCGCAACTCTCGTTTTTGTGGATTTTCAATGGATGCTGGTAAACCAGAAACGTATGCTAAAGTGAAAGGTCTAAGGAAAAAACAAGGGGAACAAATCTTTATAAAGGTAGTTGATAATATTGCAAAGATGGCCAAAGAAGCATCGAAATTTAAATCTGAATTTAGAATAGGATATAAATATCTTATTCACCCAGATAATGCTCTTGAAATATACGATGCTGCTGTTCTGGCTAAAAATCTTGGAATTGATGATTTTCACCTAAGACCCGTTGGCTGGGATAATATTAACATTACTAGAAAAAAGGATCCAATTTCTTTTAAAGGATTATTAGATGAAATAAATGACCAGATCCAACGCGCGCTGGAGTTAGAAGACAACAAATTCAAATTCTTTGGAGTGAGACATAAGTTTAGTCCAGATATGAAAAAGAAAGTTAACTTCTCTAAATGTCGAGCATTACCATTACATCTAACTTTTGGAGCTGATGGAAACGTACATTTATGCTTTGACAGAAGGGGGGATAAAGATTTAATACTATGTAAACATTTCCCAGAAGTTAAAGAAGTACTTACTGTTTGGGGTTCAGATTATCACAAGGAAATGATGGATAAAATAAATCCGGAAAAAGACTGTCCAAGGTGTACTCTCGGTCCCCATCAGGAAATAATAGAAAAAGTATTCATGAAAGATGATATGTGCAGAATGTTTCCATAATGATGGATTTTATAAATAATATTATAAAAAGATAAATTATAATGAAATATTCGGAAGTATTAGTTTTAATTGAAGCTAGATCTGGATCTCAAGATACCTTCAAAGTTATGAAAAATTTTATATTCACAAATAGTATAAGTGGTACAAGAAAAAAATTAAAATCTTGGGAAATAGATCCAAAATATTCAAACAAATTAACAATTATAGCGTTTGAAAAAGGAACAGGAAATCTAGTAGTCGCAGAAGAAGGAGACGAAAACACAGAAGATTTTGTTTTAGTAGAAAAAGACCAATGGGAAAAAGCTCTTAAAGAAAAAGCCATAAAGCAGATTGGAAATAATTATAATGAATTTTTAAATTGGCTTAAAGAAGGAGGGATTAATCCAAAAGGTTATTTATTAGATTTAAAAGATGCTTTCGGGAAAACTTTTAAATATTAAAAATTATGAGAAAACCTTTTAAAACAAAATAAGGTAAATTATAATGAAATATTCTGAAATATTAGCAGAAGCAAATAAAAAACCTAAAGTTCCATCTAGAGTACCAAAAACCCTCAAAGAAGTTTATAAGGCTTGGGGATCTATTCCAAAAACGCATGAAGAAGCCGTTGAGATGATGCATTGGTTTGGTAAAACATTTTCTAAAAAATTAAATAAAGAAGTTTTTGAAGTAACCAAAAAATGTATTGTTGAATCTTATGCTTGGGGCCCCTTTGAATGTGATGAAGGAGGTATTACTGATGCTTGGTGGAAAAAAGCATTCTTAGATTCAGCGTATGATGAAGAATATATAGAAGAAACAAAATTATATGCTAAAGCTAATAAAATGTCAGTTGATAAAATTCGAAAAATCTGGAGTAAAGTTAAAGAGAATGTAGATGCTAATAATTTTATTCGGATGATGGATTGGATAACAGACGAATATGATGAACCGGCTATTTATTATTTATACGTTAAAATGCCTACTTCTACCAATATGGATATTGGATATTAATGCGAAATAGATTCAAACAAATCCTAAACGAATTAGTACATTTAGAGTACGAATATCGCGATCAGGGTAAAGAATTTATTAATAAATTATTTAATAAATTTGTTACTGTTACTGTGAAAGTTGATTTTGCTGCTCTTGCTGTAGAGAATACGGGTAGAAAAATCACGTATTGGGGAAGAGAAGGAAAGAAAGAAATAACTCCGGTCATTCGTAAGTCTTTTGATTATTATGAAGATGCTATTGCTTATTTAGAAACTAAAAACCTCACTAAGATCATTCCACCTGGTTGGAAAATATATTTCGAAATGGCTAATAATTACAACTTCGGCGCCATGGGAAATATGGTTATAGCTTATCCAAAACGTCCAAAAAATAATTTAGTCCTTAACTATGCTACAGATGGTTCAGGGAAACGTATTGTTCCTTCTGATCCAAAAGTACTTAAAATAGCAAAAGATCTTGACGTGCATCCTCCAGTGGTATTGTTTGCTGGAAAATTAAACGGAGCACAGAAAAAGAAGATTCTCGACTTTTTCAATATGAACGAAGACGAAAGAAGAGATAAACTGGGGCATGAGAATTTTACTAACTATTTCGTCTCTCTCTTTAATTCTAAATTCTCTGGAATGATGGGAACTAGAATTATGGAAGGGCTAGTATTCTATTTCAATAATGATGAAAACGATGTTTATATGGCTAAGGTTATCGATCCAATGTTTAAAATCGAACACACCCTCTCCGGAGATGATCCACGTACAGTAAAACTTAGAGAACTTGAAAATCGCAAACGGGGATGGTTCAAACAAATGGTGGGATGGATAAATAAAAATAGGGGTAAAATTAAAGTTCTTATAAGAAAAGTACAAATTCCTGATAATATTGTTGACTATGATGATAAATTTTTGTATATTATGGATGAAACAGCTTACCAATTATGGCTAAGAAATCTCAAACAAAAAATGGAGAAGGAATTTGAAGGTTACGTTGACGAAGAAAAGAACTTCAGAAATTTCAACTGGAAAGAATTTACAAACCCGCAACTCATATCTGAACTTAAAAAGAACGATGTTCTTAAATTATTTTACCGTGTATTTTCTGTTGTTTATTACCAAGAGCATAAAAGAGGATCCGGGAAAATCGGAGACAAGGAAAGTGTTGCAAAAATCAATGACCTAGCAAAATTCATCAAACAACATATTGAAAAGAGATTAAAATGAAATATAAAGAAATATTAACAAAAGTTAAATCTAGAACTTCCTCTGGATCTGAAAAGGAAACATCACCACCTAAAGTTAAAATAAGATCTCAAGATACTTTCAAAGTTATGAAAAAATTTACATTTACAGATGTTACAATTGGAAGGCACCTTCCTCATGGCGGTGATAGGGGTAAGGCGGCGAAATTTTGGAAAATAAGCCCTAATCATCCAAGTAAATTAATGGTTTTAGCGTTTGATATCAAATCTGGAGACTGTGTAGTAATAGATTATAATATAGTAAAATCAAAAGTAAAAAAAGCAGCTTTATATAAATATTTTTTAGTAAAAAAAGAAGAACTAGAAAGAGCTTTAGAAGAAGAAGCTCTAGAGTTTCTTGGTAATTTTAAAGGAGATTTTTTAAAGTGGATAGAAAAAGATAGAATTTTAAATTATTATCCTGATCAAGAATTATTTTATAGATCTCCCAAAATTTATAAATCTATGTTAGATAGAGCTATAGAAGGATTAGATGCAGTAGGTTTTTTATATTATTTAAAATCAGAAATTTTTTTCTTTAGTAATCGATCCCTTAATTTCAAATATTAAAAACAAGAGATTAAAATGAGATATAAAGAAATATTAGAAAAATCCAAAAACTTATCAATGCTAGATAAGCGCCAAATATCTATAGCAAAAAAAACTTTAAGTATGCCTGATGCAATGGGAGGAGTTATGGGAGGACCTAGTAAAAGAGAAGCTCGAGAAATTTTAATAAAATTTGGATATTCTGATAAAGAAATTAAAAAATTGGAAAAAGGGAAATGAAAATGAAATATAAAGAATTAAATCAATCTTTAAATGAAGGGGTCAAAATAAAAGAAGAATGGATGTCTGAATATGGAGTTGGATATATTGAAATTGATGGAGCTGAATCTCAACATGGAACTCTTAAAGGAAGAATTGATAGTGGATATACTACCGATGGAAAAGCAAGTATAGAAATTTCTACATCTGCTCAAAATTTCAAAATAAACTTTAAGCCCCCTAAATTTACAAATAAAGAATCTCGCAGCGAAGCAAATGCATGGGTTGCTGAAAGACTTGATAATATGAAAAAAGATCTTCTTAAATTAAAGGGAGATTTTGATAAAAAAGCTATAACTATAGCAAAAAAATATTCAAAATAAGAAAGAATTTCATAAGAAGATTTAGAATAAGTTATTTAAGAAATAATGAAACGCTTTTTTTCTGAAATATTTAACGAAGCTCTCGATAAGAAAGAATTAGTACAAGCTTCTAAACCTGCAGTATTAATACAAGGTAGATTTCAACCTCTTACTTTAGGTCATACTACAGCAGCAAAAAATTTAATGAAAAAACATCCAGGAGGAAAACTAATCTTTGGAGTAGTCAGAGGCTTAGGAAGCTCAGAAAACAAAGAATTAAATCCTTTTTCTTTTAAAGAACAATCAAAATTTATTAAAAAAGTATTTCCTCAAGCGGTAATTATGGAATTCAAAAATGGATTTACCCCTGATAATATTCTCGAAGCTAGAAAAAAAGGATTTGAAATTATAGCTTTTATTGCTGGGGAAGATAGAATAAAAAGTTATAAAGAACAATTGAAATATTTTGATAAAATAAAAAGAGAAAATCCAGATTTCGAAAAGCCTCAAGCAGTTCCAATCGGTATAAAAAGAGTTGGGGATATTTCAGCTACTAAAGTAAGAGAAGCTATAAGAAACAATGAAGAGAAAATCTTCCGAGCTAATATGCCTAAAGCTCTTTATGATGAATTCGAATTTATGAAAAAAATAATCAAATGAAAAAATCAGAAAAACCAAAAAAGAAAAAATCTTCTAGATCTGGATATCGATTTAAAGATTTATTAAAAGAACAAGATATTTTACTTATACATAAAATTCAAAATTCTCTTAGAGAAAACGAAAAAGAAAACCAAAAATAAAAAAAGAAAAAAGATGACAATTTTCAGAGAAGCTTTAAACGAAAATAAAAATCGAATTACTAAAGCTATGCCAAGATCTTTGAAAAATAAGATAATGAACGAAATTTACAAAAAAGTTCTCACAAATAAAACTTTTAAAGAAATTCCAATTAGTAAAATTTCAGAGATTTTCGAAAAACATGGCGCCGTTTTACTTCAAGAGGATTATACTCCTTGGGCAGGCTTTTTACTTGGTTCAGAAGGAAGCGCTTCTATTATGATAGGAGACAAAAATCTCGGGCATCCCTTATCAGAAGAGAAATTTAATTCTTCGGGAGAATTCTGGTTTCCTCAATTCAAAAACGCTTGGTTTCAAATTCAATGGTATAAGTTACCGTCCGGGAATTATGAAATAACTGCATATATTAGTTGACAAACTAATCTTAGATTTAGTATATTATAAAAAAAGGAGAATAATGGCTAAAGAATGTTTTTTTAGTATTCAGACTTCTATGTCTGGTACTAATTGGGAACAATTTGCAAAAATACTTGGTTTATTTTATATTGATCCTTCTAATATTTCCGAAAACGTTTATAAATTTCGAGATGATATATCTCAAAAAGAAATAGACGAATTTATAAAGAAGATATTTTTAAAGCATAAAGAATCTGAAGAATCTTTAATCGGATTTAATTCTGTAAATTATATTTTAAAATTCTTGTTCCAAAACACAACAAATCCAATAACAAAAAACATGTGTATTAAAATTGCTCGGGCAAAATGGCATTATGATGTTGCATATTCTCTTTATAAAAGTCTAGGATTTTTTATTGGAATAGTTCCAATATGTAAAGCTCATGATTTTAATTCTGACGGATACATGAATTTTACTGGGAATCCTATTGATCTTTATGCTGGAGCTGAATATCCAAATCTTAGAAAAAAAGTTATTAGACATTCTATTCGCGGATTAAGAATGATAAAAAATATATATGATTATGCGAACAGATTCGGATATTTGAGTTGGATAACTTCTAAGGGGAAAGTCATGACGGCTCAATTACAAGACGGAATTCTACCTGTTAATGTACTTATAAATATTCCAGCCAAAGATAATTCTTGGATGGATAATCCAATTACAGAAGAAAGCATTTGGAAATGGACACAAGGTAACTAAATATAATATATGAATGCAAAAGTAATATTCAGAACTATAAGATGGAAAAATTTCTTATCTTATGGAAATACATGGACGGAAATACCATTAGATTCTGGTAATATTACTGTTATAACCGGAAAGAACGGAAGTGGGAAATCCTCCTTTTTAGACGCTCTTTATTTTGTTCTTATAGGTGCTCCTCTTCGCGAAGATATGAATAAAGATGGATTAGTTAATAATATAAACAAAAAAAGATGTATTGTAGAAATAGAATTTGATACAAAAGGAAAACATTATTTAGTTAGACGGGGGATTAATCCAGCTATATTTGAAATAATAGAAGAAGGAGAACCTCTTAGAGAAGATGGAAAAAGAATAACTTTTTTTCAAGAAAAATTAGAAGCTATAACAGGATTAAATAAAAATCTTATTCGAAGTAATATCCTTATAAATTCATCTCTTAAATCCTTTTTCAAATTATATAAACACGAAAAAAGAGCAGTTCTCGACGATATTTTTAATTTAGAAAATTTTAATAAAATGTTCGAGAAAGAAAAAGCTACTAGAGAAAAAATATTACTTGATATTAAAGATAAAGAGCATAAACTCGAAATTCTTAAAGAATCTTATAAATATCAAAAAGAACAACTTAAACAATATGAACAAATTATTGAAACTATAAAACGTCGATCTAGATCTGATAAAGAAATTATTGAGAACAAAATAAAGAAATTAGAAAAAGAAGTAGAAGAGATTCTTAATAATATTCATCTTATTTCAGAAGAACTTGCAATCATAGAAGAAAAAAATTATAAAAGCCAAGAAGATTTAAATCAAATCGAAAAAATCAAATCTGAAATTCAAAAAGAACTAGATCTGATTTCAAAAGAAAAACCAATTAAAAAAACTTGCAATGAATGTGAACAAATTCTTCCGAAGAATATAATAGAAAAATTAATTAACAAAAGAGAAAAAAAAATTAAAGCCAGAGAAAAAAAAGTTAAAGACCTAAAAGAAGAGTTAAAGAATTATATTCCAAAACCAAAAATTTTACCTGTAGTTCGTTTAAAAAGAAGATTAGAAAAATTTAAAAGAGAAAAACACGTAAATCGAGAATTAGTTAAAAAATATCAAGAAGAATTAGATTCTTTCTCTTTCAAAATTCCTAAAAAACCAGAAATTGATCTTGAAAAAACAAAAAAGAAAGCTAGAACTATTCAACAAAATATTAAAAAACAAAAAAAACAATTTTCTTATCTTAAAGTAATGGATAAAATACTTAAAGATGGTGATTTGAAAACATATATTATAATGAAATATATTCCTTTTATAAATGAACAGTTTAATTATTATGTAGAAGTTTTTAATTTAGATTGTAAATTTAAATTCGATAATATGCTTAATCTTATTCCAATTTCTAGAAAATACCAAGGATACAAATATGGAAGTTTCAGTTCTGGTCAACAGATGAGATTAAATTTAGCTTTACTTTATACTTTTATTCAATTAGCTAAAATTATTAATTTCGGAACACTTAATCTTATGTATAATATTTTAGTTCTTGACGAATATATTGACCATGGATTAGATAATATAGGAATTGATGATTTTTTAGTAACTATCATCGAAAAAAACAAAAAGGAAAGAATTTCAATTTTTATAATTTCCCATAAATTTGAATCTGGAAATACTGATTTTAAATCCCTTAAGGTTTATTTAGATAAAGGATTTTCGAAAATAAAAGAGGAATAAATTGAAAAATCTTACTCAACAAGAAATTAATGGTATATTAAGAGAAATTGATATAAGAAGTACTACAGAAGAAGAGAAAATATTTTTTAGTAATTCAAAGGATGATCCGAATTCGCCTCAAAATTTTCGTTACCGATATGAATATAGATCTCCAATAATTAAACAAAGCGCTCTAATAATATTGAAATATCCATATTTACCTTCGAAAATTTATCATAAAAAACAAAAAAGTTGTTGACAACCTCCATTTTATTTAGTATATTATATAGACAATAAAATTGGAGAAGAAAATGAAATATAAGATTACTGAAATTTTAAAACAAGCTCGAGAAGATTCTCGTCAAGTTAAAAATATGGCTTATCGCTCTTTATCAGACAAACAGAAAATAGTTCGCGGACGGGGGCGTAAGATAGAAATTTTTAGTTATTCTGGATCTCTATTATGTGAAGTGCTTTGGACAGCTAATTTCTATAATACAAAAAAGGAAATCGATTTTGCTATTAAAAAAATAGAAAATCGTTGTCTTGAAGAAAGAGAATCAATTACCGTTTCTTTAATTCATGAATTTGATTTATGCGAATCTCTTAATGATTATGAATGGTGTATTCCATTTGATGAGTTTGCAGAAACAATCGTTTTTAAAATGATCAGAGAACAAGGATCAGATCATATTACTAAATTATATTTTCCTAATACTGACCCTCGAATAGAAAAACATAATTCACAATGTGAATGTAATTATTGTATAAAGAATTAAGAGATGAAAACGAAATTAAAAGATATTACTGAAATTTCGAAACAGACTAGAGAATATTCTAACCAAATTGAAAATATGACTTCTCTATCTGATCAACAGAAAATGATAATTGATATTGGATCAAAATCTTCTTGGCCAGCTAATCTTCTATCGAATTTTGCTAAATCTCCGTTTACTATTCATGGGATAAAATGTAATTCGATGGAAGGATTTATTCAGGCTTTGAAATTTAAAAATCCTGAAGTTCAAATTAAAGTTTGTCAGCTTGTAGGATTAGAAGCTAAAAAAAGAGGATATAATATAAAATGGTGGGAAAGACCAGAAAGAGAACAATTGTTCTGGAAGGGTATCGGATTTAAAGCTCACGGTTCAGTTCACATGAAATTAATAGGGCACGCTTTATATTGTAAATTTGGAGCTAAAAATAATAGCAATTTCCAAGCGGCTTTATTAGCTACTGGTGAAGCTAAATTAGTTCATTCTATCGGGAAAGAAGAACGAACTTCACTTAGAGCTAGTGATTTCTGTAGATTATTAACTCAAATAAGAAATGGAATTAGAGGAAGATATGTTCCGAATTTTAAATAATTAAGAAAAAGAATTAATTATACTAAATATCAAATGTTAAACTATTAAAGGAGAAGAAAATGAAGGCATCTTATGAATTAACAATTAAAAAAAACAAAAATATAGTAAATGACCAAATTCTTGAAAGTACTTTTTTATCCTCTTGTGATCATAAATTCGATTCAGAATTTTGTACTGAATGTGGACAAAGAAAAAGAACTGTTACTCTAAAAACTGAAGTATGTTTCGAAATCGGTCTTGTATTGGGAAATTCTATAGAATCAATTCAAGAAAGATTTAGTTGTGATGGAGAATTTGATCCCTTAAGTGAGAAAATAAAATGGAATTCTCCTTTAAAAGATATGTGTACAATATCTAAAAAATTCCCTAATCTCTTTTTTATTCTTAAAAAGTCGGGAGATAATCCAGAAGATTCTTGGAAAGCGTATTTTAAAAATGGAATTCGATTTCAAATTCTCACGTAGAAGTTAAATATGAAAAATTTGACGAAAACAAATTAAAATATTTATGAGGTCATGAATTTAATTCAAATTTTTGTACTGAATGTAAACAAATAACAAAAAGGAAGATATGATATCAATAGTACTAGCACTGGCAGCTTGCTTGTTTCTCGTTATCTTTTACTTAGTAAGTAAAGAAGAAAACGCGGGTTATCTAGTAGATAGACTAGGTACGAGCCTCGGAATATTAATTATGATTGCATTTCTAGGATTAATGACTTTTGCAGCTATCTTAACTCTTATAGCATGGTCCGGTATATTCTACTACTACATAATCATGCCTCTAATAAATCTGTTTTAAAAGGAAAATAAGATGAGTAAAATCGAGTGGGTACAAAACCCAGATGGCACACGGGGCGAGACTTGGAACTTGTGGCATGGATGTACAAAAATCAGTCCGGGTTGTAAACACTGTTATGCGGAACGGTTCGCTAAGCGGCTTGGGTCGTGCAAAAAATATGATGGCACGATTAAATACTTTCCTGAACGCAATAACCAACCGCTGCACTGGAAAAAGCCGAGAATGATATTCGTTAACAGTATGAGCGATTTGTTCCATGAGAGCTTATCTTTTGAAACAATATTCACAATTTCAGCTATAATATCTATAATGAGCGCAACTCCTCGACATGTTTATCAGATTTTAACAAAGAGACCAGAACAGGCATTGTTTTATAATTTTCCATCAAACGTCTGGCTCGGCGTATCGGTGGAATCCCTTGAATATCTACCTCGGATTGAGACCCTTTTAAAAATTCCGACGACAGTGCGGTTTGTGAGTTTTGAACCTCTATTGTCTGATGTTGGAGATATATCAGAATATTTACCTCATGAAATAAGGTTGGCGTTCCCGGATTATGAACGTTCAAGATTAGATGGAATTGACTGGGTAATTGTTGGCTGCGAATCGGGTCCAAATCGACGCCCCTGTAAGCTAGAATGGGTGCGGAATATCGTTGCCCAGTGTAAAAACGCACATGTACCCGTGTTCGTCAAGCAGCTTAGCCTTAACGGTAAAGTCGAACACAACGTCGAGAGGTTCCCGGCGGATTTGCAAATTCGGGAATTTCCGAAACAGGGGTAAAATGTTATAAAGAAGTAAAAAGTGGAATACAACGAAGAGGATAAGCTAAATGAACAAAAACAATCAACCTAAAAAGAGCGTAAGGCTAGAATGCTCCTGTATCGACTGGAGGGAGAATCATCCGATATTCGTTAATATGTTTATGTACATGATGGTTCACGGACAGGGCGGATACAATGGAAAACTTTATACTTATTGCCCCTGGTGCGGCAAAAAACTGGAGAAAGTGGGAGAGTATAATTATGTCCAAAAACTCCTTCGTGATAGTCGAAGTGAATAATACTTTCAAGGCTCGACGTGGATGGACAAAAAGAATATCAGATATAATTAATCTTGAGGAACATGAATGTTATCCCGGTGAATTATGGGAGTGTGAAATTGTTTCAAGAGAAGATAACAAGGTTAAACTTTTAGATAAAGTTGTGAGATATTATGAAAGAAGAGATAAATTTAAAAAGCTGTATATGAAAAAAAAGGAAAAACAACAACTATAAGAAAAATACTTAATTGGAGTTGTTACATAATATAATTTGCCAGATTTTACAACTAATAATGAAGAAATATGTAGTTTCAATATCCAATTTAATTTGAACGAGAGGTTCTCGAAATGAAAAAACAGACAAAACTTAATTATGTAAAATTTGAAATGAAATGCCCCGAATGTAACGTCTTGTTAAAAGATTTTCTAACAGACAATGCTTCAGGGGTTTTACAATGTAATTCGATTGACCTATGGAAGGTATTCAATTTTTATACTCTTTGTCCTAATTGCGACACGTGGATCGAGTTTAATAGAAAGCCTCAAAATATAACCATTGAGGATTTCGAAATGACACAAATGAAACGAACCTGGGATCTCTTTAAATAATTAATCTTCTAAACATTTATATAAAGCAAAAGCATCAATCATATCATTAATTGGGTTCTCATAGATTTTCTGCTCGAGCTCATTTTTTTGTATCCATTTTAAAAGTACATTGTTCGGATAATCTTTCCTAAATTGTTCTACCATAAGAACTTTAGAAGCTGCTCCGTTTCCTGTAAAATTCTTTTTTACTGTTCCAGGTTGAAAAACATTAATATAAATTCCTCTTTGCAAAAGTTGAGATTTTACAAATCCAGTAAATTCTCCAATATCAAAAACATATCCTGGATCAGTTTTACCAAATCCATAAGCATATCCTTCTATTGCTACTTCAATAACATTATGGATCATCATAATCTCCATAATCATTTCTGCATTTTTTTGGTATCTCTGCAGATTTCTAGTTAATTTACTTTCTTTTAGATTATATCCTGCACTTTGATTTCCATGAATCCATTTTTCTCCTTTTGTCATCTTCGGCCATTTTTGTGTTTTATGAAAGAAATAAAAATGGTTATTAGAAATATAAATTCCTGTTCCATCTATCGAAATATCTAATCCAGCTTTTGTATACATAATTTCTTTTCCTTTATAAAATATAAAAAAATTAAAGACCGTTTGTCAATAAGTATTTATCTTTTATTCTTCAATAATATAAATAACTAAAAAACAGTGGATAAATTATGTACAAAGATTTTAAGATTAAATCAGAAGGAAAGATAGATTCGCCGTTTGAATTTGGTACTAATATTGATATAAACACTAATCTATTTTTTGTAGAATTAGGAGGAAATAACGAAAATATAATCGCTTCAAATAAAAGTCAAGCAGACTTAGCTAAAATGATGATTAAAAGTATTAATATGCCTGATATCACATTTGAAGATTTAAATATATTCAAGGGAGGATACGAAAAAACTTTTGCTGGCAGTAGAACGATTGGAGATTTTGAAATTACTTCTTATAATGATATAAATTCTGAAACTTTAAACTTTTGGAATAATTGGATCAATTATATATTTGTTGGAAAGAAAGGTCTTTTTGACTATAGATCGTTTCCCGATGAATATAAATTAAATATTTCTATTGAAAAACTTGGACGAACTAATTATAAAACAATTTCTAAATATAATCTTATTGGAGTTTATCCGAAAAATTTATCTGGTTTAAATCTCGATAAGTCTGGAGAATCTGCCCCCTTGGATTTTGTGATCGGCCTTTCTGTAGATCAAATTAAATTTGAAATTACAGAAAAAAAAGAAACAGAAGGAGAAGTAGAATTATTAAAACTAAGATCCGATCTTAAAAATCTCGACAAAGAAATGCAATGGCAAGTCACCAAAGGAAAATTAATAGATACTAATACTTTAAAAGATAAAATGAATCTTGCTGGTTTTGCTAGAGCTCGAGAGACAATTCAAGAAAAATTAAAAAGATCCGCGCAAGAAATACTAAAACAGGCAGCAAGAGAATTTGAAAAGAAAATTCGAGCTAGAATACCTCATCCTCTAGATGATATTTCTTTTCTCGATTGGCAGAAAAATATCCAAATATTATATGATGCTATAGAAGGATATACAAGAAATCAAATTCTTAAAGGAATAAATGAATTAACGAGTATAGGAGGAAGAAAATCTAATATTTCTATCTCTTGGGATGAACCAACTAATACTTCGGGAGAGATTCCAGAAATTTCGTGGGATAATCCAACTAATACTCCGGCGGAAATTCCAGATTTCAGTTATCTTTTAAATTTTCCGCCAACAACAAATAAAAGGCCTTAATTCGAATCAAAATGCAAAGCAGTTAAAAATTATACGTAGAATTAAATTCCTAAAATATATAAAGAAACAGGAGTAAGGAATGAAAAAGTTTTTTAAAAATTTAAATATCATACCTTATATTATTGACGGAAAAACTTATTTTATTCGTGATATTTTTGATATAGATAAAATCTATTCTATTGTAGATAAATATATAAAAAATATCAAATTCTATGAAGTTCATAAATTACAAGATGGAGACAAATGGGAAAGTTTAGCTTTAAAATACTATGGAAATCAAAAAATGTTCTGGATCCTGATATTAATAAACGAAATGGATGATCCTTATTATGATTTTGCTTTAACTCTTAGAGAAATTGCTAGAGCTACTTATTATAATAGTTTATCTGATCTAGCATTGCAAAATAGAATTGTAAATTATAATAGAGCATTAATAAATAATGATACAAAAAGAGAACTAAGAATATTAAAACCTGAATATATTTCAAAATTTGAATTTGAAATATTTAACGTATTAAAAAAATCTTAAGGGAGAAAAATATTATGTCTAAAGAATTTCAATTTACTTATAAAAGCATTATAACAGGAGAAGAAATTCCTTATAATGCGATGACTGTAAGAAATCAAAGACAATTAATAGAAATATTAGAAAATATTGATTCTGGAGTCGAAGAAGATATAAATTTTATTCAATTATTAAAGAGAATATGTGGAGAACTGATAGGAATTCCATATACTAATTTATTTTATAATGATTTCGAATATCTAGTGTTTCTTATAAGATATAGGACTTACGGAGAAACTATAAGGTATCATCTTACTGATGAATCTGGAGAATTTTTAAAGGGTCCTTCAGATAAAATTAGAGAATTCAAATTTAATATTCTTAAAGATATAAATGTTCCAAAGGTAAAAGATAAAAAAGCCAGAGCTGAAATAAAAATGGAGAACGGAGACATTGTTATTATTTCCCCTTTATATTGTGAAGAATATTTTAATTTGAATTTAGATGCAAGTGAAACAAAACTTGGTCTTGAATTAATTACTACTTCTCTAAGGAAATTTAAACGGGGAGATGATCAAATTAAAGAATTTTTTGATATTAATGAGAAAATAGAATATATAGATAAATTATCTCTTAAAGATCTAAAACGACTAACAAAAAATTTCGAAACGTTTCCTAGAATATCTCTAAATAAAAAAGAAAATGTAGATGGTATGGTCTACAGAGTTTCTTTTGGAGATATGCGTTCAAATTTTTTCGAACTATAATAACAAACGGGGTTAAATTACGAACCTTATATAATTTAATATATTTTTTGAAAAGAGAAATTGGATTAAGTATTCAGGAAATTGATAATCTACGACCTTTTGAAATTGATATTTTTGAAATGCTTTGGGTTATAGATGAAAAGAAAAAACAACAAGCTCGAAAACAAAGGGAAAGAACAAGATAAAAGATGGAAACAATAAAACTATGTACGGCTAAAGAAAGATGGACAGGATGTCGAATTAAAAAGAATCTTTGTTGTGTGTTTTGTGAATATTTAGACGAATGTTTGTATAAATTCGAACAAGATAAAAAAAATAAAATTAGACCTTGTGAACCAGGATTTGAAAAAAATTGTGAATTTTTATCAGAGGTTTAAATGCCAAATCCTCTTGAATTTATCAAAAAAAAGCTTAAGATTGGAGAATGGAAATTTCGAGGTTTTAAACCTGGATATATTTACAGTTATAAGTATGATCCTAAATATCGAGATACCCTTGCTTATTATGATGGGTTCCCGTTGATCATTTTCCTTAAATTTGTTAAAGGAGGATTCTACGGTTTGAATATTCATTTTACTCCAATGAAGATTCGAGAAAAGATGTTTAAACAATTTAAATATAAACAAGGAAAAAAAGAAGAAATAAGATCAGAATCCGTTTGGACAAGTTTAAATACTGTTAGAAGATATTTTCCAGTCATAATTCGTAGATATTTGACTGGGCATATAAGAGGAAGAATAATAGCTATTCCCCCAACAAAATATACTGTAGAAGAATTAAAAAACTTTCCAACAGAAAAATTTTTTAAACTTTCTTCAAATGAAATATTTAAAATTGCAATGCTACAAAGAAAGAGTAAAAAATAATGGCAAAAGAATTAATTGAACGACAACAAGAAAGAAATATACAATTAGCTCAGGATCGATCACTGAAAAATATTGTGATTCAGAATACAGAACTTTTAAAATTACGAAAAGAACAAAAAAATAGATCCGAAAAAGCAGATAAAGAATCAGCAAAGAAATTAAAAGATTTGTTTCAGAGAAAAGCAGAGGGAGAATCGGGGGTTTTAAAAAAGATGTTTGGGGAAGCTTTAGATAAAAATAGAAAATCTAGAGAAAAAAAAGACGTCGCAAGACAAAAACAATTAGTTAAAGAAATGTTAATTTCTAAAGGAGAAGATAGAAAATTAGCATTTAAACAATTACAAATTCTTCTTCAAAAACAAAAAAAAGAAAAAGATACTTTGAGGTCTTTTTTAGCTGGTAAATTAAAAGGAACAGAAGAAAGATCTGCATCACAACTAATATTTTCTAAATTTTCAAATCTTATAGGAAGACAACAAGGAGTATTAAAAAAGGAAGCAATTTCTATATTTAACGAACAAAAAGATATTGTCCAGGCAGGAATCGAAAAATCAGAAGAAAGAGAGAAATTTGCAGAGGAAAAAAAAGAAAGAAGAAATATAGAACTTGCGGCAGAAATTAATACAAGCACAATTAAAGATGATAAGATAAGAGAAGAATCTAATAAACATCTCGGCCTTCTTGTTAAAGAAAATGTTTCTATTAATCATTTTTTAAGTGAATCTCAAAAATATCAACTTAGAAATGAAAAAGAATCTGATAGAGAACATAAAGAAGAAATTGCTAAATTAGAAGGAATTCGTCATGATTTAGGAATCATATCTCAATTAAAGCAATCAAGAGAAACGGGATGGGCAGGTAGTATACAAAGAGGAGAAGGAGAGGGAAGAGGAGGAGGAAATTTATTTACTACGGGCGCAAGTCTCCTTTATATAGGAGGAAAATTAAAAAGAATCTGGAAATATTTATTTAAAGATAAAAGCCTTTTCGGAAAAATCGGAGAAAAAATCGGAGGGGGAAAAGAATTAATAGGAAAAGGATTCAAAGGGGCTAAAAGCCTTTTCGGAAAAATCGGAGAAAAAATCGGGATAAAAGAATTAGCAAAAGTAGGACCTAAAGGAACTAAAGGCCTTTTCGGAAAAATCGGAGAAAAGCTCGGAATAAAATTACTTCTTAAAGGCGGTACAAAATCAGCTCTTAAAAAAATTCCATTAATCGGATTAGCAGCAGGAATAGGATTTGGAATTGAGAGATTACTTTCTTCAAAGGATTCCCTCGGAGCGGCAGGAGAAGCTGTATCAGGACTTGCAAGTACTATACCCTTTGTAGGTACTGCAATAAGTTCTCTTCTCGATGCAGAACTAATATATAGAGATATACTCGAAGAACGTATAAAAAAATTCGAAAAAGGTGTTTCTTATAAGATTAACGAGTTAGGAGAATTAGAAGAAATTAAACCAAAAACTATTCCAACTAGAGAATCCGCGACTAAAAAAATGCAAAGAAAAAATAAAGAGGCTGAAGATATTGTCCTCAATGAAATAAGAAATATAACAAATAATAGAGAAGCTCTAATGACTCAACCTGTTTATGTAACGAATAATAATTCTATTCTTCAATCTGCTCCTCCTCCTCCAGTAACTCAACCGATAGTTTCTTCTAAGAATTTTACAGAAGAACATATAATTCTTAAATTAGTAGAAAGAGGGGTATTATAATATGCCTACTTACCGATATCCTTCAAAATCATCGATAACTACTAATTATCGAATGATTCTTTTTGAAGAAATATCTTTTAAAAATTCTCTAGAATTAGATGACGTTTCAGGAGCAAGAAGGATATCTAATGATCTTTTTATTAAAAATCACATATATTTAGAGATGCCTTCTTCTATAGATATTTCTGAATCTCATTCTTGGGAACAGCAAGATATATTAGCAGGATCTATGGGAAAAATAGCAGCTGAATCAGCAAGAGATTGGGCAGTAGGTCTTGCACAAGGTATTTCAAATCTAATGCCAGGAGATAATACTGGAACTAATATATTAAATAAAGCAACTGGATCAGCAGCTTTAAGTAGAGGGGTTAATTATTTAGCAAATCCTCATAAAGCAATAATTTATTCCGGAACAGCACAGAGAGATATATTATTTGAAATACCTTTTTATGCAGAAAATATATCAGAAGCAAAAGAAATAATTAAGATTATTAATATTTTTAAAGAAGGATCAAGAGGGAAAATGACAGAAAGTGTAGGCATTAAAAGTCCTGATGTTTGGCATATTAAAGTACCTATATTAGAAGAAAGAGGAAACGAAGTAATCCAAGAACTCGCAGATTTAGGAACTATTCCGTTCGCTTTAGTAAGTATAAATCTATCTATTAATTCTAAAATTTTGTATCATCAAAAATATCCTGTACATGTACAAGGAACTTTACGTTTCCAAGAAATTGCTCCTAGATATGCAGGGGTACAGGATTATAATTTATAAATAAATAAAAAAGGATAATAACTTGTGGATCTTTTTAATTGGTTAAAAAGAAACAAAGAAGACGATTTTAAATCAGATGCAGAAAGAGATATATCTAATGTTGGTGTTGATACTAAAGATATATCCTATGATTTAGCTGCATCTGCTAATGATTACATACCAAATATAGTTGGAACTCATTCTTCAGGAGTATTTACTGGAGCATTTGGAGGATTATATTTAAGTCAAACTAAAAATACTTTTCCTCTTTATGCTATGCATGCTCTTGTAAAATCATATCAATGGATGGCTCAAGATCCAGATATAAATTTTGCAATCGATGAAATTATTAATGAAATGACCGTAACAGATGATAAAGATGAAATATTAGATTTAAATCTAGATAAACTCGATTTTCAAGATAATATTAAAGAAAAAATGTTAGAAGAATTTAAAGTTATAATAAATCTTTTAGATTTTAATAATACAGCACATATTCAACTTCATAATTTTTTCGTAAACGGTAGGGTATTTTATAAAATAGATGTTAATAAAAAACGAATAGAAGAAGGTATTAAAGAAATAAAAAATATTTCCCCTTTTGATGTAGTTGCTTATTTTGACGGAGAAGGTGTAGCTAGTGTTACGGGTACAAAAAAACCAATTAATACTAAAGGAGAGCCAATTAGTTTTCAAGAAGGATATATAATTACAGAAAATGCTTTTAGAAGTATTTATAATCTAGGTCTTACTTCTACTGCATTTGTACATCAAAAGGAATCACAAAAATTTACTAAAGAATATTTTGCTATCCCTAAAGAGCTAATGATATATCAACATTCCGGTCTTATTGATTGGAGATACAACGTTCCAATTTCTCATTTACAACTTGTCTTAAAAACTTTAAATCAGCTTAGATTACTTCGAGATGCAATGATTATTTATCGCCTTACTCGAGCACCCGAACGCTTTTTATTCAACGTTGAAGTTGGAAAAATGCCACCTACTAAAGCTCAGGAATATGTCGAAAAAGTATCTCATGCCTTAAAACAAAATATTGTTTATGATCCAGAACTTGGAACTTTTAAAGACGAATCTGATAAATTATCAATTTATAAAGATTGGTTTTTCCCTCAACAAGATGGAAAAGGAACTTCTGTAGAAACTATTCAATCTAATAACATGACAGAACAGCTAGAAGAAGTTCAAGAATTACAGAGAACTTTATATCGTCAACTTAAGATTCCCTTTCAAAGATTTTTACAAGAAGATGGAGTAAGAATATTTTCTAACGAAGGAGAAATTGAATATTCAGAAATAAAATTTTACAAATACATAAAGAAACTTCAGATTCAATTCAACTTTGTAATCAAAGAGTTGTTCAAAAAACAATTAGTAATGAAAAAAATTATTGATGCTGATACTTTTGATAAAATAAAGAACGATATTAAAGTACTTTGGGGATCTGAAAATATATATCAAAAAACAAAAGAAATTGGAATTCTTCGTAGAAAAATTGCTCTTCTAAGTGAAATTCAGGAACATGTTGGAAGATATGGTATTAGCGAAGAATGGATAATAAAATATATTATGAGATTTAATGCAGAAGAAATTAAAGAAGCAGAAAAAATTATTATTGATGAACTTAAAAAAGAAAATTATAAACAACAAATTCGAGATGGAGATATAAAATTCAACGAAAACGGAGAAGAGATGGTCGAAGATGACGAGACAGGTGAAATGATAACCAAAAAGGAAAGAGAAAAACGGAATAAAGAAAAAGCAGCAGCAGAAGAAAAACCAGAAGAAGAGGAAGAACCGGAAGAAGAGGAAGAGGAAGAAGGGGAAGAGGAAGAAGAGGAGGAAGAACCAGAAGAAAAGAAAGAAGGTTAAATGAAAACAACACTTAAAATATTACTAATTATAGGATTTTTATTAACTTCGATTAATATTCATCCAGCAAATACCGGACCAGATCTAGATTCTCTAATCAGAAAATCTGAAGCTAAGACGAGATATATTTGTAATTTTGAAGGAGCAAAAGTATATATTGCTTATAAAGAAGTTTCACCTGATATTTTATTGAGAATAATTGCTAAAGAATATCCTTCAAAAAGCAAAGGACAATCTGAAATAGTTAAAATAGATACAATTAAATATGTAAAAGTAAAATGAAATTATTAGATAAATATTTAATAGCTGGATTAGTATTTTTTATGCTAACAACCTTTTATTTAATTTCTAAGCCAACTGAAATTGAACAGGTTCCCGGTGCTCCTATAGTTACGATAGAAGAAGATAATATTGATTATAGTTACTTAGTAAAAGAGAAAACAGATCCAATTTCTAAAAAAACCGGATTAGTATTTTATAGAAGAGAAAAATCAATATTAGAAAAAGAGGTTATAGGAAATATTACCACTAAAGATGGTGGATTAATCGGATTTATATTAACAACAATATTATTATTAGCAAAAGAAAAAATTGTAATTACATTAAAGAAATTATTTTCGGGAGATTAATGTGACTAAATATCATCAAGCGATAAATGAGAAAAGAGGATTAAAATTGATCGACAAGATATTTGCTGGATTAGAAACAATTCCAGAATTTAAAAATCTTTCTATGGATAAACAAGGAGAAATTTCTATTGCTGTAGAAAAAATGATAAAAGGTAAAATTTAAAAAAGGAAAATTGAAATGTCAAATAATAATTATGTTAAAAGAGTAGGGGAAAAGATAGCTGCTGCTCTCATTAATAATTATAAAAAAGAAGATTCTTCTACTTTATTAAATGAAAAATCATCTTCTAAGAAAAAATCAACAGTTGAAGAATTTAGAGAAGAAATTTCATCCGCAGAAAGTGAAATAACTTATATTAGAAAAGAATTGATTAAATTAGAAAAATTCTTGGGAAAGATTTCTAAAAATGCAACTTCAAACGATTTAAATGAAATCATTAAAACCTTTAAAGATATTAAACATAATGGAGAATTCCTCGTTGAAATTGGCAAAATTGGAATGTCTTTAGATGTAGAAACGAAATAAAAAAGGAAATTTTAATGATAAGGTTTAAAGAATTATTCAAGAAAAAAATGATAGAAGAAGGGGAGGAAAGCGTTTCTTCTTACAGCTCTTCTGGAGCAGAAAATACGGATATAGCGAGAGCTCCCGCGCGTATCGGTAAAAAGAAGAAAAAGATTTTAAAAAAAGAAATTCCGAGTGTATCTGAAAAACTATTCGATCAATCATTACTTCCAACTGGATATGTTTTTGTAGGAAAATCTGATAAAGAAGTTTCTGTCCGAACATTAAAATATCCCGGTTTGGATATTTTTATCCAATATGATAAAAATGATAATATTACTTTTTTTAGAGTATATGATTGGGAAAAAGAAGAAACAAACCTATTTTTATATAAAAACGGAAAAGTAAAGGAATCTAAAGGTAAAGGAAGATTGATTGCTAAAGATTTTGGATTAATTTAATATATGGGAAAACTTAAAGCTCCACGAAATAAAAGAAATAAAAGAATTAAACAAGGACAATATATTTGTAAAAATCCTCAAAAATACGCAGGAGATCCAACGACAATTAGATATATGTCAAGTTTGGAATTATCTTTTATGAAATATTTAGATAATTATCCAAATATTTTAAAATGGGGGTCAGAAACAATAATAATACCTTATTTTGATAAATCTAGCAATAAAAAAAGAAATTACTACGTTGATATTTATGTAGAATATTTAGGAACAGATAACGAAAAACATAAGGCTCTTATAGAAATAAAACCTTCGTCTCAATGTAAAAAGCCGAAGATAAAAACAAAAACTTATAACCAACGCATGAAACTTTGGATACAAAATCAATCTAAATGGCAAGCAGCAAAAAATTGGGCGGAAAATAGAGAGATGAGATTTTTTCTTTTAACAGAAAAGGATATTCGTTAGTTGGCATAAGTGGATTAAGGTTTTCTAAAGTTATTAAAAAAGATACTATAAACAAAGTAAATGAAAAGATTTAAACAAATATATTTAGATCCTATATTAGAACTAAGTGAAAAATCAACAGTCTATCATAGAAATACAGCCAATTTAAAAATTGGTTCAATAATGACTGCAGCTAAAGCTAAAAAAGGTGGAAAGCATTGGTTAGCTAGAAGAGAAGATGAACAATTAATAGAAGATATAAGAAGGAAATATTATAAAAATAAACCGTCTAGATTCGATTGTATATACTCATCTGTAATTCCAAAAGCTAGATTCATGTCAAAAGGAGCTTTATATGAATTGAAACCTCTTGGAAAAATGCACATGACTAATTCAAAAATAATCGATGATATGAGTACTCTTAAGGATCTTGATGATAAAATTGCTGCAGCTCACAAATATTGGAATCCTAGTAGCGATTTTTTAACAAAAAGAAATATAATTGATATTGAAGTGTTATCAGATAAAGCGTTAGTTTTAAGAAAAGTTGATGATGAATGGAATAATGGAGATAGAGTAAGATTAAAAACAGAGTGTACAGTTATTTGGTACGCGTACGGTCTCGATGATAATACAAAGTTATCTGATGAAGAAATAGAACAAATATTAAAACACAAGAGTATTAAATCCTATGAAGAAGAACAAGGTATATCCGCTAGATATAAAGTAACATTTAAAAAAGGCACTAAAGGAGAAATATCAAGAGTCAAATATACAGATAAAGAAAGAAGAAGTCCTGATTCTGGTCCTAGGAAGTATCTTGTAAGATTTGATCAATTAGATTTAAGAATAGATGGAATAAAAAATACTAATTTTAGTTTTCATCCTTTTTATGTTACAGCAAAAGGGCAAAAACCAGAACAATCTCAGAGAGTAGAGTATTTTCTTGAAAAGATTTAAAATCTAGATATAGAAAAGAAAAATTAAACTAGATTAAAGAGAAAATGAGTTTATCAACTACGAACCTGAAATATAAAAAAGGAAAAAATATGAAAAAAATATGGACAATCTTAATAATCGGTTTATGCTCTTCTTTTCTCTGTAGTTGTGCAAATGGAATATACACAAAAATATATCCAAGATCTTATGTTGTTCCAGTAAGAATCAAAGTTGGTCCTTCTTATCCTTATTATTATTCCTATTATCCTTATTGGAATTTAAATTATTGGCCACCTACAATTTATAGAAGAAGTTTTTATCCTTTGATATGGAATCCCGTTTATACAAGAGAGATTAGATCAATAGAAGAGAAGAAAAGAACTTTTTCTAGAAGTAAAAGTAATAGAAGTTCTATATTCAGATCAGAACCTTCAAAAAGTTCTAGTTTAAGAGGTATTTCAATTAAAAGAAGAATCATTAAACGAAAAAACAACAGTAAATCTAGGAGATTATCATCGCAATTATAAACAATAAAATTGATAATCCTTTTATCATTTCAAATATTTCAATTGAAGGATTAGATATAGAAGAAGATTTTATAGTATTTAGATTTGAAGAAAGTTTATTTAATCCTTTTATTGTAGGAACAATTGATTTAAATAGGAAAATGATAGATAATCTAGAATCGTGGAATAAAAAAGAACTCGGTTTTATTAATAGAATTTTATCATTTGAATGGGGAACAAATTTAGAAAATAAAGAAGAGTCAAAAAAAATAGATTTTTTAATTTATACTATAATCGAAAAGAATTCTAGATATATAAGTCTAGGATTAATTCAAAAAGATGCAATAGATTGTTTTACTAAAGAATTTTGTGACGGTTGGGAAAATAAATTAATAAGTCAAATAATTAATGATATTTTACAAAAACACGCGAACATTAAAGCTGATATAATTGAATCAAAAACAAAGCTTTCTTTTACTAACCCTCTAAACTGGACTCCTATAAGAGCACTTTTATATTTGATGCCGATGTTTACTTCTAAAAAAGGGGATAACTGTTGTTTCTTTTATTCAACTTCGAATAACGAATGGTTTATTAAATCATTAAATACCTTTTTGGAAAAAGAAAATCCTGATCCAGAAACATTTATTAAACAAGTACCCGATCAATCAAAAGAATCTAAAAGAAAAGGTGAAAGAGTTGCAACGATTTCAAATATAAAAGAATATTATTTTCCTGCAGAAAACAATAATCTATTAGTTCAATTACAAAATAATACTTTTGGTTTTTCATTAAATGAATATAATATTAAAACAAAAACTTTAAATTCAAATAATATAAATAATAATGTAGAAGATAGTATAAAGTTATTAGGAAGAAATAGTGCACTCGTAGAAAATTTTGATAGTTCTTATAAGAATTGTTTTTATATTTCTGGAATTAACGGAGAAGAAATTGAAAAAAATACAGCTATATTTGAATATGTAAAAAATAATAAGATTTTTATTATTGTTTGTGGATTTAATCAAAGAGAATTAGGAGATAAAGTAGTTTTGGATTTATCTTCTAGATTTGATTTATTAGATGATCCAATGCAAGAATATTCAGGAGAAGCTATAATAACAACTATTAAACATATTTTTACTAAAGATTCTTATATACAAAGAATTGAATTATTTAAATCTGGATTAGAAAATTTTGAAGAAAAAATAGCATTATAAAATAAAGGGATCCAAACATGAGTAAAGAATTAATACTAAAAATGATACGAGCAGCAAATTCTGAAGATTTTGTTGATTTTAAAGAAAACTTTGATGAAGTAATGATCGATAAAATG